AAAGAAAAACTCATGTCTTTTGGTCGTTCACTTGACAAAGGACTTGGTGTAGAAACAAAGGGTGTTAAAGAAGAACGAAGAAAAGAACTTGAAGAAGATCCGTATGCCAATGCAGTAGAAACTATCAAAGCACTTGATGAAGATATTTCTTTGCTCAAAGGTAGAATCGTTTCACTCAAAGAATATCTCGAAAAGAAAAAACAATACGAACAAGAAAAAGCAGAAGGTCGTGCAGTAAGAGAAGCACCCACTCCACCACCAGCAATAACACCAACAAAACGAGTATCAGATAAGTCCATATTTGCACCAAAAGAAGCAGCACCTTCTGGTGGACCATTAGCAACACCAATTAAAGGTAGTCCTAGTGAAGTGCCTTCAGGTCAACCAGTAACTAAACCAGCAGGTAACTTAGACAGCATCACAAAAAAAGCGGATCCTGGTGTAGATACATCAAAGTTCAACGGTGAGTTTCAGCGCCGGATTGAATTGATGGCCACAGCATTTAAACAAGAAACTGGCAAAATGCTGTTGATCACATCTGGTTATCGTTCAAACGAAAAACAAAAAGAACTATATGATGCAGACTTAGCAAAAAACAACGGCAAGCCAAGTGGTAAAGTGGCACAGCCTATGGCTCCTTTGGGTCAAGGAAAAGGCAGCGTTCACATGCAAGGTCTTGGTATTGATATCAATAGTAAAGGTCCTGATGGGTTAAATGTTCTTGCCGGCACCAGAGATAATCCTACTGGTTGGTTAGAAAAATTCGGACTGATTCGTAATGTCAAAGGTGAAGATTGGCACGTTACTGTAGGTGGTGCACCACCAACTCCTGATGATAAAGAAGTACCTGATAAAAAAGGAAATGCTGTTGATGTTGAAACTGGTAAGGTTGTTCAAGGTGCCAACATTGGTAAATCATCAAATGAAATTGCAGTTGAACAGCGCAATCAATCGAAACCAAAAAATCCTACAGTCGTGAATGCTGGTGTAACAAACAACACTACAATCATCAGAGAAGAAAAAATTATACCAGCGACAGCATAAAAAAACGCCACCCGAAGGTGGCGTGGCAGTTGATTAAGTAGAGGATTAATCTTCTGCTAGAGACTTAAAGTAATCAAGTTCTTCATCTTCAATATCGGGTGAAGAACGTGGTGTAAAGTCTTCAGCCTTAGTCTTTGATACTGGTGCAGTACCACTTAGACCCAAAACTTTGTCCAGTTTAGACTTCAGTTCATCATATGACTTGAAGTTTTTAGGATCAAGAAACTCTTTCAGTGAATATTCTTTTTTCCACAATGTTTCAAGTTTAGCATCATCACCATCAAGCAAAGGTGACGAACTTTCAAATTCAGACTTATCGTAGTTGCGATAGCCTTCAACTTGACGAATCTTCAGTTTGAAGTTTGCGCCTTCCCAGAAATCAAACGGATTAATTGGCTTCTCATCCTCAAACTGAGGATTCATTGCCTCTGTAATCTTATCAAAGATTTTCTTACCAAACTTGTACAGTCTGACTTGACCTTCGTTTTCTGGATTTTTAGGATCAGAAACAACATAAATGTTTGCAATATAAAACAAACGGCGTTTCTGTTTACGTGCAATTTCTTTGTTTGCTTCAATACCAGAATTCCACAGAACAGAGTTGTATTCTGAAACTGGATCTTTCTGATTCAAAGTGGTCAAAGAGTTTTCAATGTACCAGCCACCTGGACCTTGAAAGCCATGGTCAAACAAACGAACCCATGGTAATGCTTCATCACCATCGGCTGATGGTCCTGGCAGAAAACGAATGACTGCCATACCATTACCTGCTTTATCTACTTCTGGCTGCCAAAAACGTTCATCACCTTTAGAACCTTTGGAGCCTTCTGTGGGGGTATTGATTGATTCAACCGCTTTGGTGAGTTTATCAAACGAATTGCGGTTGCGTTTAAGAGAAGAAAAATCTGACATTTATTACCTCGTATAAGTTAGTATGTTAAATTGTATGTGCATCTTGTCCACATGATTCATTATATACTTTTATATATGTATCGTCAAGTACAGACTGCACAGTTTTTATCGTTTTAGCCGTGTCTTTGTGAAGTATACCAATGCCGCCTGCCATATTAAAATCATCAATGACATCTTGTGTGTCATCAATGAGTATAATATCAGATTTGGCATAGTTCGCTTTCAAATGACGACCAGGTACGATATTGGCTGTAAAGTCAATGTGGTGCCTTTTCAACCAAACCTTTTTCTGCCGCTTCACCTCTTCATGGTGCATACGGCCGCCAGAAGAAGAAAGTATCTCTACAGGAATATCAAGTGAGATAATGTACTTCAATAGTTCTTTACCACCCGGATACCAATCAAGGGTTTCAAAGTTGTTGCCGTCTACGAACTGGTTCCATTTATCATCATGTTTCTCACCACGTTCACGACTACTCAGTGCATTTTGTTTAAAAACTTCTTTATATCTTTTATTGAAGTCAGACAACACACCATCCATATCAAGATATATTTTCTGTATTCGCATCGTATTCCTTTTTGAGTATAAGTTTGTATTTTGTTGGTTCAAATGGTATGAATGGTGTGTACTTCTTTATCTTGCGACTGATGTTTGGATAATGAATCGTGTCACCGATTTTCTTATCCCATAACGGCAAAAAGTTGAGTATCTTATTCAGTATACAAATTGATTCAAGTGAAATTTCATTATGTAAAAGTTTCTGTAGCAATACTGGATACTCACCGTCTTGTACCATTAATGAATCATTTGGACTCTCCTGACTCATCAATGATTCAATCTCATTTGTAAAGGTGTATGTCAACGACTGAATAATCTTCTGACGCTTACGATATTCAATATCAGCATCATTGGTCAGAAGATGACCTATCCATACATCATGGTTAAACACCAAATTAGCAACAATATAATCACGGCATATGTCATCATTTGTGAATCTCCGGCTGAGTTTGTAAAAGTGCCACTTATCTTTGCGATTCTCAAATGCACCAATGCTTGTGCTTACTTTACCATTATACTTAAAGTAATCGTAAGAATCTGAATTGAAGTGGAGTTTAAGAGAAGTGTATAAACAGAATGTTTCATATCCCGTCATATCGGTAAACGATTGCCTTTCACCTTCAACATATTTAAACGTTCTGCTTGTTCATGTATTTTTGCTTTCAGATTTGGTGTAATGAGTGAAGCAGCAACCTCAATTTCCAAACCAGTTCCTTTGCAGTGTTCAGTGATAGCCTCAAGATATGTGTAATCTGTATTGGCTACCAACCGTTCTATCTGCAAAGAGAACTTCAGCATTTCATCTTTTGTTGGCATCAGAATTGAACTTTAATTTTACTGCCTGTGCTGCTTGGCAATTCAGCCGACCAAGAATAAGCCTGTTCAGTTGTTAATGGCGCCATCGTAGGATACTGATTAATCTGAGAGAAATCAATCGGCTTAATAGCGGCTATATCAGCAGTAGTCAATGCAGAAATAGATTCAGTTTTCAAAGCACCAAATGGCCATCCATTGTTAGGCAAGTGGTCCATAGAAAACTTATCTTGCTTTGGTGCGTACCCATCATACTCATTATAATTCAATGGGGGATCATTTTCAAACTCTTCATAAGTTTCGTATGGCACAACTTCAATCGTACCTTCAATTTGGTAACCACAACCTTGCAAAAAGTCTCTCATAAATGAAAGTACATCATCAACATACAAGGCGTTGCAGTTCATTTCTAAATCTCGTTCACCTTCAGCAGAATGGAAGCGAAATGTGAAATTGTGTTCATCACTATTATAACTCATAATATATTCTCCGTTTTATTTACGATTAGCAGCGTGTGCAATACAAACAATATCATCACTCTTGGCATATGAACACCGTACAGCCAATGGGTCAATGCCTTTTGCAATAGCGTTTTCAATATTTGCTGCCATCAGTTTACGGTCATTTAAACCGTAGATACATGCCGCAGCAACGACTGAAAGTAAAACCAGAGTAACTGAAACTGTGGTTATACTACTCAATCCTTTTTCCATCATCTTCTCCTTTTTACTTGATAAAATACTCATGAACTTCTCTTTGCCTTATTATAGAATAAATGTCTGCCGATTTGCACAGTGTATCTCATATTATTCCAACCTGGTTTTACATAGTCTGCATGAAAGAACAAAGCACCTTTTGTTGGATCTTTAAACTTCTCAGTATAAAGATAAAACGCCAATGCTAACTCAGTAACACTATTATACAACGAATTGCTCTCTAGTGTCAAGAGGCCTTTTCGCATCATATCCTTAGGACGATTTTCACATACCCAAGAGAATTGGCAAACAGTGCCAACTTTTTGTTTCACAACACCGCAATAGGTATCTGGAAATACACCAGACTGCATCCGATTGTGTGTAACGAATGCTACAGCAAGTTGACCTAATCTTGGTTCTAGTCCTGCTTCAAAATACATGTTCTGTGCAAGGCATTCTACTTCAGCCCTAGCATCGGGTGATAAATCTTGTAGTTGAACTCTTGGTTCAATCGGTACTTTTATTTGTGCTGCTGCGTGTCCAATGTAAACAACAAATGCTGCAAATATACTACAAAGTAATAGTGTGATGTAACGCATTATTTCTCCTATAAGTTAGGAAAGTGCCGAAGCACTTTCGTTCCCGTCAGGCAGACTTTTTGCTCTGTGATTTTTCTGCTGTGATATTTGAAACGAACCCATTCAAGGCTTGTGCCTTGGCTATGATTTCATTTTCTGTGGGATAAGTTGGAAAGGCAGGATGATCTGGTATTGCTTGCCCGTTTAGTTTAGCGGACTCTACCTTCACTTGCCATTCATTGATTAGGCGTTCTTTACTGGAAACATAATCTTCCAATAAAAGGTCTTTCGCCATTTTAAGAAGTTCAAGACGAATCTCAAACGGTGTAAGATTACTCATAATTACTCCTGTGTTGTGTGTGTTTACTGGCGGGTTATGTGTGATGCCAGTATACTTATTTAGTTACTTTTAATCCCAGAGACCACGGTAGTATTTACCAAACAAACGAAAACCATTGTCCATACGGTCGTAAACTTTTCTCATGCCATCGTAGTCACATTCATATGTGTGATTGGGACCATCTTCAAATGTGTAGAGTGTTGGCTTACCATTTTCATCCCATTCGCATGGAACAGAATGTGTATCAATCTCACCAGAACGATATGCTTCTTCCCATGAATCATCAACGAAATGTTCAAAGGCAAAAATCATTTCATTCAATACCCATTCCCAACGACGATGGGTAATTTCCCACGAATCTTTTTCGTATTGTCCTTGATCATCAAACACCAATTCAAGTTGTGGTGAAGCATCTTGATGTCCAACAATACGCAGTTCTTCTGGCACATCTTCAACATCAACCATTGGTGAACCGTGTTTGGTATCACGCAGTTGTTTCAACATCGGTAGAATGATATCTGCCAATGTATGATCCATTGACCATGTATCATAACGGTCAATCTTCACATAGTTTATTTTTGGATGTACAAAGTCAAGAAACTTTTGCCATGATACGCTAAATGGGGTCAGAAAGTCGGAAAGTTTTTTGATGATTGGTTCATCATATTCAATCTCACGCCAAAAGAAAATCTTCTCCAGTATAACATAAGGAGAAAGCCAATGATTACGATAATTTGATTTGTAGATTTTCATAATGTATTGAATTTGGTGTAGAGTGTTTTGGTAATAAGGTACACTCCACTAAAACCCCATGAGAGTTAAGCCGCTAGGCGTTCTTCTCCGTAAAATGCGTCATTTGCATTTATAGATTTGCTTGATTAACGATCATCGCCTATCGTGTTGCCTTCTCCACTATCTCACCCTGTCGAAACCATGTCTAGCCCATCAGAAGTGTCCTGCTGTTCACAGGTCGGGAATTCCAATCCTCAGAGTCTTGTTAAACTCTTACATATCACCCTAAACAACACTTCTGGTGGACTAGGTGGGAGTCGAACCCACGTCCAGAATGCCTTCACTTTGAAGGGATTACAACAATTCTTTCAAACGTTCTTCTATTCCAAGATTTTTAATATTTTGCACATAACTTAGAACTGGCCAAGACCCTATGCTTCTTTCAAATGAAACTGTATGTGGTTTTTTTAAAGTTTTTTCATCCAAAGCTACTTTTATAATTTCAGAAAATTTAGTTTTATTTTTAAAATTTTCTTTTATAATATTTTCACCTAATTTTTGAGCATATTTCCAAAACTCGTTATTATATACTGAGCCTGAAAAATAATGCAAGCATATCATTGCTTCAGTTTCGGTTATTTCTCTTTTATAGAATTCATTTACTGCATTTTGATTAAATTCTTTCGTATACCAATAATCAAAAGAAAGTCTATTAATATAATCTGAAAATCCCGTAGATGTAGCCTCAAGTGGTTCAAGAAAATAAGAAGCGTTACCATTGTAACAAACTCTAACATCAAAATTTTGTTTTCTGGAATAATTTCTAAATTTTAGTTTTCTAGTCGCCGTTGGCACCAAATTAAATTCATCAAGTATGTCCTGAACTTCCGTTATGATATCCTCTTCAGTACAATATTGATCATTATAAACATAACCTATGGCGCATCTATTTTTTAATGGTATTCCAAAAACCCAACCAAATTTTTTGGCGAATGTTAATGAATAAAAAAATTTCGGCATATCCCAAGGACACTGAAATACCATAGCGGCATTTACTGGTATGTGATCATGAACAGTATAATCTTCCATCAAATCTTTAGGTGATCCAGTACACATCATAACATAATCACTATCAACAGAATCAGGAGTTGGTATATTTGATTCTATCAAATTAACTCTTGGATCATTCCTCATTTTTTCAAAGATATAATCTTGTAACTGAACTGCATTGAAATGTAGTCCATGGTCACCAGCAAGAAATGTGTGTTTAAAATCTTCGCCTTGACCCCAGTTTCTTTTCCAAATACCCAGTTTTGGAGTAGAGTTCACATTATCCATGTCAACGCTACTAAATCCTAACGTTTCTCTGAGAGATTTCGGAAATATTAAATTCGTTCCTTCTCCTACCGGAGTAGTTTCAATAAGAGGATCATAAATCCAATCTATATTCCAATTGGTATATCTAAGATAATGTGCTACTGATAAGCAACCAACCGTGCCTCTACCAACTATCGCTATTTTTTTCATAGTTTATATCAGTTTGAAGAAATTACTTCAAACCCTTCTTGTTCTATTTTTCTTTGAAACTCATTTTTCTTTGCTGCATACCAACCCCATGAACCAAAGAAAGTAGTACCTGGATTAGGACCTTGCTCTCTCAAGTACGCATCAAGTTTTTGGTCGTATTCTTTTTCAGTAATTTGCATATCACACCGTTGTGAATCTTGCTGAACCTTTGCTCGTTCTTCCTGGTTTCAGCGGCTTGTCAGATTTTGGTTTTGTTTCTGTTTGAAACGGTGCATGTGGCTTATTGAAAGCCATCTTGCCTACATTCTCTGTCTTGCCGTGACCTGGGAATCCTGTTTTGTTTGTTCCGTGTAGGGTCGCTGTTTTTCCATCGTGATGTAAGATTGAGTCTTGATTATAATGTTCTCCATGTTTTTTAATATCATGGAGGAGTTGTTTGCCGTGTTCATCTCCTTTTCCTTTTGCATGTACCAATATAGACTTTTCTTTACCACCTTCCCAATGACCTTCAACTTCTTTGTGAGTGTAGCCTTGTGCAGTCAGTTTCTTTTTAAGTTCTTCATGATGCTTCTTATTTTGTTCTGGCGATACTTCATCATGTGGTCGCTGTGAGGAAATAACAGCATAGTGCCTACCCTCTTCAGCGTGTTTAGCCAGTCTTGCCAGCGTGTTACCTTCATCTAATTGAGTATGTTGTTTAAATGATAGCATGATGCCCCCAAAATGTCAAGCATATTTATTAATCATCTCAATCAATGGTTGCCGATAATCGTGAATCTGCTTTTCAAATACTTGCGCTGGTCCTTCTTCGGTAGCAATCAATACCACAATATCATCAATCCAAATACCAGTTCGTTCAGCAAACATTAGTGCATATGCTGTACACTGCATAAAGTAATTCTGAATATAATGCTCGTTCTTCTGCTTGGTGGAAGTCTTAAAGTCAATGACCGATAACTTACCATTCCATTCGGCAATCAAGTCTACACGACCAGCAATACGGTATTTGTCAGAGTATAGTGCTTGTTCTTGTGAATAAACATTACCAACATTCTCATCAATGATTGGCTTGATTTTGAAGAATAGTTCCTTCAGATCAGGCATCAACATTTGCATTCTAAAATCGTTTATTTCATTGTTGATGTAATCTTCACAAATCTTGTGTACCTTTGTGCCACGATTTGATGCCTTGCGTGATATCTCGTTTGCTCGTTCTTCACCTACGGCCTGTCGCCACTCATAGATTGCTTGTTTGTTGAAATGAGAAAGCACCGTAGTGATAGACCTATACTGATTGCCTTCTGGCGTAGTATACAATCTACCACTATCGGTGGTTTCTGCTTTTAAGTCAAATTGTAATTGGGGTAAAATTACATGTTCAAATGTTCGCATTATGTAAAGTAGTGATTTCGGCTGTGGTGTGGATAACTTTGTCTAGGATACTTCTTTTCTATCTTTGCAGTGATATTGTCTTTTTCTATTTGTGATAATTCTGTGGTCATTTCTTTTTCAATTTCTCTGGTGATGTACTCATTCAGAAGTGCTACTTTTTTCTGCAAAGATTTTTTAGCCATATATGCCCCTTTGTAAAAGTTAGCATAATGTAGTTACTGCCCAAATTTTCCTAGATGCTTGTCCACGATACGTTGTGTTTGTGATTCTCTGATAGATTTCTTGCCGTGTTTGTTTGCAACGGAAGATTGTTTGTGATTCTCGGAAACTTTTGCTAGAACTTCTTTAAAGCCGTCTGGTACTTTACCAGTAATTGATACGCCACTGACAATTGACATGGCGCCAAGATGAATTTGTTGAATGTGTGAATTTTCTTTGAGATATTCCTCTTTGCCGGAAAGGCTTAGAAGTTTCTCAAACGTTTCACCAGTTTCAGTATTTAAAAAATCGTATGTTGGCATTATGCAGGTATGTACCAATTAGGTGCAGGTCGTTTTGTCCATCGTGCAAAACGTGTTTTCTTTTCATTGTAGTATTTATGATATGAAGCCAACGAATTATTGGTTATTTTACAGTCATCAGGCATTGCTGGTGTTGGTTCAGTTTCACTCAACCCGACAGGAATCTTTTCTGGTAGTTTAGCCAGATCGTCTTTCAATCTTGCACACGCATGTACTTTGCCATAACGATATGTATACTCGTCTAGTAAATGCACCCACATTTCGTACAGCCATTTGTAATTCAAATGGTTTGCCCTAGCCCAAACGTTTGATGGATGATTAACATGTGATGCTTTCATCAATCGTTGTTCACGGTCATCGGGCAAACGCCAGCGTTTAATCTTACGATTATTTGCAGTCAAATCATAATACTCTTGACCGTCACGGATCCGATGCGCCGTTGATAACAATTGTGCGTACTCAATGATCATCTTCACCACGTGTTTATCGCAGTGTTGTTCGGCACACGTTTTCGGATCGTGATCTAGATAAAAGATATTCATCAGAAGCAAAAGAATTTACAACTTACATGACCTTCAGAAGGACGATTTTTTTGTTGAATTTGCAAATGTGTGAGTTCTTTCAAGTGCTGATACTTGAGTTCTGACTCACGGCGTTCCATTTCACGTTCCAACTGTTCAACACGAACAATTTTCTCACGCAGCAGTTCTTGATCGTTCAGGCTTCGTGGATTCATAACAGGATCACGAACAGTGGTGCCACACGCCGTCAGAAGCAATAACGGCGCAAGAAAAAACAATTTACTTTTTATCTTCATCTTTATCCTCCGGTGTCATCTTACTCATAATATAAACCAGCGCAATGAATTGAACTGCACCATGTAAACCAGAAAGTGCAAACAATCCCATAAAAAATACTACGATATTAAACTTCTGTCTATCAGTAAATAAATTACCATAAAAATTGGCAGTGCCAATAGCATCAACGGCCTGTTGCTCAAGTTGTAGATACTTGGCCGCAAGCCACTGTTTAAGTTTTGACATTTTCACCTCATAAAAGATGGGGCACGTGGATGTCTCCCGACATTCATTGTTGTTTAATGGCTAGCCTATTGCACCGCTGACGGCAGCCACCCCGAAACTGATTATTCGGTGATTTCGGTTACTTCATCCTCAATCACAGGTGCAACTGGTGCTGCAACCTTAGCAGGTTTTGCAGCCTTAGCAGGTTTTGCTTTCAGAGCAGCCAACGATTTCACTGGCTTGCTTGCAAACTTACTGGCAGAAGGTTTCAATGTAACCTGACCAGGAACAAACGACTCAGCACCAACAGACTTTAGATAGTCTTTGATAACTTGAGGATTTGTAATCTGATAGCCAGTCACATTACGACCATCTTTGATGACTTTCACAACACCATCAGTATTGGTTTTGATGTGCCAGATATAGGTTGACAAACGATAGGTATAGATATCGCTACCAAGTTTAGATTCAATCTCATCTTTAGTAACAACATCACCTTCTTGCAACAGTGTCAACAGTTTGACAAAAGGAGGCAAAGCGCCTGATTTGGTACGTGCCATAATAAAAACTCCTATTCAACGAATGAAACTATATGATAACATGGTACTGAAACTTTGGCAAGCATTACAGTACCTCGTTTTTCCGACCAAGACCCGCAGGATTCATGCCAGGAGTAACATAGACATAATTACCCTTGTGCATTGGTGCCGTACAGGATGCAACATCAGCCACAATCTCACGGTCGGAAGCGGTGAGTTTGTGGAAATCTTTCATAATACCAGTCTTAGTCAAAGCACCCTTGTGTGTGTCTGGAAGACTCGGAATGTGCTTGGTGCTGCGTACCACACGACTCGGCATCAGTGGCTTAGCCGTGACTTTCTTAGGTGCAGCAGCAGGAAACCGACCACCAGAAGGCAGTGGAATCTTGTTGACCGAAGCAATAAAGTCTTGCTGTTCTTGCAATTGCTTCTTTGTCAACTTCTTTTTCTTTGAACTGGAATAGATACGGATCATCATAACAATACCATTATATCAAGGGTTGAGCCACTTGTCAAGAGGTAATTTTCTCTTTTACCTTTGTGATATGCTTACATTTGTTGTGATATTTGAAACCAATGCAGGAACAAGAAAAATGCTCATTTGACAATGTTACCAAATATTCACCTTTTGTACCGGCAACTTTGAACTTGCGGATATTTGTTGTCGTACCTTTAAGTATTTTCAGATTGACAACATTTGCAAGATTGATAACTGATATTGGAAATTCTTTGCTATCAGTTTGTAAACAGAATTCGTTAGCATCTAGCCAACGATATGGTTTGACCACGACACCTGTAAAAGTTGTCGCTTTAGTAATATATTGACAATCTACGGTGACTGTCGAACCAACAGAAGGTAGAGTTTTCATAGTACATATAGTATACCAGAAACCCTACCTTCTGTCAAGCGTGTTGTATTTCTACAACAATTTTATTTTATGTACTCCATTTGACAATAACAACACCTGAACCACCGGCACTGGCGGCTTGTCCACCTTGTTGAGCATAACCTCCACCACCGCCGCCAGTATTATTGATAGCTGCTGAAGCTGCCTGACTTATTACTCCAGCAACGGCACCATTTGCACCACCAAAAGGAGTTCCTAACCAAGGTGAACCGCTTGAATAAGAAGCGTAGCCACCACCACCCCGACCCATTTGAGGATTTGGTGAAGGGTTAGCGTTTCTGCCACCACCACCGCCACCAGCATATGCAACATTAGCACCAGTGATTGAAGAGAAAATACCGATACCTCCGTTGGCATCAAAAGCACCACCGCCCACACCACCGGCACCACCGCCACCACCAGCATTATAAGGCTCACTAGTGCCAAGTCCATCCCCACCATTGAAGCCTTGTCGTGTTCCACTATTCCACGGTGATCCAGGATAAACCCCGGCGCCACCACCGGTACCAGAAGGACCCGCCCTACCTCCACCACCTGAACCACCATTTTGTCCACCCGCCTGCACATTACCGCCGCCGGTGCCACCACCTATTGAAGTTACATTTGAAAATGGTGTTGGTCCAACAATTGATGAATTTGTTCCGTTAGTTGAAACTCCTCCTCCACCACCAACTGTAATTGTATATGTGATCTCAGAGTTTACAGAAAGTCCGGAACCCGATAGTACACCACCAGCGCCACCTCCGCCACCGCTTCTGCCGCCAGGTGTGCCTCCGCCTCCGCCGCCACCACCAGCAATCACAAGATATTCTATATTAGTGACTCCTGTAGGTGGAGCAAATGTTCCAGTAGAATTAAAGATTACAAAATTATTTTGTGGACGATTCGCTCTAATAATTACAATGCCGCCACCGCCAGTTGTTCCACCGCTACCACCACCGCCACCACCACCAGTTTGAGATACTCCATTAGCAGCAGGAAGTGCAGGTGAAGGTTGGTTGCTATTGCCACCGCCACCGGCGCCGCCGAGTGCTGCTGGTCCGGCTCTTGTGTAACCGGCACCACCACCAGCGTATCCTGTGTTTGATCCTGAAATTGTGGAGAATATTCCTACGCCGCCATTTCCACCAAAGTCGGCACCCGGTCCATATCCACTACCACCTGCCGCACCGGCACCACCGCCACCACCAGCACCACCTCCATTAAACGCTCCAAAGAATGTGCCATTTCCACCACCATAACCTTCGGGTGGATTGTAACCTCCTGCATTACCGGAGCCACCTACTCTAGAGTTTCCTGGCCAACCATCTCCCGAAGCACCTCCACCTGAACCGCCTGAGCCACCCGCACCATCACCGTTTCCTCCGGTTGCGGCACGACCACCACCAGTTGTCCAAATGGCGCTTCCACCCGATGGAGTTAAAAAGAATCCACTATTCGAACCTGCTGTTGAAAAAGCACCACCACCGCCAACCACCACAGTAAATTGTGTTCTTAAACTTACTGGATATCCCGTACCACTTCTAAGTCCTCCGGCTCCACCTCCGCCACTACCGCCACCGCCACCACCAGCAACAACGAGATAATCAATCGTTGTAACATCATTAGGAAGAACAATTTGTCCTGTGTTTGCAAAAACAAAAATTCCGTTGACAGTGAGCGGTTCAGTATAACGAAAAATGACAACACCTGAACCACCGGCCGCACCATTAATTGTATCGTTTCCTCCACCTCCACCACCACCTCTATTGGTGCTTCCAGATGTTAATGATGCTGGAGTTCCTCCATTGCCACCACCACCCGTTCCACCGAAACCTGATGGACCTGTGCTTGGGAAAGCACCCCCACCACCTCCACCAGCATATCCTGTGTTTGATCCCGAAAATGTTGAAAATATTCCTACGCCACCATTGCCACCAACACTAGATGTTCCATTTGCACCAACTGCACCTGCACCGCCACCACCACCGGCACCATAATTTCCACTACTACCCCAATTTATACCACCATTATTCCCTTGGCCAGGTGTGCCTAAACCGGCATTCCGTGTAAACCCCACACCAGCACCACCCCCTGAACCACCAGAAGCACCATCTCCGTTTTGAGTAGGTGAGGATGGTGTTCTTCCACCACCGCCACCACCGCCAATAGACCATAGTGAAGTTGACGATGTATAAAATCCTGAATTCGTTCCATTTGATGCAGCAGTTGCATCGGATGTTCCACCTGCACCACCCGAACCAACTATGATGGTATATGTCTCTAGAGGTGTTACACCGAAACTGGCGCCGGTAAGATAACCACCAGCACCGCCACCTCCACCTCCACGGCCACCTCCACCTCCACCGGCGACAACAACATAATCCACCCGAGTGACACCTGAGGGTACAGTCCATATTCCTGTTGTGGTGAATATTCTACTTACTGTAGAACCTGTAGAGACCTCTCTTCCAATAAGTTTAAATGATGCTAAAATACTCGAACTTAAAGATGCTAAAATAGGCATTTTTAACCCAACCCAAATAAAGTATTTGCTGCAATTACTGTATACGCATTTGCTGCCGTTTTAAAAATAGAATAACTGAACAGATTTACTTCACCATTTACGATAGAGATACTTGCAGGTCTTGTATTCGCTGCATAAAATATGGAATTGGGAGTACCGGAAAACTGACCAGTTATCAGTCCACCATCAATGTGTAGGTTTGCCGAATGTCTTTGAGTTCCGTGTTTTACGGCTATGGCAACTGTAGTAGTTTCACCAATCGTAGTTGCGGAGTCAAAAGTATGTGTGCTATTTGCACGGAGATTGAATGTTACATTGGCCGTAGTATTGGCATTAAAGAAATACACTGTGCTATCAGCAACGTCAATATTAACATTACCACCAACCGCTATTGTGGAAATGTTTGCTTCTTCTAAAACACGTGTCAGGGAAACGCTAAGATTTTGTGCCAACTTTGGTGAAGTAATGGCAGCATCAATTAGCTTTGATGTGGTAACATTGGCCTCAGCCAATTTTGATGTGGTGACATTAGCATCAGCCAAAGCACCAGCTAGAATTCTTGTTAATGGCATAGTAGTCTCCTATTCGCTTATTTATACGAACAGGAGACTTGACCTTAACCTTTGAGGAGTTGTTGTGTACCTTCGGAACGCAGGTCTTCTTCAAATTCCTGCATGTTCAATCTGGCTAGTTCGGAACGCAGACTTTCCAGTTGAACTTTGTCTACATTGGACTCAGCAATCTTGTCCTCAAGTTCACGTATGCGTTTTCTAATTTGTTCTTTATATGACATAATCTTTTTCCTGCTTGAGCAAGCGGTAGAGAGACTTATCATGATGCTTTTGATTCTTCAATGGATGATTCTCATACTGCTCACGGTTTTTGTGAAATTTGGTTTTCTTCGGTTTCTGAAATTTCTTACCGCCAGACAACATATTTATTGCTCCTAAAAGATAATATCTGCTATACCATATTCTACCAGGTCTTCTGCGGTCAGCCAAACATCAGTTGGTCGTAGAAACTTGGATTTTACATCTTTGACCGACAGTTTAGAACAGTCGGAAAGAATCTTTGCCATTTTGTGATGATACCTATCACACTCTTTGGCATAAGCCCGCATATCATGATACTTGCCACCCATTTCATCGTTGAATTGGTGAATCATGATTGTCGTGTTTTTGCCTACAGCACGATAACCTTTTTCACCAGCAGCAAATATTACAAATGCAGCACTCATTAGATTACCATACGCTAGTGTGCGAACGGGCATGCCCACACCCAACATTAAGTCGGCAAGGCCTATTGCATCACCCAGATTGCCGCCCTCAGAGTTGATGTTCAAGGTCAGTGGCTTTTCAATCTTGTTGAACTTGGCATATAGCAACCAGCGTGATGCCGACTCAATAACTGCTGGCTCAATGCTACCAGACAAAAAATGAGTATAGTGTTCAAATTGTATTTCGTTCTCTTTGTCGCTCATACCAATTATACGCCGTTCTCAAAATGGATTTTAAATCATGCTTGGGTTTGAAATTAAGATGATGTTTGGCGGCATCAGAGTTGGCGACTAACCTTCGTGGGTCACCTTCTCTTCGTTTACCGATTGTGTATTGAATTGGAACGCCTAGTTCCTGTTTAGCAGCATCAATCACTTGTAGTACAGTATAGCCTTTACCAGTGCCTAGATTGAATAGGCTAGGTTGATTGTTTCCTTTTTTCTGTAAATATTCATCAGCCAACAAATGTGCTTCAGCAACATCACACACATGAACGTAGTCACGAATGCATGTGCCATCTACCGTTTGATAATCATTTCCATATACGATGAACTTTTCGTTATTTAGACTTTTGAACATTAGCGGAATCAAATGTGTTTCTGGATGATGGTCTTCACCCATCTCACAGTCAGGATCAGCACCAGCCAAATTAAAGAAACGAAAAATAATAGAATTCACTTTTGCATCACGAATCGCACACTCAGCAGCATACTTGCTGTTGGCATACGGATTGTTGTTATCTATTTCCGATTTCTCAGAGAGGCTGGTAAACTGAGAACGATAAACGCCGGCAGTAGAAGAATAAACAATATTACTAACATCAAATTTTCTCATTATGTTAAGTAGGTTGCATGTGCCACCCACATTGATGTCCCAAAACTCTTCGGGATATAAAACCGATTCACCAACTTCAATGCGGCCTGCCAGATGAAACACCACATCAATCTGATATTGATTGAACGGCTTTTCCAAGGTAGATTGACGAACATCGCCGATAAACGCATCGTTCCAATAGACCATATTGCGTGGCGATTTTATATCAAAGCAGACTGTAGTGTAGCCTGCTTTTTTCAGTGCTTTTGCCAAATGACTTCCGAGATAACCTGCACCACCAGTTACCAATGCTGTTCTCATCTATCTCTTTCAGAAAGAATAGGGTTTTTGATTGGCCAATAAATGTTGAAACGATCATCATTCCACTTTACCGTATACTGTGAAGCACGGTCATAGTATTGGTCAAGTTTATAACTGAATACACATTGCTCAGACATTACCAAATGTGCGTTACCGTGTTTTGGTGGTAACAACACTTGATAACCATTGCGGTCTGATAGTGTAAACTCTTGCCATTGACCATATTGATCAGAATCTTCATCAAGATTAATTACGATTTGATAGATTGTACCATGTAAGCAAGAAACTAATTTTGTTGTTCTATCATCACCATGAATGCCACGCAGAGTGTGTCGGCGTGAGGTAGAAATACTGTCAAGAATAAAGTTCACACCCAACTGTGCATAATTATCTTTGTGCCATGCTTCAATGTTTGTGCCACGATAATCTTCATGTACCGTTGGCTTGATAAGTTTAACGCCTTTAAGATTTGTATCTTCAATTATCATTCATCTTTCCCCATTCAACTTTTAGCCACACTCTTTCGTGAATGTAATGTGCAATTGTCATAAAAATGTTAATTATGATTGCACCAGACAGTCCTGTAAATGCTGCCGTGACTAACGTAGCAATAATTCTCCATACGACCGCTCTTGCTATCGTTCTTTTATGTGTTTCTGACATTAGCCACTCACAATCGTTATTCCAGGTCCCACAATGTATTCCTCTTTGAATTGCTGCTTCCAGGGAAAGCCATCAGGATATTGTTTCTCGTTTTCTGCATTACCTTTTTCAAAGAACTCGGCATTGACTGAGTTTGGATTACCATCTAAACGATAGCACAAAGAATATTCCCTTGAGCATGAATAGTTTGGAAAGTATTGTTTTAGTGCATTGAAGAATTGTCTATCTGCACCCCATTGACCATACCATGCTTGACCAATTTTTCGTGCAATGTCTGCTTTCACCATAAACGATGAGGTGTCAATGTGAAATGCATCTTTGTTGAAATAAATTGGCCATTGACCTAACGATTCGCAATTGTCTTCAGCAACAAAATTACCTTCTTTGTCAACTATCTTTCTGAGTGAGTATGCCCAATCAACACCCTTTTTGATTCTCTCAACAAGTTTCTCAACATGATTAGGCTCAAACCAATTGTCCTCGTCAAGGTAACATATAACATCAGCATTGACAAGATAACCACATGCAGCATATACACGATGACCGTACCAACCCTTGCCAATGTTTTCTTGCAAACGGATTGTTTTGACTTTTGATGGGACTTGAAGTTGATTCCAGATTTTGTCGCCATGCTCTTCCTCACCATCAAGAACGATATAATGTGTCACATCATCATATGTTTGTGCTTCAACAGATTCAATACACTGTCTAAGTGTTTTTGCGCCGATTGTTGGTGTTACGACTGCTACTTTCATTTTTCACCTTTTTACCAAAAATTGCATTCCAGTTTTGTTCAAATTTTTCACGTGGTATTTCAATTGGTCTGGGCTTAGAACCTTTTCCGCCGTCACTCATTCCAACTCCTTAGTAACCAAGAAGAAGAGTTCTTTTTATTGCTGCCACCTACACCATACACAAAGTTGATATTTGGTACACTTGCTTCCGCATTATTAGTTTCGTTGCGGTCACCACCATTTGCAAACCAGATTGAATAGTTTGATAAAATCGGAAGTGTTTGATTGAAATGATTTCTTACACGATAAAGTAACTCACATGCGGTGTCATCAGAATCATCAAACTCCCACACTTCGTCAACCCAACGAATTGATTCAAGTATGGCTTTGCGTTCGTGAATATTCATGAATGGCTTACCCTTCTTACGTGTGAGCCATGCATCAGAGTTTACACCTACGATAAGTTTGTCACCCATGCCCGATGCTTCACGCAACAAGGCAAGATGACCCGAATGGATGGGATCAAATCCACCAGAGACAACGACTATTTTCATATTGCTAAATCAGGAAATGCTTCTTTAACCAAATTGGCGGTAAGTTGTTTTACTTTGAATCTTTTTTGTAGAACATCAAGAATGATGGCAGCCTCATCTTTATGTAAAGATTCTATCATAACTAAAAGTTGTTGTGTAGTCTTTTCTGCGGTAAATCCTTCTGGTCGCATAGGATGATCCTTGATGAACCGATACATTTTCGGCATCTGTGTGTCCAGATAAGCATAGTTCAAACCAGCGGGTTCTTTTGCTGGTCGATACCGATCAGGCAGCGCAATATCAAACTCTATGGCAGGATTGAATACTAATTGGAGAAAGAAACGAAAACGTTCATCGCCTTCACTGCGTAAAAAGTTTATTCGTTCTTGTTTGGTTGTTAATTTTTCGAACTCCTCAAATATTTCGGAGTATAGCTTTTCAGAACTCATCAATAACCTCAATTAGATTTTTAAGTTTGTTTGCAATCATGTAATTCATAAAATGCTGTTTGGTGTGACCAGCAGCACTTTCATATGTATCTATAATACTTTTCTGAAGCGGTTCTGGTACTTTGGTCAAATCAATCATCATTTCGTTGCGCTTGTAATTACGCAACATTTCACCTTCACAGAATTCTTCTGGCGACTGATTCAACCAATTAATAATCTTGGCTTCAGTAATTGGCTTTTGTCGCACACCATTTACAATGCTATCATCAGCAGATAGAATGTTAGGTATACCATCACCTTTATCACCACGAATAATCATCTGTTTCAATTGCACCGCCGGCAGAGGTTCTTTGATGAACTTCTTCAGTATCGGCGAATACTGTTCAACATTGTCAAACTTTTGCAACTGTGCAAAGTCTTTGTCGGAAGATAAAATCATCACCTTCTGGTGTGCAGAATATCGTATCGTCAGTGTGGCGATAATGTCATCAGCCTCAGCAGTATCAACATCAACGACCTTATATGGAGAATGTTCATTTAGTTCTTCTTTGATTTTGTGCAAGCACTCAAAGATAGAATTCCAGTCGTGACCAGAAGCATCACGTGTTTTCTTGCGACCCGCTTTGTACTGCGGAAAAAATTCACGGCGCCAGTAATTGCGATTGTCACAAGCAATCACGACTTCTGGTCCGTGTGTAGACTTGAACTTTTTGACATATGTACGAATCACGTTCAATATCATATGTCGTACCAATGCCTCTTCAACCGGCTTTTTAGATGAGCCGATTTGTTCCATCAATGAAGAGATGGCTACTTGATTGTAGTCAAAGATTATCATTTTACATGTTGTCCTAGAATAATGCCTTTAATTAAAAACAAAAAGGCAGCCCGCAAGTGGAATTTAAACTTGCGGTAGTAATAGCCACGCATTGTCATTTTACAGTTCTCAGTAATATTGTATCAGTATTGATTCGTCCTGTCAATGCACTTTCAACGGCACGAATATCATTTAACACACTACGCAACGCAACTTTACCGCCTTTCAACACTTCAGGTATTGTCACTTCTGGTTTGCGTAACTTTTTGCTTACCGATTTACTCTCGGCAAAGTTTTGTATCGTAGAGCCTTTTACATTTAAACCAGCAGCATCAGCGGCTTGATACACACCAAGTTTTCGTGTTTTCGTATTGTATACCCACAACGATGATGCGCCAATGATTGTCTTAGGATCAATTGATACAAGTTTTAATTCGGCAAAATCTTTTGCATAGTTCATCTTGGCAATCAACTGATCCGCCGACTTTGCTTTGCGCTTTCTTGGCTTGCGTGTTTTGACCGCTTCACCAGCCAGTTTCATACCGTCAACAATTACTTGGTCACAGTATGATATCAACTTTTTAAGTTGTGTTTTTGTAAAGTTAGAATATGCTTCTTTGATATCACCGTCATCTGTTGTCAAAGCAACATCATACTCAGCACGGCGTGTTTTAAAATGATCAATTATAAATTTTGTATGAGCGCCTTTAGCATCCATACCTGTCATTGTTGCATAAGGTGAAACATTTGCTTTGAACTCAGATATTATCAATTCGTCAATCTGACCCTCTAGTTCACCGATACAATCACTTGCTTTTCTTTTAATATGATCCTGAATTGAGACAACGGTAGCAGTTGCTTGTTTGACAACAGGAGTTTCTTCTTGCAACTTCTTGATTATGTCATTGAACCACGTATTGTTGGATTCGTTCAGGACGCCTCCTAGGTTCACAATACGACAAACGAAGCCGAATGTACTCGGCTGAGATTTTAAGCCGTCCGGCGCTTGGATTTTGAGTTTCTTTTTGAAGTATTCGGTAGCGTATTTTATTGCATCTTTGCTATCACGATTTTGAGCATACCAACTCAAGGCCTGAGTTAGTTGCGTTTGTGACAACTCACCCACAAACTTGGGTTCTTTGTTATTTGATAAGATTGCTTTAATGTCAATTGACCTGTTCATAATGACCTCAGACCCTATTTATTCATGAAACCATAGTATAGCATAAATAGTCTGTGATTGTCAAGATTGTCTTTTTTGAATCAAATTATGTTTCGCATAAGAAAGGGCACAAAACAGACAAATGGATCCGTTTACACTTTTTGCTCTGGCAAATGGTGCAGTCCAAGCGGTAAAAAAAGGTTGTGAGTTATACAAAGAAATTGCTGGTGTTGCTGGTGATGTAAAAGGTGTTCTATCGGATTTAGAGTCGCAATTCAATTCTCGTCATAAAGACAAGCCGCCCACTATTGCTGAAAAAAATCAGTACATAGAAGAAAAAAACCGCATACTTGAATTAAGTAAGAAACAACCCAACGATATCTATACCCAGATAGGGGAAGAGTTGGGCGTTTACTTTGAAAACTACGCCAAGTGTTCTGCTATCTTTGAAGAAGAAGAAAAGCATTCTCAAGAAGTGTATACGGGAGAAACAAGTTTAGGTAAAAGAGCATTACAACGTGTTCTGATGCAAAGTCGTTTAACTGCGATGGAAGCAGAACTTCGTGAACTTATGGTTTACAACTGTCCTCCAGAATTAGGTGATCTGTATACCCGTGTGTATGCAATGATGGAGAAAATGAAGAAAGAGCAGTCAATTGCATGGACAAAAAAAAGACAAGCCGATAGAATTGCTGCAACCAAAAAAGCAAAGAGACTTCAAAAAATAAGATGTGAGGCTTGGAAATATGGCATTGCAACAGTTTTCATTCTTTATTTGTTTTTATTAGTATGGTCAGTATTACAAATACGTATCATGGAAAAACCCGAACTTGGTAGTTGTCTTCTACCAAAAGGTCAATGGCCATACCAATACTATAGCAATTTAAAATGGGTTGACTGTGAAATTCCTGGCTATGAAGGCAATGCTAAAAATTGAGTTTTTAGACAATGAACTTTTTTACTATGTTTTCACAAACGTAGGTAATAATTTAATTCTTGTCACACGTGATGGTATGTTAGCCACTCAAGTGAATGCTGCATTGAAAAATAAAAGAAATGATGCCGATTACAGATTGGCGCTGATGAACAAAAAAGGAAAAGCGGCTTGGTAGCCGCTTTTTTTACTGATTAACGATTTGCGATGTACATTGTGATTTCGAAACCAAAACGCATATCATTTGCTGTAGGTGTAGTCCATGCCATGTTACTTCTCCTTATTATTCTGAAAGATGTTTTTCTAATGCTTTTGCATAACGATTGGCATGTGAACGTTCTGCTTTCGCAAGTGTTTCAAACCAATCGGCTACTTCATCAAAGCCTTCTTCACGTGCAGTCTTTGCCATACCTGGATACATGTCAGAGTATTCGTGCGTTTCGCCAGCGATAGCGGCCTCTAACATTTGTCGTGCATTTTTTGCTGGCATGTTTGTGCCAGGTTCTCCTGCACCACCTTCAATGAGATATTCCATATGACCATGTGCGTGTCCAGTTTCACCTTCTGCTGTAGAACGGAACAATGATGCTAAATCGTTCTCACCTGCAATATCACACTGATTTGCGAAATAAAGATAACGGCGGTTTGCCATTGATTCACCTGCAAAAGCCTCTTTCAAGCACTCAGCAGTTTTTGTGCCTTTCAAACTCATATCAACTCCCTATAAAATAACTACGATTTATTTAAACAGTTTCACTTCTCTGGAGACTCAGTATTTTCTTGATTCTTATCTAATTTTTTCAGCGACCACGAACCATTGCCGTTATCAATCCACTTCAGTGTGTCTCCTTCTGCCCAACCAACTTCGGCTAGCACTTCATCAGGAAATTCAATAAAGTAATCACCATCTTCGTGTTGTTTTACTTCTAAGGTCCAAGATTTGTTCATAATATAAAATTTGGAGCGGGATGTCAGAATCGAACTGACAACGTAAGATTGGAAATCTCAAGTTTTACCATTAAACTAATCCCGCATAAACTATTTGATGAGAATCTCTTTTCGTTCCACATCTTCACCATTTGGGTGATGATATGCGACATACCCATCTTTATCTTTGTATGTTACGCCTGCCCAATAATAATCTTTGTGTTTGAAGTAAGCGATACGTTCATCGGTGTATTCATTTACGTCAATTTTCAGATTACCGAGCCATTCTTGCCAATTGTCATCAGCATATTCAGAAATTTTGACGGCTTCTTCTTCGTTATCCGCCTCAATCACATAAACATTACGAAAAGCAGATAATTGCTCAACGATATACTTAGGCATCTTCACTCTCCAATGAAAAATTCACTTGCTTGATTGAATCCCAACGAAAACTGCGCCAGCCTTCTTTTTCTAAATCATAAACAGCAAGTGCTTCATCATTTTTTGTTTTTTCTGAACCTGCTGTTTCAGGAAGATAGTCTTCCATCAATGTGCATTTCATTGTACGTTCAGTTCCGTCTTTTTTCGTAAAAACGATTTCAACAGATCGTTCTTCAAGCAAACCAATCAGCCACTTGCGACCACGTTTTGCATCTTTACTGTTACCAGAAAAAACATTTGTATTCATAATTTACTCCGTTAAAGATTTGAGTGCTTCGTTCACTTTTTGCTTAAATTTACCGTTTGTTATAAAATCAAGATACTCAACCCACCAATTTTCTGATGTTTCTGTCTTTTTAACAATGCAACCTGATATTCCTGAGCCAACAAGGTTTTTTATGTACACAATTGGGTCAGAAAGTATCGCTTCAAACGCATCATCAAACTGTGGCATACCTTCTTCGTCTTCTTTAAAGAATGCCATATGATATTTGTAGCCCATTTCTGACTTTTCAATGGGTTTTGCCATTGTCCACTCTTCTTTGAAGTTGAAAAATGCTAATTTGTAGTTTTCATCGTAGTCATCATAGTCAGGAACAAAGTAAAAACCGTCAAACTTGACCATTTCGTCGCCAGAAATTGTTCCGGACTCAATTTGTTGCACTTTTTCATCAGAAGATGGCATAAATTTTCCTAAAGTTTTGTTTTTCAACTGCTCGGTTATGAATTTTTGTCGCCGAATGCTCAACTTTCATGCGAAACTTCGGCGTGAACAAGTCTTTAGCAACAAAATTTCGTGGTTTTTGCAACTTTTGTGATTTTTTACTCATAGGAAACAGTATACTACAGAAAAATTTGCTTGTCAAGTGGCGGAAGATAGAGGAATCGAACCTCTGCACCGTTTTCACAGTGACGGATTAGCAATCCGCTGCATTACCTCTCTGCCAATCTTCCTAAAATTACTGCCAACCCATAAAAAAGTGCCATAATTGCCGCCACGCTGATACCCATCAACACCCAATACATTAAAATTGTCAGTATGATTTGTGTTATCAACATATCTCCTTTGGCGGAAGCGGTGAGATTCGAACTCACGGAACATTTCTGTTCGTCTGTTTTCAAGACAGGTGCAATAAACCGGACTCTGCCACACTTCCTAAAACTGGAGCAACGGGTCAGATTCGAACTGACGGCTTTAGGGATTTGCAGTCCCTTGCATTGGACCACTCTGCCACCGTTGCATTATTGGTGCATCGTGATGGATTCGAACCACCGACAACCTGCTTGTAAGGCAGGGATTCTACCGCTGAACTAACGATGCACATCGCCTCACACGCTACTTATATTGGTGCGCCAGGAGAGATTCGAACTCTCAAAATTTGGTTTCTAAGACCAACACGTATACCGTTCCGTCACCGGCGCTTGGTAGTAGTGGTAAGATTCGAACTTACACCTGACACCGTATGAAGGTGGCGCACTACCATTATGCTACACTACCATTCTGGTTGTCCCGACAAGAATTGAACTTGTAATGGTCGATTATCAATCGACAGTTATACCATTTAACTACAGGACAATGGTGGTGCCTGTTGGAATCGAACCAACTTCAACGGCTCTTCAAACCGCCGCTATGACCACATCAGCTAAAGCACCAATACTTTTTGGGGTGACCATCGGGATTCGAACCCGAACTACCAGAGTCACAGTCTAGGTTGCTACCATTACAACATGGCCACGCCAAAAAATACTGGCTCCGGTGGAGGGAATCGAACCCCCACTAACGGTTTTGGAGACCGCCGCACTGCCATTATACTACACCGGAATACTGGAGCGGGTAGTCAGACTCGAACTGACGACATTTTCCTTGGCAAGGAAACATTCTACCACTGAATTATACCCGCTACGCTACTAAACTTTTAAACCTATCTGCTGCATAACTTGCTGCAAATGCTTTTGGTTTTATCAATGGTATCACATTACATGTGCCACGTATATAACCAATCGCTTCATTTACCACACAACTTGAACCGTGCATTTCACTTGGGTTAATATCCAAATGAATCTGAATATCATGTGGTATTGCATCATAGAGTTTCAAATACAAATCGGCCACTTTGTATACTTCATTCATCAAACGAAAACGTGGCCGGCTTTTCTTTTGTTCAAAGTCACGTTCACGTTGTACAGCACCAAATATCTTGCAACCGTGACGACCATCAATGTGAACAACAACAGCAAGAATGTAATCGGCGTACCATTCACCACCAATTTGAAATCGTTCAGAATCGGCACCAACATACACTTTTGTATCAGGACCACATGTATCAAGAAATGCGGCCACTTCGTTCACATCAATTTCTTTTTTCACGTTTCACCTGTAATGGTTGCAGAGGCAGGATTCGAACCTGCGATTCTCGGCTTATGAGACCAAGCGGATGACCACTTCCATACTCTGCGATAGTCTGGTGCCGGTTGTCGGATTCGAACTGACGACCTCCCGCTTACAAGGCGGATGCTCTACCACTGAGCTAAACCGGCAATAAAACTTTGGTGGAGGATAGCAGATTCGAACTGCTTACTCATGCTTGCAAAGCACATGTGTTCCCAATTAGCACCAATCCCCCATATTGAAACATACTGCCTTTGCGACACCTCTTCATAGAAGACTCCAGCAATGCAGAACGACTCAGCGGTCTTTGCAATATGTTTCAATATGGCCGGTCCTGAGAGAATCGAACTCCCACTTGGTGGTCCGTAGCCACCCGTAATATCCATTTTACTAAAGACCGTAAAACTTGGTGGGTAACCTCGGAGTCGAACCAAGTATGCCGAAGCGTCTGATTTACAGTCAGGTGCAGTCACCAATGCTGCTCGTTACCCATATTACTGGCAGGGGATGTAAGAATCGAACTTACGACAACGGAATCAAAATCCGTGGTTATACCATTTAACTAATCCCCAACAATATTAGAATTGCAGTCTGCACTATTTGCTATGCTCAACGGAATGTCCGGCCGGCTTTACCGTTTATTTACATAGTTACTCAGGCATGATCAAGCCCATGGCTTACAAACTGCAAATCTAATATGGCTGCTCAGGTAGGGATCGAACCTACGACACACGGATTAACAGTCCGCTGATCTACCGCTGATCTACTGAGCATCATTCTGGCGACATGTACGGGATTCGAACCCGTGGTCTCCGCCGTGACAGGGCGGCGCATTAGGCCAACTATGCTAACATGCCATATTGAAACACACTGGGACTCCATTGGAGTTGAATTATCCTCGGAACAACCCTTAGAACCAATGTGCTTCAATATGGTAGGTGCGGTGGGATTCGAACCCACGACTCTCAGATTAAAAGTCTGATACTCTAGCCAACTGAGTTACACACCCATAATATAACTGGTACACCCAACCGGATTCGAACCGGTGTTACTGCCGTGAAAGGGCAATGTCCTGACCACTAGACGATGGGTGCATCTCACAAATTTTTTAAAGAACAATTCAAGAACTAACAAGGACAGGCCTGTTACATGATACCGAAGGCATTACCGTATCAAACCCTTGCTAAACTCTTTTCAGAGACAGAACGCTCACTTCTGTTTTTTTTCTCAATCAACTCAACAGAATCTATTATAGTGAAAATCCGAAACTCTGTCAACTACTTTTTTGCCGTTGTTTTTCTACAACATTATTACTTTAGCAACTTGGTCTGGGTGGCAGGATTTGAACCTGCGTCCTCTCACTTCCAAGGCGAGCCGTCTGACCAGGCTGACAATACACCCAGATAAAAACAAAAAACCCCGAAATCTTTTGGACTTCGGGGTTTGTATACAGTTAGAACTAAACTACAATCTATACACAAACCTCCGATGCGGGCGCCCATGAACCATTATCGCTAAATGTGCGATACTGTGGGCATTCCTTCGTAATGTGTGCTAGTTTGTTCATAATACTATATATAAAATTTTATTCCCGAATACTTAATTCATTTAAAAATATTTTTCGGATGTAGTCACTAATATGTGACTGTGTATCCAGTATAGCCTCAATGTGTTCCGTTGTCAAGTCTTTTAGCACCACATATTTCAGCGGTTGCTTACCATCTTTACCACGTGTTCCCCATTTGAATACATTACGAATCTCCACATGTAGTGCATCATCATACACCGACAGTTCCTCATATGGTGCATCATCATGTACATTGCGGCGCAGATAATCTAATCCACCATCAACCATGTATTCTTTACCATTTGCATCAAGGTAAGTTACATAATCGTGGCGGTGCATGGATTCAAGAATCGTACCGTCAGGTGTACGAATACGATTCGATACGATTCTTGCTTCACTCATCATTGTATGCACCAACCCTCATCAATTAAGGCACGTGCGGCACGACCATACGAACCTTGCAAATGCCACACCAGACCTGAATCAATCAACTCTTGAAAAAATTCAATTGTTTCATCAAAATGCAACTCACCTGCTTCGTAAGCAATCATTTTATCCAACTGATCCATATTACGCCTCCAATTCGTAAGGTTGATTCCACTTACCGATATTCACATCAACATACCAACCGACATTAAAGTAGTCAACTTGTGCATCAGACTCATCCCAATTACCAGCATTCATTGCGGGAATAACTTCTGACAGAAAGAAATACGAATCGCCATTGAAGTGACTTTTGTAGTGATAAGGATTCACCTGAATACCGAACTTCTCAGCATCGGCACGTGTTTCAGGAGTATCACCAAAATCATTGATAAAGTCCACTTTACCAGCCTTTACATTCAGCACCAGCGTAGAATGATTGCGAACCGCAAGGCTGGCTTTGACGCCATACTTTTTGCAAATCGCCTTGATCTTCGGAGCCAACTTAGACTTCAATTCCTGAGATACGTAAGCCATCACAACCTCCATATAATTATCATCAACAGGTATAATTATAGCGGCACTGCGATACTCTGTCAACCATTTCTTTTTGACAACTTTTCAACCTCAGTGTTGTCAAGTTGGAAATGCTGTACAATGTCATCCCAGAAGTCTATTGCATATCCGTCAAATTGCTGTTTTTGAAACACTTGATATACTTCTGACAACAACTGGAGAGCATATCTTTCCTGGTGTGTTTTGAAGACATCCACAAAAAATGAACCACCAGTTTGTCTGGCAATGTCAGTCAGCAGTTCGTTGTTCATAACGCTCCTTGATAAGTCTAATCAATTTGGTATCACGATACTCAAAATGATCCGGAATTTCCAAATCAATAATTGGTTTGTCTATCACCCACTCCATCATTTTACCACGTACCCATAATGCATGTTCGGTATCAGCACAAACGACCTCATCAGCCCACAACAACAAATCTTCCGTGACAGGAATCAATGCATAAGATTCCGTGCCAGCCGACCGTGTATTGAAGTTATATGGTTCAGCCGATAATATGTGTGCCATTGTAGGCGACCGTAGCATGTTGGCCGAACAAACTGTCAGCACACGCTTATAGTCGCCTTGAAAACTATTTGAGTGTTTACCGTACCCCATCAATCATTCCCTAGTTCATAGGTAACATCATAGCCACCCTTGCGGGCAGTCCAACAATCACTGTAGTGGTGGTCCCATTCAAGTTCCACATCATTGTGATATGCATCATTAATTACTTCAGTGATATCAATTTCACCAGATTCAATTTGATTGAGTTTTACCTCAAGTTCATCGTCATCCAAATCAGGATAAATTTCACTCAGCAAATCTTCACCAAGTTCCATGTGATACTGCTCATCGACTTGATGCCATTCATGTTTTACAATTGTGACCATTATTCTGCACCCTTCACAATTTCATTACCGTCAACATCATAGCGTTTACCAGCATTGGGACCATCAACACGCTCAAAGACTGGATCACAATCAATGATCATTTCAGAATCGCCTTGAACCCAATCTTCTTGTTCTTCTAAATCATAATAGCTATTGTCATCTTCAAAAAACTCTTCTAGCCATTGTTGAGTTTCTTCGTCACAATCATCCATGTCGTGAGTTTCCCAACAGCCATCAGATGTTTCAATTAATTGAACATCATAGCCACAATCCCACAGATTGTCACCGGCACTGATCGTTGGTACGTTTTCATCTTCGGTTTCAACTTCAAACGAGCCCCAACGCCAACCCGTTTCTGTCATAAATGTATTATTGTCCTTATGATAATACTGGCGTTCAATCAGCGACTTTTTCCAACTAGGGTGAATGATCCATTGAGCCATGATTTTTCCTTACAGTTTACACATCACTTGAATTTCTACGGGCGAATATCTTTGTTGCATGGCCAGTTCTCTACACTCTTGTCGCATCGTAGCCTCATAGATTGAGGTGAAACACAATGCACCAATAAAAAACACCATGAAAACGAAAAACAAAATTGCTTCTTTGACCATGTTACTTCTCCTCAAAAAATAGATGATAGTGCCGCTGCACCATTCCAAGCCGATACAAACAAATATGCCCATGCCCAACCAGGTCGGCCTTCGTCAACCGCTATGGTACAGGCACTCCAAAACAAACCAGCCAAAACAACATTGATTAACAACATTAACATTTCATTCTCTCTTCGTGTTCATTCCGATGTTCAATACAGAGTGTACGAATCCAGCCTGTATCATTTGGATGTCCAACGTCACCACAAACCTCACAGGTATGGCGGCTCATCTCTTCAGCCATGCGTAGCACACCATCGGTGTATTCATCACCACCACGATGATAGATGTTTAACATACCGAATTTCTCTTTGACTTGCTCAAACACCACTTGTGGTACTTCTACGCCACGCCGCTTAGATATGTCAATATGCGACTGTACGAGGCGCATGGCAGAATTCAGCAAATGATACCAACCGTCATCATGTTCAAAGCCCCAGGACATGCACGAATTCATGACCGACATATTTCGTTCGGCCATGATTTCGGGAAAGCGGTCGCAGAGTTCTTTATCCAGTTCAGGACGCATTCTTCAAGTTACCGTTCAGTTTCTCCAGTTCCATGAGAATCAGCATCAGCACCGCAAAGATGCTCAAATCAACTCTACCCACAAAGAGGCAGAGAATCATCAAACCAATCCACAGGTAGGTAAGAGCGGCTTTTAGTTTTGCTACATTAAACGATTTAAACATAGTTCACTCCAGTAGTGTGCGACTTTCACGTTCCCAAAAGAATTCGGCCGCACGTTTTGCAAATTCTAAATTGATATACTGCCCCAGGTGTTTTTCATCCTGGAGTGTAAAGGAGTATTCGCCTGTATAGACAAGTGCAATCCAAACTTCTTGGAGTGCAATCTTGCTCACTGACCCGATAATCTTACCTGTCAGCGAATCATAGTAATAGTATTTGTCACCATAGCGTTCCCACTTGAATTCCCTCATTATACCACACCAGTCCACGAAAGGCGATTGGTATACGAGGCGGAATCAAAAACATTACCACGCACAAAGTTCCGAGCGGGAGATTTCCATGAAGCGGCTTTCCAGATATTACCGGTTGCTTTCTCTACGAACGAGTGAACCGACCGTGAACCCCAGGACACCGACACGACCTTGACGTATTTTGAACCCTCTTCAAATTCAATACCAAATCGTTCACCGTTTGGATTCTCAAACCGAGATTCATAGTCACGGACAATGTTATCTTTGAAACCAATCAGTGCAGTAGCCAAATCAGACATTATGCAAACTCCAATTCAAGTTCTTTCGGTGAATAAACGACACGACCATCGTACTCCAACTGACTTCGTTCATACTCGGTCAGGTAGTCATCCTCAACCAACTGAAAATCTACCACGGTTTCCTTAAAGTAATCATTTGAGACCTCAACCTTGGCACGAACCTCTGCCAGTATACGAGACATTTGGGTTTTGTCCACATTCAGTACGACATACTCATCACCACCCTTGGCCTTAAAGTAAGCATCAGCACCCGTACCAATCGTACCGTCTTCACGGACCGCATAGTTCTCATAGACCTGTGTAAAGAATATTGCTTTCATGATAACCTCATTTCTCACTCAACAGACTACAGTATAACCGAACTCCGCCACTTTGTCAAGCATTACCGTTTGTAGTAATTTGCATAACGATCCGCTGCTTTGAAGTACCACTCACCAGGAGTACACCAATTAGCGATAGTCGCCATCACCGATCCTTCGTTCTCCTCAAACTTCACCGCTTTCTTGGGGAACCAGAAGGTGTACTTCGGATTGTCAGCAGCCTCAAACTGAATGGCTTTCTCTGTTTCTTTTTTGATATTTACGTATAATGCAGTAGAAGTGAAATTCCTGTTATGTTTCCATAGTGTAAACATTACCTTCTCCATATCAATCAACATGCATCCATTATAAGCGAATCAAGGACCTTTGTCAACCACCTTACCACCACTCCGACGATAGACCTCCAGCCACCCATCGTTACCATTATGATAACGAAGCCAGAGTGTTATCAAAAGATTCACAAAGAGAAAGATTAGTATTCCAGCAAGTATTGTTATCATAGTACAAAGTATTTCAATAATGCAACTCCGACAACAATACTTACCACATAAGGGAGTAGTGTCATCATAGCACGTATTAGCATAAAGACAATGGTCACCAGCACCGCCAGCACCAGCATTTCACCACCATAGTTCGGGAGAGAAGGTACCTCAGCGGGAAGCGGTGGCAGCGGTTGTGTGATAATTGCTTCACCAATTACCGCTTCACCCGCATCCAGTGTTTCCTCAATGGTGGGCAGTTCAAGGGTTAGTGGCATCACTCATCCTCATCAAGGTCTTCGTCAAGGTCTTCGTCAAGGTCTTCGTCTTCATCATCCAGAAAGAATTCATTGGCATGTGCCATGTCCTTCACATCATCTTCGGACATATACTTGAGGCACGCCATAATCACGGTGTCACGATCCAGCAGACCATCCTCAACGAGTTCTAAAATGCGTTCAGTGGCTTGTCGGGTTTTGTACATAATATACCTCCAAAAAAAATTTTAGTGCGACTCAGTGGCAGGTCGGCGATTTCACTGTCAATAAGGTTGCTTTGAAATAGCATGTTCCTTTAAGGAATCCCTTTTTTCTATACCATTCATCACTTTCACCCTATACACCACAATATACTGCCTTGTAGTGTCATGCACCCTCAGGGCGCCCATACATCTCCAGCACATTAGCCACAGTGATAGCAGCAAGCCCTAGCCTGTCGGCAATGGCCATCACACCAAGGCCGGCGTCATTCAACTCCAGCACCTCAATTACTAAGTTCTTGTAATAGCCCATTGATATCCTCATCCTCATCATGTACATTAATCACTGGCGGCTTACGCACATTGGGGTTTTCACCGTACAGTGTCACATCACCATTTTTTCCACCTGCCACCACAGTACGTGCGGCCATGTAGGTGCTGAATTCGTCGGCTGCCGCCACTGCCTCAGCATCACTGAATTGTGCCTTTTTCATTATGCAAAGGCCTTTCCAGGGTACCCAGCAGCAAAGCCACCGCTGCCCTTCACAAAGCCTTTACTGGCCTTTGCACGGCATACTGGCTTTTTGGCCTTACGTGGTTTGCACAGTGTAGCACCCATGCCCTTAGTGGCTTCGGCTACATCGGCCTCAGTGAATTGTGCTTTCATTACAGTCTCCAGGTTTTGATGGCCTCTGCTACATCACCCACGGCAATGTTCAGCAGGGCAGCAATACGCCACACAGGGTAGCCAAGGTATCGCAGTGTTGCAATCTCATTAATGGTATCACGGCGGATAATCATAGTGTCATTCCTTTTGCAAGATAAGCAATATAGCCAGGTTCTTTGTTCAACACCACCACAGGCTCAATACCTAACACCACACCAGTCCGAACAAACTCTTTTTTGGCAAAAGCCACAGCGGCTCTCAGTGTCTTGAATTTTCTCTCACCACAGGCATACATCACAATCTCCTTTTCAATCACCACACAGGCATTATAGCACCGTGCAGGAAGTCTGTCAACCAGTTATTCGGCAATTATGGTGCGTAATAATCAACTTGCAGTGCCACGCCGTTCCAGCATCCCGCTAGACCCACGGCAGCCACTCCAGCAGCACCAGGATCACGCCTGGCAGCACCTAGAGCCTTCAATGCTTTTTCCACTGCCAGCCCATTTATACCCACAAAACCGCTTAACGCTTGCTTTACGGTCATACCCACCCGCAGGTCAAAATCACAAAATCGGATCATTACCTCATCGGTATTTTTCAGGCCAGGAACTAATGTTTTCGTTCTCATTACAGTTCACCCCTATCAATCATTGCATCAATAACAATATACACACCACCCACCAGAGCGGCTATACAGAACACAATTTCAATCGTTTCCATTTTATTAACCCAGAGTAGTAACAGCACCAGGTGCAGCAGCCAGAACACCCCACACAGCAATCACAGCACACAGTATCAAAATCGCAATCATCTCAATCTCCAAAATCATCTCATCACGGTTAGATTATGGCGGAATGGGCGGGCTTTGTCAACCACTTTGTGGCAGTTCAAATTTGAACTCGGCTTATAGTGTTGCAAGTTCAGCAAGGCATATCTCACAACCACAGGCTTCGGCCAGGCGGGCATCACGGATAGCCTCTTTCAGTTCTGTTATTTCTTTTCTGACAACCAGTGCCAGGTCTTGCTTATCCTGCAATTGTTGCTTGAGTAGTTGCAATTTTGTCATCGTGGTTCTCCGTCACTGAAAACGGCATTATAGCAGCCAGGGTGGGCATTGTCAAGCGCCTGGTGCTACTAGGTGTAGTGCGGTGCAGTGCGAATATCGCAACATTTAGTAGGCCGCTGCCACACGCTCCTCCAGCACGCCATAAATAGTGCGTTTGCGGATGCAATATAATGCATCCTCACCACATGCAATATAATGCGGTTCAGTACACCTCACGCTCATATACATCAAACTCATTGATAACACCATCTACCACTAGTCCTTCACCATAATACAGTGCGGAATCATAGTCGGCAAATACACGTAGGATCGTTCTAGGTCCCATACCCTCAGACATATCAATTACAATAAAAACTTTGTTTGATTCAAATTTCATTATATCACCCTAAGTCATCAGCGGTTGCAAGGTCACCAGTGGTGCCCCAGCCATATCCACCAGCAAGGATGGTAGCACCTGGTATCAGTGTATCAGCATCGGTGCAGGCGCAGGTCCAGCAGGTGAATCGGTCATAGTAGCCAGCAAATACACGTGGCACTAGTGCAGTGTTACAGCATGGGCAGATTGGTGCAGTAGTCATTTTGATAATTCCTTGTTTTCTCTCTCAACGGGGATATTATCGCTGAAAACTGGAGGATTGTCAAGTGTTATAATCGCACACTATTTTCTTGTCTTTTATGCAATGGTTGAGCGGCTTGGTGTCTGGCAGTACCCGTATAGTGATAGGTGCAAAGGTACAGCCGGTAAGGAGTGTGGTGAGGAGTAGGATTCTCATACAGGTATATTACTCCATGTTTTGAGTTTTTCTCTTTTTTCTTGTGTGCGAATTTGAAGCATGGCCTCGTCTACTAGATGATGTTCTATACACAGGTTGATCATACATTGTAGGTCGCCTAGTTCTTGTTCTAGGCGTTTGGCATTGTTTAGAATATACCCGCCATGGAGTGTATCAGAATTATATCCAAAGCGGTGTATCTTGGATACTATCTGAATTACTTCGGCAGCCTCTTCTTGGAGTATCGTGAGAATCTCGGTCGTGGTATTCATGTTATGCACCATTAGGTGAACCAAAGTTATCGATTGACCATTGGGTGTGATTATTAGCCTTGGTCTTGGTTTCTTGCTCTATTCGCCACATAAGGATTTCGTTGACATTACGGAGCATTTGAATTTCCCTTGCTGCCTCGTCTAATAGGTCGGCAATGCGGTCAGGTTGATTCTCTTGCACCGATTTGCGGGTCGGTATCTGGCGGCGGATTTCGGCTCGTTTTCGCAGCCGTTCTACTAGGTCTTCTTCGTTCATTTGGGTATATTATACTCTCTGGTGTATTGGCTCGTCACTGAGCCGTGGATAGGAGGTGCCTCGTATTGTACATTGGACTCTACAGGTATACCGAATGCCGAACGAATGATTTTCTTATCGGCTTGGGAGCCGCAGAGTAAGGCACAATGTTCGGCCACTTGCTTGACCAGTTCTTCAATGAGAATGATTTGCTTGGTGTTGGTCAGGTACTCTATATCAATACCAACGGATCGTATAAGTTTTTCGGCGTTCTTATTCATAGTGGTGTCTTGTGAAATAGGTACAGGCATAGACAAATCGTCAGTATAAAACCGGCGTACCAGAAGTGGTCATATTTCATTTTTTGAGCATTTTTGACTGGTTTAATTCAATTTTAATGCTCGGGCAGCAGAATTATTTGCTTCAGAGAATGCATAGTCATTGGACAGGCTATTGTACCCGTCAAAGAATGTCCACTCACCGTTGACCAATCGTTCTACCTTTACATCATACAGTACATCAAACGGACTGCCGTCACAGACAATCCGTACAGTACCAAAGTCTTTTGAAACGTACATTATAAAACTCCTTTAATTTCACTTGCATCAAGAATAATCGACTCACGTATCGCACCATATACTTTGATGGGACTGTTAAGTGTAACATGATGAGACATACCACCACCGTATTTTACACGACTCAGCCGCACAATACCTGATACAGGATACTCACCCATATACATGCCAACCACACGACGACCATCAAGAAAAGATTCACCGACCCGACTCATACAGCCTCCTTAACTGGTGCGAACATTTTAGCACCCTCACGCAGAAACGCCTTCAACTCACGGCGCACCTCAGACGGAAACTCGTCCTCATACTCACTAATAAACATAATCGCTTCAAGTATACCGTAACCACGTGCTTCCCGTATATACTCAACTTCAGCCATTAGATTCTTGTACATTTGACATCTCCAAATCAATTCATCACAGTGTTATTATGGCGGAAAGTCGGGGGTTTGTCAAGGGCTATGATTTGTTTCTAAATTGATAATAGATTTGCGTTTAATGCAGACAAAGCCACCATGCTTTTCTTGCAACAGTATACCGTTGCGATTATTGCAAGCCTCTTCGGCGGCTTCAAATTGACCACGGACTACGTTATAGGCCGTAATGACGATAAGAATACATGATGCGTAAAAACAATACAGCACCACGTATTCCCAGTTAATTTTCCGTAACAGGCGGTTGAACATCGGTCTCATTCCCACTCACACATACATCACCAACAAAAATATAAACATTTGAATCAATGGACTTTTGTGAATACAATTGATTATTATAGCACAGATAAGGGTCTTTGTATCGTTGTGCAGCATAGTATACACCATAACCTATGCCTGCCAGAATCATCAGTATTGGAATATACTTGATATACTTTACCAATTCGGGCATCATGCCCAATAATTTTGGTAGTATTTCCAATAACTGTTTCACTTTATTTTGCCTTTATCTTTCACCGCCTCTGATAGCATACTTCTGATTACTAGTAGCACACGACCTTTTTCTCTTTCGGTCAGGTGTTGTACCAACATGAGTTTGTCTTCATAGGACTTTGCATTATCTAAGAATTCTGCGGGTACTTCTAACTTTTTCTTTTTGGGCTTGAACTTTTTGAGTTTTTCTTTTGTATCTTCGTTATCGTCAGACATGATGGCCTTGATTGGATTGTTCACCGAATCATGCCACTATTTATTCTAATTAGATAACTTCAGGTTCGGTTGTCACAAAGCCAGGTTTGGCAGTCCACAGTTTACCATATCTGCCGCACAATGCAGTACGGTCAGGACCACCTAATCGCATACTGCGGCAAGTTTCCCTTGAATGTTCACCATAAATCGGATCGTCAAACTTCAATGCCTGCGGGTGTAAACAAAAAGCCTCTTTTTCAGAGGCCTCTTGAAAGTGTTTACAGTCCTTACATAGTTTCATTACATCTCACCATATGCTATTGCATCAAGGTCCCACGAATGAGCCGCATACATCATCGCCTCATGTTCGGCATACAATGCATCAAACATCGCCTCATATTCGGCATCAGCATCTTCGGCTAGTGTAGCCTCAGCAATTTCCCTTGCTAATTCGTTAATCATATCTTCATCAGTAATAGGTGCTACGGGCGCAGTCATCACAATCTCCATATCAACTCAAGAATTAATAGTATAGCAGCAAGTGCAAACTTTGTCAAGTCAACCACCACATGCTTTTATTATCTTAATTGCAACATCAATCTCAGGCCAGTCGTTGCGTTCTTGATAACTACCCACGTAGAACCCACGAATGGTATTGAGGCCACGCAGTGCATCAGGACCATAGACATATCTAAAATCATAATCACAACCCCTCATTCTTTTACGAATCACAAAATCATCGTATTCATCCCGATTACCCGCCACGATGAATAGCGGACCTAGTTTAGACTTCTGCATCCATTTTCTCGAAAATTAACATCTTTGCGATATTGATATATTGACGGGCACGATTTTTGTCGTTAAACTCAATCAATTCTTGTGCATCGGACAAGTATGATGCGATTATCATTCCCATACCAGACATTCTAAATGTAAGAGAATCTTCAATTGATTCTAGAATCTCCGCCTTAGTTGAACCGTAGGCTTGCTTTTCCCATTCAAGTTGATTCATCACACACCCTCCAATGCTTCGTAGACATATTCACGAACCGCAGTATCGGTCGCCTCTTCAAAACCTTCTACCCTTGAAATAGCGGTAAGTACATCATTCACACATTCCCAAGAATAATTATGCTCTTTTGCGAAAATCACAATCCCGTCAATCACACGATTGCCGTTGTCTGTAAACATACCATAGTGTCTCATCACATTCTCCATTATTTAAACACAATCAAAGCCAACAGTATGCTGTTAAAGAAGAAACCAACAGCGTTACTAATTATGTATAATTTATCGTTACGACCCAAAGCACGGATCAGAAACAGAAACAATCCGCCCCAGACCATCAACACCATGCTTAGTGGTGGCAACTTATCAGTATAACCGAAAATCACACCAAGGCTAGTAGGAAGAGTAGCAGCATGAATCATAACCATACCGACCCAACCACATGCTTCACTTATATCAAACTTAACAACTTTCTTTCTCATTTTTTACTCACTTTCTCATCACATTGTTAGTATGGCGGAAAGCGGTAAGATTGTCAACCATTATCTGCTAGGGGCCTGCCTTTTTCGCCATAATGATTTCTTTTTGACAACTTTTGTGTCAACTGGTGTTGTCATTTTTGCACCTTTCTTATCAATTGAACATCATCATTCGGTGTCACAAATATTCTTGCACGAATGATAATTTCGTCATTTGCATAATCTTGTTGTTTTGTAAACTCTATGCAATTAGCATCCATAATCTCACGCACCATCAATGAAATTAGTCTATTTTTTACTTCAATATCATCCATTTGTTCGGCTTCATATGGCGACATTTTTAATGTGGTCGTCAACATTTGACCTTGAATAATATAATCTGCACTTGCAGGTGGAAATATTCCAATTGATGGTGTTGAAGCATCTATATTGCCAACTCCTTGACTACTTGGTTTAAGGGTCATTTTATCTCCATAATAAAATTGGTCCGGCTGCCAGGAATCGAACCTGGATCACAAGATTAGAAGTCATGTGTATTATCCATTATACTACAGCCAGAGTGGTGGGCTGTGCAGGACTTGAACCTGCACTCAACGAATTATGAGTTCGCTGCTTTGACCATTAAGCTAACAGCCCGAAATGGTGCGACTAGCCAGAATCGAACTGGCAAACCTTTCGGCGGCAGATTTTAAGTCTGCTGTGTTTACCTATTTCACCATAGTCGCTTAATAATACTTAACGTAGATACATCTTGGGCTTACACGATAGCCATCCATGCGCCACTGTTCTTTCACTCTGTCACGTTCTTTGTGACATTGTTCAAGGCTACGCTGTGGTGCTTCTATCACACCTTTGCTTTGTACAAGTTCAGTGTTTGATTGCAGCATGTATAGACTAATCATTAAAACCCACATTAGTATCCACCTGCCATATTATCTGGTCGTGCTTCACTACGCTGTGGTGCATCGGTATCTTGATCTTTTAAGTGTAGACCAGTCAGACTATGTTCATCACCAATATAACCTTTGAGGAATGTATTGATAGCAATACTCACTCTGGTATCATTGCTTGTTGTTTGTTCTACCATATGTGTAAGATATGATGGGAAAATAACAACATCGCCAGTGCCTACAGAAAACCACCATGATTCTGAATTGTATGGGTTGAAGTTTTCTGTAGGCAAATTGATTCGGTTGTAACCTTCTTTATAAAATGTAATACGATCTTTTTCTTTATCAGTATTCACATAAATGCATCCTGATAACCAACTGTTTGGGTGTGCGTGTTTGTGGTGAAATTGTCCTGTGTCAGTGTAATTCATCCATGACTGTGTAATGTATGTTTCAACAGAATATTTTGGTGCGTATATCTTTTCCATGTAGTAATTCAAATAGAATTGATAATGATCACGAATTTCTTTCATGGCCGGATGATCTAGCACATAACGGTCAGAACTTGTCTTATTGCCTGTGTTTTGTGTCGTAGATTTTGCAGTCTCTTCAAAAAATTCTTTTTCTTCTTTTGTCCAATCACGGTGAAATTTGGCGAACAGCACTGGTGTTGGAAATAAACCATGCACATTAGGCTCAGGCATAATTTTGATCACACTATTTTTTTCTTTCATTTTCTTCCCTATCAATATCTAACCACAAATAACCGGCTTGTTCGTCAATCACTCGTTGTGACCACATCTCTTCATTCTCTAGAACAGGCACATCATATTCTGGTGCCATCCAAGGCTTACTTGTATTTGCTTTCGAAGTATTCATTTACTTTAAACTTTGCCTCTTCCATTGATGCTGCTATGACTTTTACCCATGCTACACCACCGGCAATCTCCATATCAAACGGTACAGGACCATCAAATTGAAATTCTTCCGGCATCACTATTTCAATCTCATACTCTTCAAGATTTTGTATGCGTTTCATTACCGCTTCAAATTCGGCTCGGCGTGTCATAATAATCTCCTATCACTCCATTATACACAACTCGTTTTACAGTGTCAACTCTGTGTGAAGAGTTTCGTGCGCCCATTACAACTATTACCTCATGGTAATCTCTGTCACCATCTGTTTTATGTACCATAATTGCCACACAAAATCCTGCCGGGTTTGTATAGCCAGTCTTACTTACCTGAACACCATTGACTTGTGATAATATGGCAGTGTTCGTATTATGTAGAACTAGGACTCTAGCCTTTTGTTTGACCTGTGTCAAAATTGTTGCCACTTTTTTGGTAGAAATGTCACGAATCTCTGGATAGTTTGCTGATTCAATGACCATCTGTGTTACATCACTGGCGGTGCTTACATTGTATTTACTCAAGCCTGATGGATCATCAAAACTTGTGCTATACATGTCCAACATCAATGCTCTTGAATTCATATGATGAATGAATCGTTGACGACCACCAGGATAATCTGCTGCTAATGTTTCCGCTGCTGCATTATCACTCTTAATCAATAGCATATGAAACAATTCACCACGTGTGTATTCACGGTTTGGCATTTTACTGCCTGCCAATTTACTTAACACAAGTTTGCGGTTCATATCACGATCATAATCTAGTGCAACCATGGCAGTCATCAATTTCGTCATGCTAGCCAATGCACGAACTTGATCAATGTTTTGTGAACGTGTAATCTTACTATCTGTGATATTCGTTACCATCACTGATATGTTGCCGTAAGTTTGCACGGCATATTGTTTTTCTTTCTTTTTTCTTTTGTGTTTAGGCTTGGCATCGGCTGCTGAAACAGTCAGAAAAAATAAAACAAAAAATGCTACAAGCCACTGTGTAAGTGTAAGTTGTTTGTTCATTGGGTGATTGTGAAAAAAATATACGGTAAAGTTATTACCGTAAAGAATACAACGATATAGAAGAATAGATATCTGAATAGAGTGTTCATCGCCCTCTCCTTGGGCGACAACTTATTTCAGTTTATCACCCACTTGTTTAACTGTCTTTTCGTAGCCTTCACAAAGTTCCATGTAGTATTGAACCTCATTCCATGCATGTAGTATTTGAAATTTTGCTTCATACAATGTATTCGTCAGTGCTTTATATCTGTCTCTAGGACCATTTTCAATAAGTGTTATTAAGATGTCAAGTTTGTCAATGATATTAACATCGTCAATGTCAACCTTATCATCATCGCCAAAATTGTCGGGTTCATCTGTCATTTTTCGCCTTTTTCAAGCAGTTTAATTGCATCTTTTGTATACCTTATTTCTTTGTTAAGTGCATCACGGATTTCATGTAATTCTAGCAACTTTGCTCTCAAACGGTTAAGTTCCTCGTTTTCATCCGTGGACTTTTTTTTGGGTGTAAATGTATATATCTCAGCCATAATTGAAAGTTTATCATCACTATCAATTTTTGTCAATCATCCACATCATCTTCATCCATTAATGCCCACATAATCAGAAACCCCATCATAGCAAGAATTATACCGAACACATCACCCATTTGCATGGCAATTACAATTAGAATTAGAAACAATAAAAAGATAAATGTTTTCATTACCATTTCTCCGCTCGTTGCCATGTGTCATCATAGTCTGCCACATAGTCAGTAACATCAGGAATATTTACCACATAATCTTCCATGTCGGGTATGTGTATCTCTTCACCTTTTCTAAGGGCTGTAAGATATTTGCCGGCCTTTGCACGTGTTGCTGCACCTTCGGGTGTTTGATGATAGTCTAATAGTTTTTGTGAACGAACTGCTTTGTCTTCTTCAGTGTGTTCACGCACATTGCCACACGAACGTGAACAATATGGTCCACGTTTATTGTGTGTTGTGCCACATCTAGGACATGTTTTTTGTGCGGGCATTTTCTTCTAGTGTTTTCTCTATGTATTCACAGAGCCAATGACCTAAAATTAAATGACCTTCTTGTATGCGGGGTGTTGATGTTGATGGTATGGCAATATAATAATCAGAGTAATCATACATCCACGTTGTTTTCATACCCGTGAATGCAATATTGACCAATCCATTAATTTTACCAAACTTCATTGCCTCAAGCACATTTGGAGATTGACCAGAAGTTGAAAGATAAATTGCCACATCACCAGGTCTTGAGAGTGCTTGTAGTTGTCTTGAAAAAATATATTTGAAACCCAAATCATTACCAATTGCAGTGAGAATTGAAGTGTCGGTGTTTAATGCAATAGCGGCATATGCATCACTTTGTAAATTGAAATAAGAAACTAATTCACCAGCAAGGTGTTGTGCTTCTGCTGCTGAACCACCATTACCCATGAAAAAGATTTTATTGCCATTCTTTAGTGCATTCACACAGGCTTCAGCGGCAAGTTTAGTTTGTTCTAATGGATTTGGTATTGGTCGTGATGCGAATTCAAGTGGAGCATCTGTCAATAAACAATCAATCACCGCTTTGGTGTCCTTCAAAGACTCATAAATGTTCATAACAATTCCTATGCTGATTGAAAAATGTCCTGTGCCCTACATGTGGTAATGAAATTGATAAATGCCACTGCTTCACTTTCATCTTCATAATAACGAAGAATTGTTTGGCCTGTGTATTTTGAAATGATCATCAATAGAATATAGTGGTCACGGTAGGTGGAGAATTTAATCCACCAACCGTTTCTGACCACCGGCTGCCAAAATTTGGTTTTACCCTCTATATCAAGCCTTAGATTCTTTGTTTTCCGATTTGATGATTTTTTTTGCATCTTCTGCAATGTTGTTATTCAGATTTACCACTTTCTTTGTATATGTAGTAAAACTGTTGTCTGTAACACTGTCAAAATAGGCAATGGTGTGATCAACCAAAATTTTGTTGAAATCAATTGTCTTGATTGTTGCACTTTCAGCCTTGCGCTGAATATCATTCCATGTGTAGAATGTTGGTAATTGTGGTTGATTTAAAAACATTGTAATCTCCTTTTGTAATTGAACTCTTTAATAAGTTGTTCTACATCTGCCGTAGTTTTTGGATCTCTTGTTGCGATAAAATACTCAATTTCAGTCATTTGTCGCTGAGTAAACCAATTAATAAATTTCTTAAACATCGTTGCTTCTCCTTATATACTAGTATATAGTATTTTTTGCTGCTTTGCAACATTTTTAAGAGGCAATTATTTGAAGATTTTTTAGATGTGCCCGTCTAACTTTTGCTGAGACCCAATCATTATAGTATACACTATCCAGTAAAGCATGTCTACTGAATATTTCATAGGTTTCAAAGTAGGAGCATTCGGACTTTGATTTGCAGAGGTGTAGAATAGTCCTGCGGAAATTATGTTCGCCTAATTCGGCAACTTCTCTTTTAAGTGTTTCATTGGAACCCCAATAGGTTTCCCAGTCTGAAGTTTTTCGTATCTTTTTTTTCTTGCCGTTGACTTGCTTGTAGCCAGCGCATGTAAAGTATTTGCGTCCAATATATTTTCTTCCTGTAATAAGATTCTCTATCAGGTAGACAAAACCAAAATGTGTGCCGTCTTCTTCAAACGGCACACCATCGCAATACCATGTCATAGAGGTTCATCATCTTCATCTTCATCAAAATCTTCTTGATCAAGTAAAAGATATTCGCCACAAAAACTACAGTACAAAGGGTCAGTTTCGGTTTCCAATTCATTATAAGAAATGCTGAATTCAGAACTACATGCCGAACACTGGTGATTGATCCTAATCATTTAATTACACCAAGATTGTTTTGCCTCACCGTAGTATTCACGTGCAAAGCCATTTTGAATTAACATTGAACGAAGACTCTGACCATCTAAAACGATATCACCCAATACACGACCACCAAATTTATCCCACCCATAGAGAGTGACTTGACGCTTAGTTGATTTAGCAACGGCGTTGGTTGTAAATTTAGTAGCGGCTTTTCCTCTTTCATCTTCTTGTGGGCATTGGGCACGAAAGCCTTTCTCTGGTGTATCTACTCCATAAATTCTAACGGCAAGTTCAGGCTTCAATGGTGCTGGTAAAAATGGTGCAGAAATGACCACAGTATCACCATCATTTACACGAACGATTTGTGCATCATATGTTACACCTTGTGGTGCTTTCTGTGCCAGAGCCAGTGATGGCACTAACAGTAATGCAAATAATAATTTTTTCATATTGATTCCTTACAAACAAGATTTAAAATGTCAAAACGTGTGGTATTAGGTACATTGAGTGAAACAATGTGTGAATTAACCTCATATGAATTACGGAAAATTACTTTATTGTTCGCATCAACATACAAATCCATGAGAAGCATTAACTTTTGTTTACCACAATGCAATGAACCATAAACATATAATGCAGTCGCAGGAACATCTACGCCATACATGTAATGTGGTTCGTGATATGGTACAAATGCATGAAATTTAACAATCTCATTTTCTGCACCAATCATGCTTTTCTCAATGTATATATCGTGTCCGTCCGACTTGGCTACAAAATACCAGTCGTTTTGATTGTGTATGATTACATCATCTGCTGTGATGTTGAGTAGAAACTCTGGCTGTGCTGCATGTGACGAAATCGCCAAAAAAACAGCAAGTATAAAAGAACATAGGTATTTCATGATACCCTCCGAAACACCTATTTAGAGAATAAATTAAATTACTGGTTACGGCTCCAGCGTCACCTGATCGTTGTGACCGATTTTTCTATTTTAGAAACTTAATTGACTTCTAAGCATGATCGCTTTCTCACCATTTACACGACTACCAGAACTGCCGACAAGTGCATCAAACTTAGTATCAACATAGTTTACCATAAATCTCAAGTTGTCAGTGCAAAACCAAGTTAGACCGTATGTCATAGCAGTAGCACGATTTGATTTACCTGTTGCCACTGTGATTGTGCTTGCATCAAACTCACTCATACGAACACCAACTTGCCATGCACCCTTGCCACCCTTATCAATAGGATTGTTTGGTTTAATCCAACCAAACGCACCATCTTTATATGCATGTGATTCACCAGTCAAATTATACACCGCTTGAACATAATAACCTTTGATTTCTTGATTGTTGCCGGTTAGTGGATCGTATTTGAAGTTGAACTGCTCACCCTGAACTTTGAAACCTTCATACGCAAATGCTGCTTCTAATCCTTGGCGTGTTCTTATAGTGTCACCACTCAACGCTGAACCAGTAAACCAAGCGGACTGCATACGTGATTCTGTTCTACCACTAACTGGTATAACACCACCTTTAATTTCACCTGTGCTATAAGCCGCACCTAAGTGTGCAGTGTATGCTTTGCTGCCTGTTAGTTCAGCAATGTTAGTGGTTACACGACCAATATAATCAAAACCGTCGAACTCTGCGTTCTTATTGGCTTTGCCTCTACTTGCCGCTATGGCATATGTAAGGCCAGGCTTTGGTACACCGTGTAACATGAAACCCGTTTCTTTTGCAGGAATTAATTCTGAATCATTCTGACCAATCAAGCTACGTTCCATAAAATCTAAATTGTTTGAGCTAGTCAATTGTTCAAGACTGAATGGCATTTTAAACAAACCAAATTGAAATTGCATCTCTGGATTTGCTGCATAGTTTACCCACATTTCATCTGCTGTTGATGATGTAGAACTAAACCCATCGCTTGCACCAAAGTTTGCTAATAATTGATACTTAAAATCTTTAGCAAACTGACCACGAACACCAAATCTACCACGGCGCATCTCTGCTATGTTTTGGTACGAATCTGTGGTTTGACCGACACCATAATCTGGCGTGTAGTGTCGATAGTCCATATGAATTCTACCTGTAAGTTGAATGGTGTTGTTACCATCTTTTGATTTAAGTCCAATTCCATTTTCTGTGACTGAACCATCGTTTGCTCTTGCTTGTCTATATTTGACTGAATCGCTAACGTCTTTGTCAATTCGCTGTTCTGCAAACTTTTTGTTTTCTTCTCTTTCTTCATATGCTTTGAGTTTTGATTCATATTCTTTTTGAGTGATTACATTTTTCTCTCTGAGAATATTCAATGTGTCTTTATACTCATCAGCATATGCAGGAATTACTGCTGCTAGTGCAACTACGATAGAAAGTTTTTTAAATAGTTTCATGATATATCCTTATTTCCAAATTGGGTTGTTGTCTGGACCACGGAAGTCTTTCTTCCAGTTTTCCTGTACGAGTTTAATTACATCGGCTGGCATGTGAACATATTCCAACTCTGTTGACATTTGACCGCCGTTCTTATATGCCCAGTCAAAGAATTTAAGAACTGCACGACCTGTTAATGCGTCTGCTTGTTGCTTGTGCATGAGAATGAAACTTGCGCCTGTTGCTGGCCAAGCATCTTTACCTGTTTGCCATGTGAGTAACAAATACATTCCTGGTGCATTAGCCCAATCTGCATTGGCTGCGGCTGCTTTAAATGTTGTATCATCCGGTAATACAAAGTTACCATCACGATTCTTTACTGATGCAAATGCAATCTTGTTTCTCTTTGCAAATGCATACTCAACATAACCAAATGCACCTTTGATACGTTGTACTTGTGCTGCTACACCTTCGTTACCTTTACCACCCACACCAACTGGCCACTTCACTGCTGTACCTTCACCTACTGCCTTTTGAAAGTCTGCATTTGATTTGCTTAGAAAATTAGTCCAAATAAATGTAGTACCTGAACCATCTGCACGATGAATAACTGTAATATTCATAGCAGGTAAATTTACACCAGGATTTAAATCAGCAATTGCTTTATCATTCCATTTGGTAATTTTACCAAGATGAATATTTGCAATTACATCTGGTGTCAACTTTAGTTTACCTGCATCAATGCCATCAAGATTATAAACTGGTACAACACCACCAATGATTGCTGGAAATTGTACAAGACCTTCTTTGTCTAGTTCTTCTTTCTTGAGTGGCATATCACTTGCACCAAAGTCAACCGTCTTGGCTTTGATTTGACGGATACCACCGCCTGAACCGATTGATTGATAGTTTAGACCAATGCCTGTGGCAGCCTTGTATGCTTCTGCCCACTTAGCATAGATTGGAAATGGAAAAGTCGCACCGGCTCCAGTTAATTCTGCTGCGGATGCGACTCCTGTAAATAACAATAATGATACTAAAAAATTCTTCATTTTATCTCCTTTGAGTTAGACTACTAAAATTATTCTGCTGTAACGGATCCGTCACAATTTGGAATTTTTTTTAATAGTCCAATCGCCGAAGACAATCAGACTTTATATTTAGTATTATGCGGCTTTACCCCACACATTTTCCCAATTACCCGATAATGCACCTTTTGAATAATCAGTTGCACGATTTTCAAAAAAGTTTGTGTGTGTTGGTGCATTGATCATCTCTTCAACCCATGGAAGCGGATTCTTTTTAACTTTGAATACACCCTTGAGACCCAGACTAATGAGGCGACGATCAGCAATGTAGCGAATGTATGATTTAACGTCATCAGAAGATAAGCCAGACATGTCACCCATATTGAAAGCAAGATCAATAAACTTGTCTTCAAGTTCAACCATCTTTTCAGCAATGGTATAAATTTTTGATTTGAGGTCGTCATTCCATATTTCCTTATTCTCTTCGATATAAGTGCGGAATAATTTAATCATAGACTCAGCGTGTTGTGTTTCATCCACGATTGACCAAGTAATAATCTGACCCATGCCTCTCATTTTACCTTGGCGTGGGAAGTTAAGTAACATGATAAAGGAACTGAATAGTTGCATCCCTTCGGTGAAAGCAGAGAATACTGCAATATGAGCAGCAGTAGAAGCCCTATCGCCATTCTGTGCGCTAAGATTAAGAACGTAATCATGTTTATCTTTCATTGCTTGATATTCCATAAACTCAGTGTACGTAGTGTCTGGCATACCAAGTGTTTCAATCAAGTGTGAATATGCTGCAATGTGCAGTGCTTCACGTGCCGCAAAACCCAATAGCATCATTCTTACTTCAGGTTGAGGAAAATAAGGTAGGTAATTATTAACATAGCCACCTGCAACATCAATGTCACCCTGAGTAAAAAATCTGAATATATGAGTGAGAAAATTCTTTTCGTTCTGCGTAAGTTTATTCTTCCAATCCTTAACATCTTCAAGCATCGGTACTTCAGTGTGAAGCCAGTGAGATTGTTCATGTTTCAGCCATGATTCATATGCCCATGGATATGCAAATGGTTTGAATGATGTTCTTTCGTCTGTTAATCTTGTTTCGTGCTTTTTAATCATTGATGAATGCCTCTAGTTCTTGTTTTGTTTTATTTCCTACTATTCTTTTTGATGGTATATTATCCTCAACGATTACCAATGTTGGTACACTACGAATGCCAAACTCTGCTGCGATTTCTGGATGTATGTCAATATCAACAACTTCAATCGGCAAATTCGTGTTTACTTCTTCCAATGTTTTGGCTAACATCTTGCATGGTCCACACCATGATGCAGTAAATCGAACGACCTTTTTCATTTGCCCTGACCTCTATATTTTTTGTGTGAACGTTTTTCGTGTTTATTCATGCTTGCTGTTTTCTTTTGACCGCCTTGTTTTGTACGTTTATGTACTTTTTTATGTTTGTTCACTAGACCAGTTTGCTTAGCCATAATATCTCCTTATTTGCTTTTGTACTTCGAATCCTGTTTTGCTTCAAGTTCTCTTAAATCATTTGCTACATCAGATACACCATGCCAATCTTCAATTGCAATCATTACTTGTAGATATTCTAACAAAATTGCTTTCTGTGTTTCAAAGTTACTATAGTCCTTTTGATTCAATTTTCTCTCCTATATGAAATTTCATACCAACATACGTGCCCACAAATGCTCCTAATACCGCTGGTATAATCATCATGTTGTCGTTGGTGTAGTTGATGATTGCCACACCACCTAAAAATGTAATTGCTGACGCCCAAATGCTTGATGCAAGTGGTCTATCATTTTGCACTGATTTAAGTAACTGTGTATAAACAACGTCTGTAACAAACATACACACAAAAGTAAAAATATATGCCCACATTATTCTTTTTTCTCTGCTGGTTGTACTATTACTGTTTGTGGTGGCTCAGGCCAAACTTTGTCTTTAATTGCATTAGCACCAATCCAACCCCATGCACTAAAAAATCCCCACACAATCATATCTAATATCATTTTACTTCTCCAATAATTTATTCACAAACTCTCTCAGTAGTTTATGATGTCTCCCATGATGCCAATGTTTATGCAAATATGGTTTACTGTACCAATACTCTTCTGCTTCAAGGTGTGGACCTATAAGTCCTATTTTGTTTTGTATAATTGCTGCCGGATCGCCGTTGCTGTATCTTGCGATTGTTTCAAACTTTGATTCGTTTCCGATAAATGCAGGTCCATCGTAAAAGAAGAACCTTTCTGTGTTGCCTTGCCAGTCACATTCAACTGCTTTGGAATAATATCGTTTAGTACAGGTATTTGGTCGTCGTATGTATTGCTTGGCTTCAACGCCATCCATAATGTCCAAAAAATGCTTGTCAGCCCAATAAGCACCCATACAAATACCGAGAAATCTACCACCATTTCTAATGTACTGTCTGACACTAGATTCATGATATTTAAACATATGGTCATAGGTGTCAGCATCGCCAATGCCACCAGGAAAACAAACAAGATCCACATCGTTGAAGTAATCGTCTTCGATTTCATGTTTGGTAAAAAGTTTATAGTTATAGTTAGCACCAAGTGCTTTGATTACACCATTACATGATTGTACAGAACACCTTGGGTGCTGTACGAAAAGAGCAATTGTACAACTCATTTTTCTTCTTTTTTATTCTCCTGTTCTTTCTTCTGTGGTTGTGGTTGAACAGGAGTTTTTTCCTTGTAAGTTGGCCTCTTTGGATGTGGCTTTGGTTTCTTTGGATTTAATTCGAATGACATTTAGCCCTCACACGCTAAACAGACCTCCTCAGTAGCCAGTTGCTTCAAATCAATTTCTTGTATAATTTCACGTTCAATCTTTTTGGATACTTTGTCGGCCTTTGCTAGTTTCTCTGAACGGCAGTAATACAATGTTTTCAGGCCTTGTTTCCATGCCTGAAAGTGTACTGCATGTAAGTATTTAACATTCACATCAGGTCTAAAAAAGAGGTTAATGGATTGCGCCTGGTCAATGTAATGCTGTCTGTCAGCGGCGTGGTCCACAACCCATCGTTGGTCAATTTCCATACCAGTTTTGTAGACATCTTTGGTGTATTCATCCAGGAAATCCAAGTGCTGGACGGAACCGTCGTTTGCAATAATACTTGACCAGATTTCTTGATAGTCCAATTTGTTGTCTGCATCACATTTCTCCTTGATGATTTTATCCAAGAATTTGTTTTTGTTTAGAAAAGCGCCTGAAAGAGTGTCTTGTCTATAAGCATTAGCACGATAAGGCTCAACGGAGGGACTAGTGTTGCCCATAATAATGGAAGATGAAGCATTAGGAGCAATGGCAAGCATATGGCTAAACCTTTTACCTGTACCAACAGCATCAGGAGCCTCACCTCTTTCTTTTCCCAATTGGAGATTTGCATCATCTAATCTTTCACGAATATGTTTGAACACTTGATTGTTGAATGACTTTGCTACTGCCGATTCAAACGCAATATTTTTTTTCTGAAGAAGAGCATGATAACCAAGAGCCCCCACACCAATACTGCGCTCTTGTTCAGCAGAGAACCTGGCTCTGTGAATAGCATCAGGAGCATTGTCAATAAAATACTGAAGTACATTATCAAGCATTTCCGCCACGTCCCGCAGAAAAAGTTCATTACTCTTCCAATCATCATAATACTCCAAGTTTACAGATGAAAGGCAACAAACCGCTGTGCGCTGTTTATCTGTAGGTAAAATAATTTCTGAACACAAATTTGATTGCTTGATGCTCAGACCTTTTTTCTTCTGAAAATCTGGCATTGCACGATTGCTTGTATCAATAAAGTGAATGTATGGTTCACCCGTCAGCATACGTGTTTCAAGAATACGCTGCCACAATTCACGTGCAGATACTTTATCTTTGACTTCACCACTATGTGGATCTTTAAGTTCCCATGTATCATCGGCATCATGGTCAAGCATACATGTTTCAATTATATGCATGAATTCATCTGTAATGTTAATTCCATGATGTAAATTCAGTGTGCGTAAATTAGGATCACCTGTGGGTTTACGCATTTCTAAGAAAGAAATAATATCAGGATGAGAAATGTCAAGATAAGCAGCATAAGAGCCACGCCTTGTACGACCTTGTCTATATGCCAGTGAAGATGCATCATAAGTACGTAGATGAGGCATGATGCCAACGGACTTATCATCAGCAGAACGAATTCCCAATCCAATTCCAACTCCACCTCCCAACATTGAAAGCCAATTTACTTCTGAAAGAGTGTTAACCAAACCTTCTGCACTATCATCAAGATAGGGGAGAAAACAACTAATAGGCAAGCCACGCTTACTACGGCCAAAAGACAAGATAGGAGTAGAATAAGAAAGCCAATGCTTACTACTGTAATCGTAAAGCCTCTGAGCATGAGCAACATCACTTGCAAAGGCAGCGGATACAAATGCAAATCTTTCTTGAGGACTTGATTCAGTCTCTCGCATGTATGATTCTTTGAGTCTTTTAATTCCGAGTTCATCAAATAATTTATCTCTCTCTAGGTCTATTGTAATGCTGCTAATATCTACCATTTCTTCTCCATTGTTATTGTTCTAGTGCTGCTACTACATTTGGAAATTTATCTGCAATAATTTTCCAGCAGGCCGCTGCCACTTCGGCATGTTCTTTCTGTGTACCATTTTCCTTACGCAACTGACAGTAGTGGATCCAACTACGCAATGTACCATTCATGTACATACGTGACTGTGTGTTGCCTTCTGGTAATACTGCACGTGCTTGTTCTTTTGCAATACCATTCGCTATCGCCCAATCGTATGCTGTTTTTGCTTCAGCAATTAGATTGACTTGCTTAATTTTCCATTCCGACTGCAATTCATTATCGTCAGTCTCAATAGAGTTTTGACGATTCTTTGTATCTTGTAGCCTTGCTTCCCGTAGTTCAAAACCTAAATCTTTCGTTGGATCAGCATATCGTTGGCTGAATTCTTGAAAGGAAAAACTACGATGTCGCAAGATTTGTCTTGCAATGTCCCGTGTAGTGTTTATTTCCATAACAACGTTGACCATTTCAAATGGTGACCAATGTTGATTTTTGATGAGATAACGAATTAATTTCTCATCACCTCTTGTCATATTCTGATTGCTTGGATTTGATACACGTGCCATGTGTACAATCAAATCTTCAGCGGAGTTGTGACCTGCATACGGTGCAGTCACACCAATTAACTTCACGTTCATAATTTCTTCCAAAAAGTAAATTTGGCTATAGCCTCAAGTCCATAAAATGTATTACTATCTATGATTTCCTGGATTTCGCCTGTTGAAAAACCATTTAACACCATCTCATTAATATCTTTACCATCTATGTTATCAGGCCAAATGACGACATTGTGATTTGATTTGATTGCATTTTCAATCAACTTGCACACTTCTTTATTTCTTGGTTCATTGTCAAATACAAGCGTAATTTTTTCTGCTTGAATATTTTTCACTGTTAGAGCAAGATTTGCGTCACCTGATGCTACACAATTCTTCAGAAACAAACTATCTAGTGGACCTTCAACAAGATACACACGTTCTTTTAAATTCACACGATCCATGCCAAAAACAAGTTTATTATCAGAATCGTCTGTTCTCAATGTAACATAGCGTAGTGTGCGGTCGCTTGTCTCTAATGCACGACCCGATACAGCAATCAATTCATTCTGGTAATTAAAATAAGGTATAACTAGTCTTGCATCTTCAACTAGATTTTTATCGTGATTTGGAATTAGCGCATCACAAAATGCTTTGTAGTTTGAAGTGAACAGCAACTTATCATAATGTTCTTCGGGGATTAGCCGATTCTCAGCATACGTTAAACAAAAATGTCCACTTGGTAAACTACTGAGCCATTCCCCATGTTCAAATATGCTGCGCTTTTTGATGTGACCAAATTTGGGTGGGTTGGTGACGATTCGTGGTGATACTTCACTTTTTCTGTGATACGTGTTGGCAGTTCCGGTTGTGCCCGACTTATATTTTTCGAGTACGTACTCTCCATGTAAGGATGAGTCGATGTGCTTGAGGAAATTGGCGACATTTGTTCCTACTCCACAGTTATGACAGCGGTAAAATAAATCATTACCCTTGGCGAAAACATAGCCTCGGGCTTTAAGTAAATTTGTTTTGGAATCGCCACAATAAGGGCATGAAAAATTCCACAGATTGGTATTCTTCTGCTTGAAGTTACGCAAGCGGGAAGAAACCATTCTCACATATTTTGCATCAATGTATAGAGCCATATCTTCATTATAACACTACTACTCACAAAAATCAATTAATTAAAAAACTTTGCCAGGTATTCAAATTTGACGTTTGAGATCATCCATGCAACAACGACAACACCGCCGGCAACCATCCACTTCCACTGCATCAATGACTTTAGATCGTCATCTTCTTTTTGATTGTGTTCGGTGATATGATCACGTAATGATTTGATTTCATCCATGATTCTACGCTCAGTCAGTTCTATTTTATCCGATAGATTTCTGTCTGTGGTAGTAATACGTGAATGAAGTTCTTTGATATCGCTTACGGTATCTTCTTTGCGTTTGTCCATGTCTTTGTAAATCTGATTGACAATATTGGCATTGTTATCGGTAAGTTTTTCGATAACACGGTCCATCTTCTCACAAAGGTCTACAAGTGTATAGACCTTTTCTTTGAGAACGCCAACCTCTACTTTAAGTGCTACATCTCCGTCCATTTTATTTCTTCTCAGGAATCTTTGTGCCCTCTAGTTTCTTATGAACTTTGATGGTCTTGCAAACTTCTTTTTCTTTTTTAGTTTTGTTATCAAACTCTTTGACACAAACTTTCTTTTCTTCAGCGGCAAATGCTGCTTTGGTCAATGGTGCAAAAAGCAGAAACAAAATCATTGATGCTAGGGCAAGTTCTTTTTTCATTTCTTTTCCTTGTTAGTAAATTTTTCAGTTGCGGTAAAACCCAACCCACCAAGGACAATATACATTATAGCATCAATTGTCTGTGGATTCAACTTCTTTTCAAAAAACAATTCGGCAATAAAACCCGTAGCAAGCAAAAGGAATGCCAAAAAGGTAATTAACCTTTTGCTGCTAGGATTCTGTTCATTTTCTCCAGATAATGCTTTAGCAATAAAACTAATCATAGTTCTGGATGTAGTGGTTGTGCTGGTGCTTCTTTACCACCAAAACCTGTTGCAACTGCTGGTGCAAATGCTGCTACTGCGGCAACTGGTGCAGCAATTTCTGCACTGCTAGTTGAAAACGTTGCACTAAAACCACCACTTGGTGGCAATGAAGGTGATGGTGTTGGTACATATGGCTTGTTTGCAGCATCAATCGCTTTTGCTCTCAAGTCTTTGTCATCACCTGCCAACATAATGCCTGACAGTGTACCAGTCAAGAATGTGGCAATTGGAATAATTAATTCAAAAAATTTGTTGTCAACAGGACTCATACCGTTCATTGGCTGAGTTACAAAAATCAAACTGTATAGAACAACAAATACAATACCAAATAGTGTTAAACCTAAAACGATACCAATAAAGAACTTCAGTCGTGCATTTAGTTCCTCAGTAGTGTATCTTTCTCCTGACCATAGATCCTTAATCATTTGCATTCTCCTTTACTTGGAACTTGTTGAAATTGTGTTGATGGTGAAGGTTGACCTGTTTTATTTTTTTCGTAATGAGTCAAGTCTTCAGGACAAGTTCCGTTTGCGCTACAATATGGTTTCTTACATTGTTTCTGATCCCAATTTTCTGGGTCTTGGCAAGGATAACGATAGTTCTCTTGACAAGCAACCAGTAATGGAAACAATAGAAGTGCTAGATATTTCATTAGTGTACTCCTAGAACGTGAAGTGCATGTTCATAATGTTTCTTGCGATCTTCAAGTCCTATGGTGCCACCATTGATTCTCTTGGTCATTGTAAGAATGTCACCTTTGTCTGCCCACTGATTGAGTTTGTTTGTTTCCCAAAACCAACATGCAGACTGTGCAGCGCCTTCAAAGGTCTGTGTGTATTCGGCTGCTTCTTCAGGTGTTATTTCTAATGAAGCGGCAAACCAAGTATAGTTTGTTTTGCCGGTCAGTTGAATGAGTCCTCTACCACGATATTTGAATCCATCACCAGATGCTTCGTTGCCGTTACCCATGCGGTCAGCATAGATACGATTTGCAATCTTTTCTGGTTTCTTTTCGTATGCTTTTGCAGTTGCCATATCTGGAAAATATTTTCCGAATATCTTCATCAGACTTTCTGCTTTGTAGTTCAAGTTTTCAGTAAGAAAAACAAAACCACCAGACTCATGGGCGCACTGAGCAATAAACGATGCTATGCGTTGTGGTGTATTGATTTCATAATCTGGAAGTAATTGGCTTAACGCCTTGTGCCACTGGTCAATGTATGGGTTCTTTGGTAGTAATTGTTTTAATTGTTCTTTTGTGAGTTCCATGTTTTTCCTCAGGTATTATTTTACGGAATCAAAAATCTCCTTTTGTAATCTATACCATTCTATCCACATGTCAACTTTGTCACTACACTTATGATACTCCATGTAGTTATCAGATACGACCGTAATCACTTCACTCAGTTTGGTCGTTCCTTCTTGCACTTGCGTCAGTGGCGGGCAAGGTCTCCCTAATGATTCTGGCATTTCGGGAAACTTGCGAGCCACTGGTACTGTTGTACTACAGCCCGATATCAATAAAACTATAAGTAATTTTTTCATGGCTTCTTGGCTGCTTCGTTCAAAATGCTTACTACGTTAGAATCAAGTTCGCATTTTGCATCAATAACTTTTTCCACTTCTTTAATCTTTTGGACAACAATCTCTCGTTTTTCAACGACTCTCTTTGTTCTCTCTCGGATTTTCGTTTCGATAACAACATTTGTCTGCTGTGATTTCGCTTCTGCATCTTTTATTTTCTCCTCTAATTCAGCCACTCTTTGGCGCCATTCTTGCTCGACGCTATAGCCTCCTTTCCAGTATATACCGATGCAAAGTAATGCTATGGAAACGTATTTAATAACGTTTGCATAGTTGCCAATAAATGGCAGTCTACTACCTAAAAAACCCAATACGGCACCAACGGCACCGCAGATTAAAACAGTGTTGATGATGAATAAAAGAAAGCCCGATGGCAAAAAACTAAGAAGCCACATTTGACTTTCTCTTTATAAATGAAATGAATGTTGCAGTCTTACGTTTCTTCACGCCGGGTTCACCTTGTGGTCCTACGCCGACACCTGCAATTGCACCACCACCCACAGCGTTAGTGGGCGCACCGCCCATGGCTCCAGCATCCTCTTTGAGTGGTTTGCAGACTTTATCGGTGCTACACCAATAATAACCTGCGCCACATTCTTTTTTAAATTCGTTCGACATAGTTTTATTTATGTGATTAGTACCCTGTTCCACCCACATTATAGCCAGTATATACAGTCCACGATGTTCCTGTGCTATTTCCTACCATGACATAACTCTGATTGGCAGTGACGCCACGATTTGATGGCCCCAAATCACCACCTGTCAATTTCGCTGTAGAACTATACAAACCAGAAATGACACCAACATTGTTGTTTCCTCTTGCTTGTACACCAACAAGCAATTCAAGCCATGGATTACCCGCAGTCAAACTTGGATTGAAGAATGTCAATTCATACACCATGTTAGGGCTGCCCGGTGTACCTGATGTTGATGCCGTACCTTCCCAACGCAGTCTTCTATAATCTGTGCCTGAAGCAATTGTAGATACTCTTTGCCAAGAATTGTCAGCACCAGCAAAAAAGATTTTATTGAGTGCTGGATTACTTGCACTTAAACCATTGAACACAGTTGAACCAGAACCAAATGTTACATAATAATTTGAGTTTGGGAAAAAACTTGTATAACCAGTGCTGTTATATGTCCAAGTAAAAGGAAGTGATACATTTGTGTTAGCATCGTCACCTGTTGCAGATATGATAGATGTCCAACCAGAAGCAGGAAAAGGACTTTGTGCGCCAGCACCAAGAACGGGTGCTTTCGTTCCAACTTCTAATGTGTAAACACCACTGGGCAATACACCAATACCACCATTGACATCAATACCACCTGTTATTGTTATGCCTGGTCCAATGATGATTGTCATTTTAGATTTCTGAGAACCTCTGCGACATTCATATCAACTGGTATTTCTGATGATATAATGTCTGTATTGTTGATGCCACGAACTTTTTCGGGCATGAGATTTAAAAACAACAAGTATGTTTTGAGTATACTATAGTCGTCTTTATTGGTATGATAAAACATAATTCTTGTTGATACTTCAGGACCAAAAATATTGTACAGAACAACAATATGATTGAGTATCAGACGCTCACGCATTTCACCATGTTTAGAATAACGTCTGAATAATCTTTTGAGATAATTCAATCGTTTCATGTCTTCAGTGAATTCACTCATAACGCAATTAGGCCTATCATAGGCCTTTGCTGCGTACAACATTATATTGTCATCGGTTAGATTCTCAAAAGACATAATCAATGAGGCTGCCCGAAAGCAGCCTCTATTTCAATTAAGCGTCAGGTGCGATAGCGTCATCGGATGCATCACCTTCCATTGAACCCATTGCTACTAGAGTTTCAAATGTGGTACGACCGTTACGACCGCCCATTGTAAAGGTGAATGCTGTGTTACCGAATGTGTTTGCTGTTGGTGTACCTGTGTACAAACCAGCGTTCGTAACTGTGACTGCTGTAATCCTACCAGTAGCAGCCGTTGTTACACTGACTTGTGCAGAGGTATTGTTTGTACCACCACCAGACAATATCAGTGTATATGTGCAGGCTGTTGCTGCTGGACCTACAGCATTAGTATTTGCTGCGACCGAATCAATTCCACCTGCGCCTTTTGTACGTGCTACCCAACCAGCGTGTGTTGGTGTACCGTCAGTGATTAGACCTTCTTCTGTCGTATCAATACCAAATACACCAAACTCTACGTTAGTACGAGTGGCACTCATATATGTGTTGCCAAATACTGATGAAGGCTGTGAATTAGCCAGGCTTTCACCAGTAGTTGATGTATCATAGCCAGTCAGACCTGAAAAGTTTGGAGCATTGTTAGATGCGTCTACATTTCCCCAAAGTGACATGTTTTTCTCCTATAAATCTTTGATTAGTTATTTATGTTTTCTGTATATCGCTAGACAATTCGGGGTCTTTTTGAAACTTATCCGATGCCTGTTCTTGTTCTTGTTTTTTGCCCTTTGCGGCATCTCTAACAATCTGAGCCTTGCGTGATAGAGTTCTTGCTGCTGCGCTTGGATCGTCAGTGTTTTCACTCACAGACTTCCAACCACCACCCATTTCTTTGTATTTCTTCGCAGCCCAACCGTTAGCATATGCTGAAGGATATACATCAAACTTAGATTTTGCTTGTGCTTTAGCCTGCGCCCACTTCTCAGGTGATGTAGGCACATTCTTTTCTTCAAGATATTCAACATCTTCACCCATTGCTCTTTTTTGACTCTGTGTGTATTTTCTTTGTTTAACTGGTGACATAGATGCCATTGAAGCCTTTTTTCTGTCTCTTTCTACTGCACTATGATAACCACTTCTCAATCTAACTGCCTGACCCAGATGTTCATCACCCGCTTCATCATGTCCTTTTGATCTGGCGTCTTTTCCTTTTTTTGTGGCTATTTTTGCAGCACGATCCAAAAGTGCAGGCGAAAGTTCATCAAGTTGTTCAGTCTCTTCTTTGACATGACCATACTTCTTTTTGTACCAGTCGGGCATACCACTCTTTTGACGGAAGTATCTTACTGTTGCAGAATCGTTTGCTTGATCACGATATTTGTTTTCTGCTGTTGTATTATGGCTCTTCATTGCTTCTGCTGCTTTATGGGCATCTTTGGCAATATATTCCAATTCAGCATTCGTCTTCTTATGATACTCATGACCTTCTAGTGGATGGCGCTGTGATGGGCGACCTTCAGTGAGTTCAACTTCTTCTTTGTTGTATTTCTTTTTTAAATACTTATCAACCTTGCGTTCGTATTCACCTTTTGGTTTCTTAGGAACAGGAGTGCCGTGTGGTGAAGGAACATATCGTTTAACTTCTTCATTCAGTTCACCACGCAGATAGTTGGCTGCTGTAGAGATATAATCTTCAGCAAGTGTAATCTTTGATTGAACCCATTCTGGCAGATTTGTGTTTTCTTCCATCAAGTCCATCATGTCTTGTGCATTGAACATCAGTGAACGAATTTGTGACATCGCCATATCACCTTCATAATCATACTCACGTGCATCTTTTGCTTCTTTAATTGGTGTAACAATCGTAGAAGACTTATATGGTTTTTTAACTGGTCCAGACACAAATCGTCCTTTCTTTTCTAATTGTTCATCAATCTCTGTTTCTTCAGAAACTCTTGATGCTTTCATGATACCACGAATCAGTGGTGCTTTGAGTTGCTTGTGTCTTGGAACAGCAATGTGTTCTTTTGACTTTGGATGCCCATATACATCATGGCCACCACCTGTGCGTTTCAATGTCCAACCTGATTTGCGAAGATGAGCATGAACATCACGTGTCTTCATGCTTGACTCTGGCATCTCATCAAGTTGTTCAACTTCTTCCACTTTATATTTCTTTTTGATTTCAGATTGCTTCGCAAGTCTTTCTTTATCGTCAGAAATACCGTAAGAATGACCCAACTCTTTGTAATAGTCGGGATGTGGTAGTCCCGACTTCTTACGCAGAGCCATTTGTCGTTGATGTAATTTATCTGCGACTGACATGATTAGTCCTTCTTGGCCATTTTCGTTGCAGTTGCATACATTACCGACTTAGCACGTTCACCATAACGCTGTTTGAAACCAGAAAGACCTTTCTTCATACCCATTACGTAATCTTCTTTCTTCTTGGCTTCACCTTTTGTTAGTTCACGTTCTTCAATTTGCTGAACACTTTCTGGCATTTCTTTTACACCAGTTGTCTTACCTGCTGCAACTTTTGGTTGTTTCTTTTTGCCTTCAAAACTTGCTTTTTGGTCTTCATACTCTTTTGTGAACTCATCGTTTGTTGGTTCTTCTGACAACGATTCTTCTTTACGAAGTTTGCTCATTACTTCGCCAGCCTTTTGTTGTTTTTGTGCTTGATATGCTCTCTCTTTTGAGATAACATCCTTTACCACACCAGCAGCACCTTTTGCAACATCCATAATACCTTCTTCAATTTCTGTTGCAACAACGCCGTTTACTTTATCTGCATCAATAACTTCAATCATTCTACCATCAATATCCATCTCTTCTGTTTCAATTGGTGCTAACACTTTCAGACCATGCTCATTGTACAGTTCAAGCATCTCTGTGAATGATGTTGATTCGTTCACACGTGTTGAACGCTTAAAGTTTTGACGGGCACCATAGCCACCCTTTTTCTTCGGTGCATCATCTTCATCATTGTCATCTTTGTAGTCACGCTTGTGAACTAGACCTTTTGCTGTCTTTGTGACTGAGCCATGTTCTGTTTTACCAGCATCCATGCGCTTCTTTGCATCTGCTACAGTTGGAAATGCTTCGTTCAGTTGCTCTTGTTCAGTTGCTTCAACTTCTTCGTTCTTTTTGCCATAGAAGTTATCTTTGTACATGCGTGATGTTGCCTTACGCAGACCTTTTGTGCGATCTTTTGTCTTGTCGGCAATTGCTTTGGTCACATATGAACCAAGTGCTTTTCTGCCCGCTGGTGTATCACCAACTTCATCTAATTGCTCAACTTCTTCTTTCTTCATATCTTTTTTAGCACGTAGAAGTTTGAAGTCGTGAGCATCAACTTTGCCATTTTTGTTGGCATCAATTTTATGCTGATTGCCTTTTAGTTGTTCTTGTTGTAGAACCTTTGCTGCTGCTTCTGCTACACTTTTCAGTGCTTTGTCATTGAAAATTGACATTTTAGTTCTCCTGATTTAGTTTTTGTTATCTTGTGACTTCTTCCCAATCCATCGATGCGTAGATATCAGAACCATTAACTGATGCTGCCACGCATAATGTGAGTTCGAAGGGTGTATTGGTCAATCCATTTCTTTCTAATTGAAATTTGAATAGTGCTTCTCTAAGAATATCCACTGGTATAGAACTTTGTGTAGTAGAAGTTGTAAAGCCCGATGCTAATATTCTTCCACCTGAAATTGTTGCGGCATCTAATTTATATTCAACAGCAGAATTAACTCCTGCACTTTCCCATGTTCCACCTGTTGTTGTACCACCCGCCCTGAGTTGCCAGTTATAATATGAGTTGTTAGTTAATGCTAATAAAGATAGTGCAGTAATAATGACAATCGCATCTAATCTATCCGATTTCAATCTCAAAGAAATGAGATTATAATATGTTCCAGCAACGGCCAAATCAATTGGGCTAGTAACTGGTGTCTGAACGGCTTGCTGAGATCCAAGCAATTCATATCCACCTTCAGACATAACGGTTGAACAAATCTGTTTGAGTGTGGAATTACTTGTTGTAATATCTGTGTTCTTGATTTCATAACGCAACGGTAAAGATGCCGTTGTCATATAAGGAACCAAATTCTTATTATCATTGTGAAATATGTGGGCAGGAACCATTTTACCATCAACCACAAATCCACAACGAACATCACCAACGCCAAGCCATTCAACATCCATCCAAAGAATATTTGTTTTACTTATATCAATGCCATCAGTATGTTCAGCACCACCACTTTGAGATGAATAACCCGTGCCGTCAAACTTGTCTATATTCCAATCTGTTTGTGCAACTTTTGTTTCTGTAATTGTTCCTGTTGTATTACTTCTTAGCACAAAATAGTTTGTTGTACCCTCATTCTCAAAATAGATACCGTTTTCGGCGCCATAATAACCAACTCTCTGACGAACATTTGCTTTAGGTGTTTCCATAGCAAATGACGACATCATTAACAAAGACTTACCTGGTTGATATGAAAACACTCTTGTTGTTTCACGAATGACTTCAGCATTTGCTGTAGTTCCCACAGTCATCACAATCATACTTTGATTGTTTACAAAAGCATATGAACTATTTCCTGCTGTATTTGATGTTGACCACAGTCCGTTATCAGCAAAGCGATGTGTACTATCAAAAAGAGTAAATGGTTGTGATAGACGAAGACGACCAAACGCATCTGTGATTGTACCAGATGGCGTAAGACGATCAGACATCATATTCACCTCATAACGAGTGAATACTTGTCCTGAATCTATCTTATGTAAGTCGGTTCTAAACTGTGCCACTTAGCAGTTCCACTTTCTCAATGCTTTATTAATACGTGAATCTGGATCACGTGCTGTCTTTGCTGATGTTAGTCTACGCTTCATCCCACCCATTCTGGCGCAAAATGACTTACGACGATTTGCTGCCTTAGAACCTGCTTTTAGTTTACTTGGTTTCGTTGTCACAGCAGTTTGTAATTTTGAACCAGGATTTTCACGACGATATGACTCAACACCTTTTTGATTCAAACCACCTTCTGGATTTTTACCTTCTTTACGCTGCCATGCTGCAACTTCTTCTAATTGTTCTTCTGTAAGTGGACCATCATCGGCTTCATAATCTTCTTTTTTTAACTTCATCATCTTCGGCTTTGTGAATACAGGATTATCTGCACCACCAGCACCACCTTCTCTCTCTTCTCTTACGCATGAGCCTTTTGCATATGCTTTTTTACCCGGCGCTGGTTTATATCCAGGCCAACATCTTTCATCCATCAGTTGTTTGAATGATTTCATACGTAGTTTCTCTTTTTAAATGTTATAAGTGAGATACCTTTTTTCTTCAATTCATCTTCTTTTTGATCACCAATTGATGCTGTCGTTTCATCACCAGTAAGTTCACTAATATTCTTAGGCACAACTTGTGTTGCTTTACCCTTTTTACTCAACTTCTCACCCATGTCTCTAGCAGGAGATTCACCAGCACCTGCCATTGAAATACCAGGTTCAATGCCTCTGTCAATCTCAGAAATTATTTCTCTTTCTTCGGCTTTCTTCTGGAAGTTTTCTTTGATGGTGGCAAGGCTGATGGTTCTTCTTCCTTCGGCAACGGGTTTGTCAAGGGCTGGTCGTTCTTTTCTTCCAGTACCGGTTCTAACCTTACCGAGTTGTTGGGCTGACGGGGTGGAACTATTCTGTCCATAAAGTGCTTCAATCGCAGAATGATCAGGTGAATGTATTTCATGCAAGTCCTCTTTTAATTTAACAACGTATCTGTTACCAACTTTTGCTACTGTGCCATTTTTTTGGTGTGCTTCTTTTGCTGCTGAACCACGAATGTAAAACAATCTTGTCTTACCGTTCTTGTCTGTCAATAACTTCTGTTTCTTTTGCGTTTCTTCAAACTGTTTACCAATTAACTTTGTGCCAGAAACATGTTGAATCATTTTCCATGCTTCTTTGTGATTCTTGTTCGCAAGATGTTCTTTGAATTTTTTCTTCTGTTCTGGTGTAGCCTTCTGATGAAACTTCATGACTTCCATCATGCCAATGTTACCTTCATATGCCGCTTCACTGATCTTACCTTTGCCATAGTTTGAAACATTGATTGGCTCACCCTTGCGTTCTGGATTAGGATCATGGCGGCGTTTTGAAGCCACGGCAGCAGCACGTTCTTTCTTAGATAGTGATGCTCTCTTTTCGTTTGACATACATTTTGGTTTTGCTTCACCTGGTTCTCTGGCGCAAGGACCAATTGCTTCACCTTTGCTATTGATGCGCTTCCAGCCACCTTCTGGATCAGTTTTACTAAACCACTTACGTAAATCTTCTTTAATCATACCTCTACCTAATGTCAGTAGATTGTAAGCACCAGCATCAGACATTGTGTTTACTTCTTCTTCCTCTGTCATCTCTTCTTCATCTGACTTGAGCAAACGAAGTGTGCGTGTGACTTCTTCTACTGTATCACCTGTAACTGATACTGTGACTGCTTCATTCATCTTGGCCATTTTGTTTTGATGTGTCTCAACAGTCTTTGCAATTTTCTCTACCGGCACTAAACTACCATGCACTGAACGATGTGTAACTTTGCCGTCTTTACCATAACGGCCAAAGCCATAATACTCTAGACCCATCTTGGACATATCTTCATGTGTGCCAGCATCGGCATGTGGTTTCATATCAGTACGAATCGGTGCAGTATCTTTCTTACCCAACTCTGTAGCAATCCAACCTTTTGCCAAATCATTCTTCGGTGGCTTGCCGACGAACTTTTGCATGTTTTTAAAAATGCCATCAAGTTCTTTTGTCTTTGCTTCTACAACTTCCGGTGCTGCTGTACGCAAATCTTCTGAATTATCAAACTCAACATAGTTGTCACGAAATAGTTTACCAAACATTGGTCGTGCTGCTTGTACAGATTCCCATTTCTCTTTACGAATGTCTTCTGGCACTGTACGACCACCACGTTGACCACGTTCAATGTTTCTTTCTTTTGATACTTCGTCTGCTGTATTGACCATGACCATGGATGTTTCATAGCCTAACTTCTCAAGCATCTCTTTGATCTTGGCATACTTTTCTGGATCATCACCAGTACCATTGATGATCAATCCATTACGACCATGAAGTGCTAAACGTTGACGCAATTCTGTAACGTTCTTTGCTCTTTTACGAACAGCATTACGTTGTGATTCTTCATTCTCTGGCATCTTCTTATCAAGGTTTTCTTTGTCCATCAGATACTCAAGTGCTTTATCAGAATTGATTTCTGTTAGACCATGACCATCTAGTGTCTTGCTTAACACATAGTCTTTGCCTGAACCAGGACCACCACCTAGAAATACTGCTTTGAAAATACCTTTGTCGTGTACACCCTCACGAATGATTTCTTCGTGAAGTCTCATACCTTTACGTACATCATTGAACATTTGCTTGACATGAGCATGAGACATTGATGATGGTGCGCCTTTCTTGAATGAATCAAGATCGCCACTCTTTGCGTGTTCACGCATTTTAGAAGCAGAAATGCCAGTTACACCTTCAGCATCAGGATCACGTTCACCTGCTGAGTGTACTTTGATTTCTTTGAAGTTGAAACGGGCACCTTCATGTGTGCCATTGTACTTGTGTAGCAGTCTGTGATATTCTTCTGTGCGGTCAGAACCACCAACCATGTGAAGATGTGTTACACCCTTCTTGTGTAATGCTTCGGCATGGTCAAAGAATGTTGGTTTTTCTTTAGATGCTGCTGTGAAATTCGTGCCAGAAAATGCTCTCTTGGCATGTTTGACTTTTTGATCTGCTGTAAGGGGATTCTTCTTGGCGTCCTGTGAATGTGACAGAACGATATGATGTGAGCCGCCAACTTTATCGGCGATCTCTTTGACTTTATTGACTAGTTTTTCGTGACCGTTTGTAATCGGATTCATGCGACCAAATGCTAGGACGGCATGTTTCTCTTTCTGTTCACGTAGAAAATCTCTAAATTTCATAATCCCTCTACCTCTGCGGCAGTTGTTTCTGTTATTTAGTATTTAGTAAACTTCTAGCGTGTTTGTGGTGGCCACGGTCCCTTGACAATGAATTTGATCCAATTCAACTAGAATTTCTTTGTTTAGCACAAGAAAGTGAGCATGTTCCGTGTCAATTCTAGTCTGATTTGTTACCGTAATGATTTGTCGTAAAGATTCTAGATAATTGTCTATCAAAGACGGACAGAAAGAATACATTCTGGTAATAAGAAGATTTGTTGCAAACTCCTTACGACTGTCGGTTAACCATGTTGGTATTCTTTTCTTGAACACATATTTACCAAAGTGATCATGTTCGTGAATATCAAAAGAATTCAACAAATCTGTTCTACCTGACAATTTAAAGACTCTATTTACAGACAACATAATCTTGGCCAGATGTGGTTCTTGTTTTAGAAGCAGAAGAGTTTTCATCAATAAAGTGCTTTCAGCCTCACTTTTGCGATGATTAACTGCAAATGTACTAATCATTTCATCACTGGAAAAGTCGGCTACAAAATCAACACAGTCTGAAATGATTTTGATTTTTTCTTCTTCAACTTTGTGTGGTGAACCATCAACGAATAAAACAATAGCGTCAGGTACTTTTTCTCTTAATAATTGTAATCCGTCTATAGTTTGTTCTAATCGTTCTTCACGTTTAATTTCACCCATGTCTGTGTTGAGTGCTGAAGTTACAATAAAAAGTTTGCGATCAGGTATCAGTGCCATTCAAACTCCGAAAATAATTTAATTGTTTTGTATGTTGCTTTAGAATTCAATACATGAACTATTGTGTTAGTAATTTCCTTTGTATCTAACATTTTATCTTTAGAAGTATGTTTATCTTGCATTGGTGTTTTGATACCACCAGGATGAATACTTGTCACACGAATCTCATTCATTTGTGTATGCAGTTCAGAGCCCAACGCACCAGCAAATGCAGTAATAGCATGTTTAGATGCCGAGTAAACTGCTTCCCATTCCATCTCTTTAAGACCTGCTACAGAGTTAATGAAGATAATATTACTACCTTTGTTCATTAACTTGAGTGCTTGCAGTGTCACATACATTGTGCCTTTAACGTTCAAATCAATAATTTGATCTATCTTTTCAACTGTAAAATAACTTTTGAAACGCCCCCACTCATATATACCCGCATTGTTTACAAGCACATCAATGTATGTGCCAATTCTTTCAAATGCGGCTTTAACTTGATCTGACTTTGAGATATCACATTCTATCCACTGAAATGTATCCGGTGCAGAAAATAGTTTTACTGGTGGTTTTGTGCGTGAAAGACCATACACGAAATAACCTTCATCAATCAGCCTATCTGCAATATCATGGCCAAGGCCATAACTACATCCTGTAACCACGGCAACTTTACGCATCACATCTCCTCAAAAACATCAATCGCAAGTTTCATTTCATCTTCAGTAACATCATTCACAATCTTATAGTTACCAATTGCAATAGGCAGTGGTGCATATTGATTGCCGTTACGGTGTTTAGTTGCATCACGTAGACTCTCCAACAAATACTTCATATTGGTAAAGTCTTTATGAAATGTTTTCAGTTTCAATCTTTTTGCAACACCAAAGATTCGTTTCAATTGAACTGTGTCAATGTAGCCACGAATGAATGAGATACACGAACTATACAAACAATCTAATGCTACTGCTTCACCATGCAACAACTCTGGTATATTAGACATCTCAATTACAGGACTGAATGTGTGACCAAAATCTACGCAACGGTCTAATCGTTTTTCCCATAGATTCGGTCCAAGTTCTGCAATCATGTCTGTGATAGCAAGATTGATTACACGAACTGGCACCGCACCATATTGAAACTTTTCATCAATCAGTATCTCTGCATTCTCTTCTAGCAGATGAAAAAGTTCTGGTGATTTGATAACTGCAAGTTTGAATATTTCTGCAATGCCATTTACAATCTCACGTTCACTTTGCGTCTTGATAAACTTTTTATCAATGTATGTTGCAAGTGGTGGATAGTACGCACCGATACGATTGCGTCTGCCTAGATGATTGACTCCAACTTTAGAGCCTACAGAAGCGTCAACGATGGCAAGAAGTGTTGTGGGAATTTTAACGTAGGGAATTCCACGACGGTATATGCTACAAGCAAAGCCAACAATGTCCAGCAGAACACCTCCGCCAATTGCGATAATAGGTTCACGGCGTAACACTCCATATTGTTCAAAAAAGTCCAAAATACGATCAACATTTTTCCAATTCTTATTTTCTTCTTTGCAGTCTACGCAAAGTATTTTACAACTCAACTTGACTGCACCAAAATATGCTGCGATACTATCTTTGTATAAATCATGTACTTCAGAATCAATCACGATAATTCTACGCTCACTATTCGTGATGTTTACAATATCTTGATTGCTTGGGCTAAAGATGTCAGCAGAGTATGTAAGTTTGAATTCTACTGGTAGTTCTGTTTTAACTGACCAAGTTCGTTTGAACTTGTCATAATCCATCATAAAGTCTAAACTCATTTCATCGCCTTACTAAACAATTTACATGCATGAACATAAAAATACTTGGCTTTGTTGATATCACCCGCAATCAACTTAAATGGTAGCATACGAATGAACTGTGATGCTTCTAGTATATCTATGAGTTTCATTTTATCTTCTGGCAACTCAGAGATAAAGTGTTTGTTGAACGTGTCAAAGTGTTCTGTGCCGCCATGAGGATTGAACAGATCAATTCCTATAACACGAACATCACGGTCGTTGATGAAACCATAGTGACTACGTGAACACTGAAGCACTTGTGCATAATCAAGATACTTGGTGTTCCACATACTTTCATCATATGTATCAATAAAAACTACACGATCTTCTTCAAATGAATACATGATGTTTTCAAGTGTGGGATTACCATGAATATTACACTCATCATCGTTTTCCAATTCTGCAAAGTATTCTTGCAAAACTTGAAGATAACCACCAATACCTACAATAAGGTCTCCGTTGAAACCATATGTGCCACGATAAAAGAAGTCTTTGAATGATGGCAGACTTATTGCATCAGCAATCTTCTGATCAATCTCTTCATCAAAATAAAGTCTTGGCGCACCAGGAATAGGTTCTTTTTTAATTGAATGAAGAGTATTCAAACCTTTCCAAACCGCTTGGCTCATTCTGAAGATTTGATCTTCACTCAATATGTCTTTGCTGAGAATGCTTTTGATGTCACGAAAACCTTCAAGGTATTCTAAATCAAACCATGCAGTTGTTTTGTTTGAATCTACATTCACAACTTTAGGAAACAAGCCAGGATATAGTGTATTGTATTCTTGTAATTTCTTTAACTGAGAATACCAACGCATAAAACCATATTCACGATTTTCTATGCGTGAAATTTCTTTACGAACGATCTTCTCATCTGGTAGCCAGTAAGTTCTACTGAGTGAGCCACCTTTCAATGATATAGTTTTCATTTTGCACCTAATGTTTGCCTTGCTATCTCAATTCCGTATTCTTGAGGACTGCCTAAAACAATCGTTTCTTGGTTACTACCAAGAGGATTCATGAATACTTGTTTATTAGATTGTATCATACTTTGTATCACATCTGCAATATATAATTCACCATCTTTTTCGGCTAACTTGTTATAATATTCTAGATAAAGATGACCCGTCAGGAAACCATAGAAGCCTGATGATGCATACGGTGAGATTTGTTTCTTTTCTACAATTTCAATTACCGTATTTTCAAATGCACGAACATAAGAATACTTTGGTGAGTTGCCCACAAAAACATCAATATATGCATCATGCTTTGCGGTTAAGTCATCAGCAATAAAATCTATACGACGACCTTTAATAATTGTATCTGCATTGTGTACGAACGTTGGTAAATATTTGTTGTTCAGTTGTTCAATACCAATTGCTGCTGTGTGTGCTTGGCCTTTTGTGTCACCAATGTATAGAATATTGCTTTCATTCCAACCAAGTGGTTTGATTGCTTCAACAAGTTGATCTTTGAAATAAATGTCTCTTTTATTGGCCACAAGAATCAGTTGTGTAACCCAACCAAGATTCTTCAAAATATCATATATGATTGTCTTGTCATTCCAAGGCAAAAGATATTTTGGTATGTCAAAGCCAACATCATGAAAACGGGTGTTATATCCCGCCATACAGATTATGAGATTCATTTCAACCATTCTTCCATATCATTTCGTAACAGTGAATGCCATGTGCCATTATACTCACCAGGTGAGAATGGATGATTGACATCACAGTATACTAGATTTTCACCAACAAGACCGTATCGTTTCCAGTTGGCACTCATAAAGTCTTCCATCATGAACTGCACACCATTATTGTAGAATTCATCATAGTGTTGATATGCATATGAATACTTGTCCATGTTTTCTGAGGATGAAAACGCAAACTGATCATTACCAAAATCACGATTAGGTGACATACGACAGTTTGGAATGTATAGTTTGTTCGGATTCAATGTGTCAAAAGGAATACGAGCATTAATTGCAAAATCAAACCGTGAACGAACAACCCAATCAAACTTCATGTTGTGATATTCTTCATACTCACGCTTTGTACGCATACATTCGTAAATTGCAAACATCTGCGCCCATGTTGACATGCGACCATCTTTAACTTTCCAGTTTGGTGATGGTGGCGGTGTGTTTGTGTATTTTGATAAATCAATTGTGGGATTTGGTGATGTGATGAAACTATGTGCATTATATTTCTCTGAAATATTTTGCATTTCTTCTGCTGGCATTTCCCACGAATGCAGAAACACAGTTACATCGTTGTTTTTGATAATGTTTAGATTGTGATACTCAAAGCCTTTTTCCCACATTCTTGGTTGGCCAGAGATACAGAGTGCTATCTTCATAGGTCACGCCCCACATTTGCTTTGTTGTCTGTAATGCCGAATGTCTTCAGTTGTTCTTTTTCCATCACGACCATGCTGTTATAGAATGATACAGAATAAAGATTGTTATACACCGCAAGTGCTTCATCAGAAATTGGTGAGCCTTGAAAGTGTTGTTGATTCACAATATCTGTCACACGCTTACAGTGTTCAGTAAATGTGCCAGCACCACGGAATACACCACCCCATGGCTGTGGCCAATAACTTGTGTGAGTGTCTTCACAAATATAAACACCACCCTCTTTGATGTGTGTAAATACACTGTTCAATGTAGTGATTTGATGATTCATTACATGAGAGCCGTCATCAATCACAATATCAAAATTGTTTTGTGTTTTCAAGAATTCTGACCAGAAGGCAGCGTCACCTTGGTCACCCATCACAACTTTAACATCACCGTTGTATTCATATTTCAAACACTCTTCATTGATATCAACTGCCACAACTGAAGTATCAGGACCAAAATACTTTAGCCACATTTCAATTGAACCACCACCAAGCACACCGATTTCTAAGATGCGTGGTGCTTTACCTACAAACTTCTTTAGGTGTCTTTCATAAACATCAAAGTAACCTGACCATTTTGTAGATGGCTTTTCTAAGTCCCAAAATAATTCTTTAATTCTATTTGTCGTCATATTTTGCCTCAATCACTTTCTTCCATTCTGGCACACGATCATACTGATGTACAATAGTATACTCTATTCCTGTTGAAGTTACAACCTTGTCACCTTCTAATTTCGGTGATGGTTCTAAAAGATGTGGTCTGAATTGATCAATCTTACTTGGATCGGCAGTTGTGCCAAGTTGACATGCCCAACCATATTCTGACTGAGTGTACATTGACGAATCAATATATGGGTGTCTTGAAATCATTACATTGAATACTGCTTGATCAACGATTGGTATTGGTCTGTTGATGCAGTTTAGAAACAACTGCAAAGTCAAATCCCTCATTGCATAACCACGACCAGCAAGAACACCGACATTAAAGATCGTGTTGTTCTTAAAATCTTCGTAGATGCCTTGACCATAACACTGTGTTAGATTCTCACGACCCCATGGCTCATCTTTATATTTCATGCTTTCGGAAGAAAATACCAAATCTTCTTGTTTGGATAGATTTTCTTCTAACCATGTAACAGGGTTCTTTTGAAAGATAACATCTCGTACATCTGTGGTAATTACATAACGATAGTCATTATCTTTGAGCAGTTTGTAAATGTGAATGAAACGCTCAACATGCACCATCAGTTGAGACTGATAAGTTAGATTGCCGTCTTTGTCTTGATTGAACGCTATGATTGAGAAGCCTGCGTCAGTTACCTTCTGTGCAGTTTCTTTATCGCAGTTCATGAGAATCAGAACTTTATCACCCTCAAAGCCTGATTCATTGATGGAATTAATCCAATATTTTAATTTTGCCCAGTCATAATTTGTTGAGCATCCCACGATCACATCTTTCATAATATCTCCAGTGATTTATTTTATGTCAGTTTCTTTCCAACTTCCTGTAAACTTTTTATATTGTTGTGTGCTTTGACCAGGAGTGTCATCAAGATATTTAGCAGTGAGTTCAGGTCTTCCCCACTCACCTCCGCCGGCCTTAGATACAAACTCTTGTCTGCTGTCTTTGTTTGCCTTTAAATAATCTTTGAATGTTTTCATATCGTGAATGAAGAACCGCAACCACACGTTGCAGTTACGTTTGGATTTTTGATTGTAAATGAAGCACCCATCATATCTTCTTTATAATCAATCACCGCTTCATTCATGTATTGCATACTCATACTATCTATAACAACTCCAATACCATCTCTTTCAAATGTAAAGTCATCATCTGCTGCCGGCAATTCTTCTATTGAGAAGCCATATTGGAAACCAGAACAACCACCACCCTGAACGAACACACGTAGTTTGAGTGAAGGGTCTTCTTCAGCAATGATAGATTTAATTTTCTTTACAGCAGTGTCAGATATTGTAACCATTATCCCCTCGTCAATTGCAATACTTTTTGCATTTGTTTCTCAATAATTGGACCACGATTTGGCCAATGAATGTATGGTTGACTTGCTGTCTTGTACAGATTTGTCAGAAATGGCATAATGATCTTTTCTACTTGCTGAAGTCTTGCTTTATACTCTTCAACAGTTTCATCTTTCTCCGCAATGACTGCTTGATATTCAACTTCATCAACTGTGCTGAAACCAAAATCATCATCACCATACTCTGCTAAAATTTTATTGATGTCGTAACTCATTTGTCCCATGCCTTCTGTGCGTTAAAGTTTTGTCTGCTGAACTCAAGTCTATCTACCAGTTTCAATGCTTTACCAAGATGATCAACAGCAACGAAACCTTCTGGTGCAGTAATACGGAAGCCATCGTCAGTGCGAACAAATGTGCCAATGCTCTTGATAGTTTCCAACTTACGAATGATCATCAACTTAGCATCAACAATCAGATTCATTAGATCAAATATTTGTTTCAGTTGAATCGCATTTGAACGATAGAAACGCATCACTTCATTTTTCTCTTTGATGCGTTTTTGTTTTGTGTCTTCTTTCTTTGCTGCCAGAATTTCTTTGTTCAGTTTTGCTTCTACGTAGTTAATTAACTCTTGTGTATGAACTCTGGTGTCAGCAATCTTTTTGCCTTCACGAACTTTCGTGTTGTTGAATGTTTTGATCTGTGTAAGAAAAACATCCGATGCAGCAATACGATTCAATGTCAATGCAGGTATCGTGTTGAAAACTCTACCTGCGTTTGAAAGAATAGATGTGATTGCTGCTGTCTCTTCTTCAGTAAACGTGACAGAACCAGACGCATCAGTAAACGATGCATCACGAAACCAAACATCTTTTGTAGTCTTTAAATGACCAATATCAATGTTGAATGATGCTTTCATTGTCTCTAATGTTTTACCGGAGTATGATGTGTGAAACACCACACCAATCTGTGCCGCTAACATTGTTTGTGCTAACTTTGATTTTACTGGCACAGCATATACGATTGTGTTTGGCTGAAAGATAATATATTCTTCACCCGCAATAGTTTCTTTTTTGATGTCGCCTTTGCTGAACATCATGTCGCCTTGCAAAACACCTTTGATGCCCAACTTAGGCAAGAATGCCAATGCAAGTTTGAGTTTTTGATTTAAACCCTCACCAGGATGATTTTCGTCAATGTCTTCATCAGTATAATTCAATTTTGCATTTTTTGCAAATACTGATTTCGTACCAACGAAAAATTTACCGTTTTCTGGATTTGTGCCAGCAAAGATAGCAGGCGCACCATCCCATTTTGTAGTCACATTTAATTTTGAGCCTGTGTGACCAGCAAGCATATTGCGTAAAGAACGGAGAAATTCTATTGCTTCACGTGCGCCCGATACACCGGCGTTTAATACATTATCTTCAAGATGTTCAAGGTGAACATTCTTGCCTTCTTTACTCTCTTTTATGTAATCCATGAATTTCATTTTGACATGCTTAGAAATGGGTTTTGTTTTTTTGTACCTGGTGCCACGGAAAATTTACTGTCTGGCATTTTCTTAATTTTTATTTCGGCTTGCACTTCATAAAATTCTGAACGTGTAGATACACGAACTTTGAAATCACCTGAGCCACTTAGAGCAGGAATACCTTTTATTTTAAGTGGATTCTTTTTTGATACCATATAAAAATCATCACCCGCCTGCATATAGTATGCTGGTTTTGCTTTACCAATTGTATAATGCTCTGTTACGACATCACCGAGATTGTAATTTTCTTCATTAGCAATGTAGCGATTAATGCTTGGTTGACTAAAATATGCTTTCATAACACTCAATGGCACAGCACCTTCTTCTTTTAGACCACCTTTATTCGTAGGTATTTTTATTACTTTTTCAGGTATACCAGAAAACTTTGCAATGTCTTTAATGAATTTTTTTGCCTGTGCGGATTTATTGAGGATGTCTACAGTGTGTTTTGCAGCGGGTGTTGTATAGGTGGTATGCCATTTACCTTTTTCGTAAAAAACACGTGGATTGGAAAGATTGTCTGTGTGTGACATTTTCACTTCTAACCATATGGCATTTTCACCTTTGAATTTATCAATCTCAATTTTAACATCCGAATACTCCGTACTAACTTTTGGCCTCAAGGCTTTGATACCTGGAATTTTGTTGATGTTCTTAGCGACATCATTTTCAAACTTGTCGGAAGCAGCACTCATTAAACACCCTTTCAGTGGTTATTAGAGTATTTATATTATCACAGATAGTGTAGATATCCTCCAATAATGTATTTGGTGTTGTCTACTGGCCGACTTGCAATGTGTGGATGTGTCCATAAAGGTGGAAATATGAGCAATTTACCTTCTCTAGGCTGAACTTTGATCTTAGGTGGCACGTTCTTATTCAACTGAAATACAGTTTCTCCACCCTCCATAACATCATTTAGATACCAGAAAAACACAAGAAATCTTCGTGCGGAATCATGATTCTCTACATCTACATGAAACTGTATTTCATCTTTATCGTTAGGAAAGTACCGTTTCATCCTCAATTCTTCAAAACCATATTCTTCTGGCCAAGCCATATCATCCACACCAACATCTTTCTTATAAACTTCAATATAGGTGTGTAGAGTAGACATAAGATAATCTATCTCTTTCTTCCACGTGCTTGAATTTTGATTCAAGTTGATTTCTGTAAATGAGCGATGACCGTCAAGCACGACATTCTCTTGTTGGTCAACATTTTTTTCAAATTTATCTATTGTATTACGACAAAGTATTGGTGGTAAAACATTATCATATGTTTTCACGTAACTCATACTTTGAATCCTCCAAACTTGTTCTTCATCCCAGACTGACGTTCACGGTCACCAAAACTGTTCAGAGGTTTGTCATCAACTTGTCCGGTATCTACCAAATCATCCTGTGCTGACTGTTCCACATCATACAGTTTCATCTTGGCTCTGTCAATACCCACTACAAACCGCTTGAAATAATTCGGATCATTGTAGCGATTCTTTAGTTGCTTAATTAGTATCTGATTCAATTGTTGCAACTCTTCGGTACTTATCAAGGCGAACATAAAGTCTGCGGTCGCTGGTAAGCCAAAGGACTCTGAAGTATCCTCAAGACCAGGATCGCTGGAGGTGAAGCCGGAACGGGTCGTTTGTGTAGCCGATACTATCGGCACTTCAAACTCAACCGCAAGACCCCTGAGTTCTTCCGCAATAGCCTTAATATAAGAATAACTATTTACGTTAGCACCAGGTTTGATTCTGGCACTTGCACAAATGTTAAGATAGTCAATGAAAATGATGTCAGGTTTGAAACTCTTTTTTAGTTGCAATTCATTTAACAAAGCACGGAAGTGTAGTGCTGAGGCTGCTGCTGTTGGATACTCTTTGATGATGAGTTTACCATGTGTTTTGACTTTCAATGCAGAGAACTTGCGGTCATAATCTTGTTTACTGATAGAGTTCAGGTCAGCAATATCAATGTTCAATAGATTGGCGTCAATACGTTCAGCAATTCGTTCTTCAGCCATTTCCATCGTGATATACAAAACATTCAGACCTTGTGCCAAACAAGAACCTGCAACGTGACACATGAACAATGATTTACCAACACCCGTACCAGCAAGTGCAATGTTCAATGTTTTCTTTGGTAGACCACCTTTGGTAATCTTGTTGAACAAATCAAGGTCAAAAGGAATCTTTGTTTCATGACGATGATAGAAATCAAAACGATTATCTGAATCATCAATATAATCATGACCAACAGAGTTATCAAATGATACACCAAGTGCATCAGATAACATCTTTGGTATCATACCTTTATCTTCTTTATTTTCCCTATCATCAAGAATCTTAACAGACTTCATGATGGCATTATAGATTGCTTTGTCTTGGCAAAACTTTTCAGTTTGCTTGATGAGCCAATCTACATCTGTAGGATCAGTTTTGTCTGCATTGATTTCACGAATCATCTCAACGGCTTTTCTGACCTGTTCTTCGGTCAGTTTACGTGATTCTGTAAAATTGATGACAAGTGATTCGTAGGTTGGAAGATGTTTGAACTGATTTATGTGGTCGTTTATTTCCTCAAACAGATTTTTTTCTGTTGAGTCTGTGAAGTATTCAGTCTTTAAAAAAGGAATAATCTTTCTTGTATAGTCCTCATTAAATATCAAATTCTTCAGGATCGTAGTCTCTAGGCGCTTCATAATTCTTTGAGGTTAAAATTTCAGTTAATATGTCACCAATGAGTGTATGAAACTCGGTGTCCTGCGTTAAATCATCAATCGGTATTTGTGGTGAAGTGACTATTGTATAAGAAAAAGTCATCTTAGCATGGTCTTCTTCTTCAGATAGTCTAACTTTACCATAATGATAAAGAACTCCCTGATACGGACCCTTTAGTATGCCAACACCAGTTTTAAATCCATCATCAGAATCAAGAAGTGTGAAATCTTCATTAATTTGTGGCTTCATCTTCTTCTTCCAAAACGGCATCTTCTCCAAGAATGCTGCTATAAGTGATTTCATATTTTTTCCTTACATATTCTTTGAAACTTTCATTTGCAAGAATATCTTTCCAGAACTCTTCATTTTGAGTATCAGCAAAACGTTTCTTCTCAAGAACTTCACCAGTTTCTTGATCTACTTTAGCGTACCAACCATTGCTTGGCTTAGTGACGAAATTACCTTCGAGTGCAATATCCAATAGGCCAGACCACTTGTTAATACCACCGTCAAAGGATACAGTAACAGGTATTTTGGATTTTTCTCTGACATATCTACTTTTTTCTACGTTGATAATGAAGTTATAGCCGACAATTTCTGTACCATCTTTGTCTTGTTGACGACCAAGAATCCAGATTGTGTCTGCTGAGTAATAAGAACCTGTGCCACCACCAACGATATCTTTAGGATACATACCAATCTCTTTGTATGTGTGATTGACAACAATCATTGGAATGTCTTTGATTGTCAAATGTGGTGTGACCATACGAAACAAAGATTTCATCTGTTTTGCTCGGCTCATGTCAGCAACAGATTTACCTTCAATTGAATCTTCAACTTCTTTCTTTGAAGCCAAATTGCCAATCGAATCAAGCACAATAATCACTTTATCATCTTTTTCAATATTTTGCAACTGATTCATGATATCATGTTTCAATTGTTCAACATCGGTAATTGGTGTGTGTAACACTCTTTCAGTATCAATACCGAATGCGTCAAAATAACTTTGTGGTGTGCCGAACTCAGAATCATAAAACAGAACAACAGCGTCTTCATACTTCTTCATGTATGATTTTGCCATGAGTAAAGCAAATGCGGTTTTAAAATGTTTTGATGGACCAGCAAACATCGTTAGACCTGGTGTCAAACCACCATCTAAATTACCTGATAGTGCCACGTTAATGATAGGCACATCAGTTTGAATCATATCTTTATCGGTAAAAAACTTTGATTTAGAAAGCACCGATGTCTCTTTAATCGTTGATGCTTTTTTTAGTTTATCAAGTACGCTCATTCATATCTCCAATATCTGCAATTTTGTCTTTTGGTATTACCGTGTGCTTATCATCCACAAAGAATGATTCTAACGTGCGTGACGGTGTGCTGTCAAGTTTTTTCTTCTTTACTGCCTTTTTGATCGGTTCAATCTCACCTTTATCTTCTCTAATTCTGCGGTATGTTTGATTTGCTGCTATCAATAATAACACAGCAAGTGGGTCAAATACAATAATGATGATGAAGATAACCAATCGTACTGCTTTATCAATCAAGTCACGATCTTGTGTGCCATAAACTACTTCTGCCACATATTTTATAGGCCCCAAATCCGATTCAGCCTTTTTAACTTCCAAGGATAAAGGGAGCTTCTCTTCCGTGAGTAACTGTATTTCTTTTTGTAGCCTCTTAGTCTCAGCAATGATTCTCTCACGGTCTTTCTGTTGGGCTTTACGAATTTGGTTCGCCCGTTCAGCCCCCTTTTCATCTTTCGTTCTGCCCATAATTTGATCGACAGCCTCATCATACTGACTAAGGTTCTTGTTGTTCCTCTCAATTTGCGATTGAATAACTTTGATCTTTTCATCATAGATTTCTACCTTTGCTGCTTGTGGTGCTATTGTGCTTGAATGTTCAATGTGTGCTTTTGAAAGATACCCAAAGATTCCCATTGATGTAATACCCATCAACAGAACCACAGCAATGAGGAAGTAAAGTTTGAGTGCAGAGAATGTTGTTTTCCAATGATTGTATACCCACGACACAGTTACCAGTTTTGCTGCTTCAAGCACAGAACCCATAATGATGATAGGCCAGTATGAACCTGGAAATATCTGTGCAAGACCAATCACCGAGTAATATGCAGCAATACCCGATAAAGCAAGAGCAGTCAAAAATGGTAATATTACATGTGTCATGGATTGTTTTTAGAGTGTGGTACATCAAAAACAAAAGTTATCCTATCAACGTCACCGACATTGAGTGTTCCGTGTAATGCCTTATTATTAAACCAAAGTAAAGTTCCTGGTTCAACAATAACTGATTCATCACCAACAAAGTATTCGTATCTACCTTGTATTGATAGATGATAACGATCCTTTGTCAGATAATAAGTACCTTCATCTATATGTCTACCAACTGTTTGACCAACACCTAATTTCAAAAAACCACAACGACAAAACTTTTTAAAATGTCTTTTGACAAAACTTATGATTTCTGTGTGATGCTTGTATGCCGGTGTTGGAATACAAAGTTCACTATCACCAACAAATTGTTCTTCTCTTTCCAAACCTGCCATAACCAACTGAAGTACATCGGTTGTAACAATGTACTTCTCATGGTCAAGTTGTTCAGTGCCTTTTACTTTTTTTTGGTTGCCCCAGTCTTCTGGATACTGCTGCAACTGTTTCAATATCTTTGAGACATTAATACCAGTTCTGATTACACGTATATTTTTCATGAAAAGAAACTCTCAAGTGTGTATTGCTTCTCTGTTTGCCAACCGATACAATCAAGAATCAATTTAATCGGTTCAAGAAATGTTTTTTCAAACTGTGTTTCATAATCAATATATTCTTGCAACTCAAACTCTTTTGGCAATCTTGTTGGAAATGAAACAACCATATCTCTGAAAGGGTTTGGTGTTTTGAGATAGGTAAACTTCAACTTTTCACCTTCTTGTATCAAAGGATACTTAGTCATCAGATTGTGCTGTTTAAGGAAATGATTATACAGTATTGCACCCTTCACATGAATAGGTGTGCCTTTCTTGTATATTGTAACAGAATCCGCATATTCTTTCAAGCCATTACAGCCACGTGGAAAAGAAATATCTTCAACAGGTAACTTACGAAACTCTTCTCTAAAGTCGGCAACAAACTTTTGTACCGTTTCTTCGTCGGTGTTTACAACCAAATCAACCAATTGATACATCTTGGCACGTACAGCGGTAGGTGTAGATGACTTGACCATCTCAAGACCCATGACCTTGATTTTTGGTTTTGCATACTGAACACCTTCGTTGTTGTACACATTTAGAATATAACGTTTCTTTGCAGTCCAGATACCTTTATCGGACAAGCCTTCACGTTTCATCTGCATTTTTTGGTCGAACGCATGAACATATTCAGCAAGTTCTTGATAACTCTTATCAATATATGGTTGAATTTTCTCTTCACAGATTTTGTCCATGAAGGCGATAACTTTCTGAGCCTCTGGTTTTTCTTTATACACAGAGTCAACCAGTGGACCAAGATTAAGATAGATTGAATCTGTATCCGAAGCAATAACATAGTCAGTATTAGATTTTAGAATTTTATTCAAATAATCGTTGAGTTTGTTTTCAATCCAACGAATAGAGAGTTGACCCGCTTGTGTAACAGCAAGTGCTTGGCGCAAATCATAAAACCTAAAATACTGAGAACCCATTGCACCGTAGGCAGAGTTTAGCGAAACTTTCTTTGCAAGTTGTAGATTGTTGTATCTTGCAATTAACTTCTCAATTTCTTTTTTTCTACCTTTGTCTTTTTCGTTTTCATAATCTTGCTGTTCTTTCAACATCAACTTCTTAAACTTTTTACGGTCTTCATACATCTCAATCATCATTGCTGGTAGAAAACCTTGCTTGTCTGTACGAAAGAATTGACCATTTGGTGTAACTGTCACATCTTTCATCACACTCGTATCAATTTTTTGGTCAAGCAAACTTTCTACCGATGCCTGTGTTGAAATACGGCGCATATCATCAGTATAATCATCTTTCTCAATCAAGGTCTCTGGTGAGATGTTGTATTGCATAATCAAATGCGGATACAGACTGTTTAAGTCAAATGATGCGACCCAATTATGTAAACCAATTTTTGGTTCTTTGACATAAGCACCTTCAAATGCTTCACTCTTTTTGGCAATACGGCGTGGTGGCACAACAATCTTCTTATCAAGTAGATAGTTGTAGATCAGTGCATCCCACATTCTTGTTTGTGCAAATACATCATCATAGTTACACTTGGTGTCATACGCCAGAGTCAGTGCAAGTTCAACCAGTTTTAGTTTATCTTCCAGTTTCAAAATCAGATGCACATCTTTGATGTTATACTCAATAAACTTTTGATGATCAAGTCTATAGAGTTGATGTAAATTATCATACTCATCATATGATAGTTTGCTTTCACCAAGTTCTACACTGGCGATTGTATCTAGACGATAGTTCTCGGCGTTTTTACCACCAGGTGCATACCATTGGTACAGTTCAAGATAATCAAGAACAGAAATGCCGACCAGATCATAAACAATCTGCTCTTTGCCTTTGAACACAGTCTTTCTTTCAGAATAGACAGACCATGGTGACAACTTGTTTACTACATCATCCCCAAATAAACGTGAGAAACGATTGACAAGGTAAGGAATATCAAAGAACTTGATATTCCAACCAGTAACAACGTCAGGATGGTCGCTTGACCAATCAGCAATAAACCGTTCACAAAGATTGATTTCATCTTCACACTTAATGTATGTTTCTTCACCTTTTACCTCATAATCACCACAACCATAAACCGTAGTACCGCCATTCAATTGATGAATAGCGATTGCTGTAATAGGCTCAGTAGCCTTGTATGGATCAGGAAATCCATTTTCAGAACCAACCTCAATGTCTATGAAAGCGACAGAGAGATGAGAAATATCCCAATCAACAATCCCTCTAAAATTGTCAGCAATGAATGCGTATTCATAGCGTGTATTGCCGTAGATTTTAAAGTTTGAAACATCTTCGTAACGTTTGACAAAATCACGTGCCTCCCGAATAGTATCAAAAGTCATAGGTTCCAATGGCTCATTGAACAATGAACGCCATTGGTTTTGTTTATTAGACTGCAAAAACAAAGTCGGAGAGTATTTGACCTTTGTCTTAACTCTCCGACCGTTGTTCACTCCACGAAAAAGTATGTGATTGCCGTGGACGCAAACATTCGTATAATATTTACTCATTAAATCACAAGACCAGGTGGTGCAATTTCAATTCGGCTAAACATTTTTCTATATTGTGCCAGCAAATCAGAAACGGGTGTATTGGTTGTTAGAATGTCATTATTATTGAAAGTAATACCTTTATCAAACTCTTCAACAAAAGCAAGATATGGCGCAAAGCCAACACCACCCGGATCACTTGCTGAACGTGGTGGCACTGCAATGACTTGCATTGGGTTTTTTACTTTTACACCAATCTCACCTTTATCAACTACTTCACCAATGATTGTTTGATGTGTTTTAAATGTGATACAAACTATTTCACTCATACAGATACCCTTGTAGTTGGTTCATAAACATCAAGTGTTACCCACTTTTTTGGAAACAACATTTCACGACCGACAAAATCGGCAATGTCATATGTTGGATCATCAACAAGACCGATCAATTCAACCTTGTTGTCAAACTCACGCATCACAAGATCATACTTGTATGCTTTAGAGATTTTAGGATTGGCTTCAGCCAATTGTTTTGCTACTTTTGTGATATTGCTCATAATTTACTCCTCACATTGAATAACTTTAATTTCACATTTTTTTAGAAAATTGATACCTGAATCACTTCTGTAGGCGTTTTTGTAGTAAACCTCCTTGATTCCTGACTGATATATCATCTTAGCACATTCCAAGCACGGTGCGTGGGTAATAAACATTGTTGCCCCATCACTTGAGTTTGTTGACCGAGAAACTTTAGCAATAGCATTAGATTCGGCATGTAGAACTTCTGGTTTAGACGTTAACCGTGTCCAACCATGAGCAGTTTCGGTATAACCATTGGCAATCATCCATTCCGGTGTCTCATAACATTCATCTTTGAGGACATATAAAGTTTCTTCACAGTTGTTATCCCAACCAGATGGCATGCCGTTATATCCGATACCAATGATGGTATTGTCTTTGACGATTACACAACCTACATGTAATCTACGAGCAGTTGAAAGTTCAGCATAAACGCTGGCCGCTTTCATATGGGCTTTTACGTATTTTTCTTTCATTATAAGTAAGCACTCACTTCATGCATGGCGCACGACGAAAAAATCGTTCCGACTATTCCAAAATGACAAGTGACGTTCTAGCCACGTTTACGTTGTTGGCGTGTAGGAAGAATGGTAAAAATCTTTCACCTAAAAAACCTGGATATCTCCAAGGCAATGGCTCAGATGTTGTTGTAGTTGTTGGATATACTCTGCTTGTGTTCTGCCACACATATTCTAAAAGTTCAAATAACTCAGAAGCATATTTTCTGAACAGTTGCTTACGCATGACATAACATGTTTCAAAACTGGCGCCGTTGTCATCCCACCAACTCATCTTGTCTCTGTAATCAGGTAATAACTTTTCAATACCCTCTAAAAACAGATTCAAATACTCTGCTGGTTGTGACTGTAGATACTGATTACGAACTGAGTATGGCAATGGTGTGATGTGATTCGTAATCGCATCGTGTGTCTCAAGTAGTTTGAGTGCGGCCGCCTTCTGTTCATCGGATGACATGTAATTAGCACTTTCTTGTGTGGCCGGCAACGATGATTTCAGAATATTTTTACCCAAGTCACCTTTGAAGTCCAAATAACGACGATATGTTGTACAGCCAATGAAGTCTGCACGACCATTATGCCACAAGTAATACTCGGATGCTTGTTGTGCTAATGCACGAAGAAACTCATCTTCACTACACATGCTGTAATAGTGACGATAGCCATATACACTTTTATGTTGTGATGTGTTGATCCAATTGCCGGGACCTGGTGGTTGCCACTTGTATGGCGCATGAGAACCAGCGTATGCTGCTTTCAGCCAAGAGGATTCATGATTAAAAGGAAAGTCTTTATGAAAGTGACTTACCATCAACAGATCAGTCACCTTGCACCTCTTCTTTTTTCTTCTTCTTGAATTCAATTCGTGGAGCAATGATTGCTTGAATCATCTCACGCTTGTAGTCAGTCTTGTTTTTACCAGAAAGACCTGAAAGTAGAACCTTCAGTTCTTTGCCCATTTTAAAGTTTGAATTTGATTTCATTACCATGTCCAAGCAACATAAGAGTATCGTGTGCCTTTCGTCACCAGATCGACTCTGTGTGGATAAAGGAAGTTTGATGGGAAAATCATAATCTCACCAGACTTCAAAGTTATAGGAGTGTCTTGCCAAAATACCAAATCACCACCATCATAGCCGCCATTCAAACCACCAAGAATAGTAAGTGTTGGTATACCCTTACGTTGACCATCAAACATTGAATGAATGTGGTCGCAGTGAAGTTTCATTTGTGTATCTTCACGATAACGGTTGAAACGAACTTCAGTGAATCCTTGCCAAGATTGATACCAATTACAACCCCAATCAGTAAGTTCTTTGTGATATCTCTGCAAGCCATCCCATATTCTTTGCATGATGTACTCTTTGTGCTTTACATTTGACCATGTAACAGCAAGTTCATGCTCATACGAATGATTAGAATTATTCTGATAGTCGTAGAACTGGTGCGTCTGAAACTGTCCTTCAACTAGTTCAAGTTCGTCAACAGTTTCTTGACACACTTCTGGTGTGAGCCAATCGGAATAGATTTTGAGATATGATCGTAGGTCTTTGTCCATCATGTATCCTTCAAAGTGGGGCTTGCGCCCCACTGTTTATGCAGCCTGTTTTTCTTCTTGTAGAAGTTTAGGCTCAAAAAATTTCAGTTCATTACCAATTTCAATGCGTTTTGGCTTTTGATGTTCTGGAATAACATTAATAAGACCAACACGCAGAATACCATCTTTGAGTTCTGAACTATGTACTTCAATAGTGTCAGCAATGGTAATTGTTTTTGTGAAGTTACGTGCAGCAATACCTCTGTGTAGATATTCTGCTTGTCCCATATCTTCATCTTCTTTATTACCTTTGATTACCAAAGTATTTTTTTCTCTGGTAATTTCAATGTCGTCTTTACTGAAGCCTGCAACCGCAAGTTCAATAATGTAACGATTGTCATCTACTCTGATAATATTGTGATACGGAAAAGTATTTCCAGTATGTTGTGCTGGCGTAGCAGACAACAACTTCTCAATGTCATCAAAGAAACGATCAAAGCCAAGAGTATGATGTAGTAAAGGACTAATACGAGTAATAGTCATAGTTTTCTCCTTTTAAGCAAGTAAAATTACGTGACCCCGAAGGCATCACGACTCACTTGGCAATCGCAAATGCTGTACGATTGACAAGATAAGTTCTTTGTGGATTACTTTGATTGAAGACTTTAATGAACTCATTATTGCCTTCTTTTATCACATCATCGTAATTCCGTGTGTACACCTCTTCTTTGGTGTACTTGTTAACCAGTTTAATCGCATTGTTTTTCACTTTGCTCATGATGCATCACCGTTATTCAGTTCTACCTTTTTTACCTATGTTATATTTAGCAACTAGTTCCCATTCATCTTTTTCTTTGAAAGCAATAATCTTAATTTGATGAATTGGTGCCATATTATTCTCTACTATATCATAGTTTACAATCTTTAGCAAGCCCCATTCCTCAAGTAAATTGGCAATAGCGTTACGTCTTTGTATATCATTTTCGGTAATTGTTGATAGCTTACCATCTAATGCAAATAATTCTTTGAAGTGTACGATATAATACTTACCTTGTTTATGTAGAATATGGCAAGACTGATACAGCACCCTCTCTTTACGACTTGAGACACCGATTCTTGTGAGTGTCTCACGAATTTTTAAAAAGTCATCTTGATTTGAAAGAACGACTTCAACAAACTTTGATAAATCAACCATGTCATTTCCTTAACCCACCCGTCAGGGTTTCTTCTTTTAGTTTTTGGATTTGTTCTTTGCTGAGAAGTCTCAAAGCCTCACGTGCTTTGGAATCGGACAGGCCATAGACCAGTTTGACACATTCCAAATCATCGTTTTTTTCAGCCTTAGCCCACTTCGCAAACGGTCTTTTCATAGACCTGACGGTATTTAGCAAATAGTCAAATTGTAGTTTCTTTTCAAGGTAGTGCCTACTATTCATCTCATTCGCAAAGGCCAGACAATCCTTGTGTTGAGACAAGGCTCGGTTGACCAGAAAAGGAGCATAGTCTTTCTCGGTTATATCATCTACAATCATTTGCTTCTTAGTTTGTAGGATGGCAGTTGCATAGTCAAATGGATTACTCATATTTAAAAATCACCGTGTCATCTAAACTTTTCTCATTTTTAAGTTCATTCTGCAATGCCTGCCTTTTGCTGCTGACCAGTGAGAATTTATCAAAAACGTAATAATGTTTTTCAAAGTGAACATTCTTAACATCATCTATCATGTTTTTATTTCCGACTTTACCGACGTTCCAACAACTCACACCATCTTCTTTCAAATGGCTTAGTGATTTTTCAATCAAAGGTTTGAGAAACTCTGCAATCCAGGATTCATAGTTAGTTACATTGTTTATTGATTGAGTTGACTCTTTAGTATAAACTTCAACATCAAAATAGGGTGGGCTGGTCAAAACCATATCCACTTTAGGTAAATTATAGTTAGCCATATTTAAAGCATCATCACATATGATTGTAACTTTATCTTCAATATTTAAAAACTTAATCAGTCTTTGTAAATTTTTATAAGTTTCTGTATTTGGTTCAAAAGCAATGTATCTTGCACCACTTGAAACCACACCTAACATTCTTCCACCCCAACCAGCACATGGGTCTAAAACTATTTTTGGTTTATATTTCAAACACAAAAGTTTTGCCATTTGTGGTCTATACATTGTACTTTTGGTTAGACCACAACAAAAATAAACTCCACGTTTTAGTTCTGAAAGATATGGTGTGCTATGACTCTTTCTATTCCAACGTAAAATTTTTTGCAGATTTTCAGCAGTCCAACTGTTGGCAAAACTTTTACCACGATTGTCTTCTATTTTATAGAAGTTTGGGAAAAAGTGTTCACACAATTTCATTCCAATTCTTGAAGTTGAATTGATGGTGTTTTCATTTGAAAACCAACGAATCAAATTGTTCCAATCTGTCCTTAGTTGTTCTTCAGTATAAAGTGTTTTGTAATCTATACCTTCTAATTGAGTGGCTAAGTCATTGACTATACCCTCAAATTGTTCATCGGAAAGATTTCTGGTACTATATCTGATATTCAAAAAGTCTTTTATTTCAACCAAAATTCTAGACCTCTTAGTTCTTCCTTATTTTTCCATTCAGAAATGTCGTAGACAAAATCCAAATCAAAAAAATTATCAAAATTACCCATCAAAATGTAATCGTCATTCTTTATTTTTTCACCACCTTGTTGATGTTTAAACAAAGGAGAAGGTGTGTTGTCCATATGGTCAATAAAGTCTTGTTTCTTGAAGAATACCATTTTTGACTTTGAAAGATCATAGTTGACTCCAAGAAAGATCAATCTTTCCCAATCTTTTTTTATTGAAATGTGATTAAGCGCAAATTGATTGTGTACTGTTTCATGTGCTAAACTAATTTTAACTTCGGTTTTATAACCATCAATTAAAAAATCCTGTCCTGAATTTTTTCTTTCTCTTACAGAACAGTTTAGTAATGTCATGTATTTACCTACTATTTTCTCTCCCAAGGCGCCTTTGTTTTTGTTGGATATCAATGGATACTTTTCAAAGAGTGTGCCTTCCCACAAGTTTTTAGACTTTTCTTCCATAAACTTGTTGAGTTTGCCATCTTTAAATAAGGTATCAAAAGGTATCATTTGAATTCCACGTTAGCCATGATTTCTGTCAGGCAAGCAACAAGATTGATTTCATGGTCAGCAACAAATGCTTGCTTGTATTGGTAGTCAGCAAGAATTAAGACTGCTTGTGGTATACTCTGAGGCTTTGCAATGTCATACAAAGCATCATAGAGTTTGCGAAAGAATGTCGTGTTATCAATTTCCGACGTTGCTGCCCATTTACGGACGGACGTAAAGTCTTTTTCTTTCAAATGTTTGACAATCTGTGTTAGAGAAATATCACCAATCTGAGAGAGGATGCCTACATCAATCTTGCCGAGTTTGGAATAGCGTTGAAGTTCATTGATAACACGACGAAAATCTGGAAAGTGTTTCTTGACTACTTCGGCAATTACCTTTTCGTCAAATTCAACTTTCTCTGTATCAAGTATGTGTGTGATGCGTTTGAAAAACGCAGAAGCCATTTGCGCTTTTTCACCATTCTTCAAACCAAATTCAATGACCGCACAACGACTGTGTAGTGGATCAATGATTTTGTTTTTATAGTTGCAGGTGAAAATGAAAGAACAGTTTGCAGCAAACTCTTCAATCGCATTACGCAGAATTGCTTGTGCGTTTGGTGTTAGATAATCTGCTTCATCTAGAATGACAACCTTACGGCCACCAGAAAGTGAAACCGATGATGCATAGTTTTTGATTTTGACACGAATTGTATCGACGCCGTTCTCATCAGAACCATTGATTACCATGTAGTCGCAACCGATTTCGTTGCACATGGCTTTGGCGATTGTCGTCTTGCCCACACCCGCCCCACCAGCCAGAAGGAGATTTGGCATCTCTTTCTGGTTTACGTATTGTTGAAACACTGCTTTCAAACGTTCTGGTAGAATACATTCTTCCACTGTTCGTGGCCGATACTTTTCTGTCCATAGAAGATGTTCCATGGTAACCTTTCACAAAAATCATAATGTAATATATTATATCAGTCAGCGTTCAATTTTGCAAGCACTTCAAGATATGGTTCTTTAACTTGCCAATCAATATTATTGACACCGTAAATAACAGTTCTTGGTTGTAGTTGTGCATTTGAATCTGGCTGAATTAGTTCAAAGACTGATGCAACAATGTCTTTATTGATAGCGATTGAATCACCATCGTGGTTTAGTGATGCATTTGTAAAAATAACAAACTTACCCATGATTAACCTTTCTCATATTTTGAGCCTGCTTCAGTTGCAATCCAATACTGAATGCTCATTGATTTGTGTTTGAAGTGTGCAATACCCTTTGAAGAGATAGTTACTGAATAAGCACCAGCAAGCATCTTCAAATTCTCTGTTTTGAACAGCATCTTGTACTTGTCACCATTGCTCTTTGACACTTCAAGAGATTCTGTGTGTGCTGCATCATTCTGCAAATCAAATGCAGTTACAGAAACTTTACTACCATCAGATTCAATAGCAATATGTGGTGAAGAAAGGACATTGGCAGCACGAAGAATCCAATCAAAGTCTTCTGCACTCAAATCAAATTTGATTTCTGGATTGTTGAGTTCCAGATTCTTATCTGGTGCAGCAACGATCATGCTTGATGCACAGAAGCGATATTTGATTTTGCTGCGACCTTGTAGACCAGAGATGAGAACATTTGCCTCATCAAAGTCAATCACAGGTTCTTCTTTGTGTAGTGAAAGAACGGACAAAAAGTTGTTCAGATCATATACACCAAACTCTTTTGGAATTTCTTCAGAGACAACAGCCTCAGCAAGAATATTCTTATGAGTAGAAATGGTACGAATTGTTTTGCCTGGTTTGAAAAGAATGCCTTGATTAATACTGGCAAAGTTTTTCAATACAGACAGAGTTTCATTTGAAAGTTTCATGATTTATTTCCTCGTCAAGTCATGATTATGTAAGGCCATTATAGCATAGTGTACAACTTTTAACAAGTCATCTCGATTATAGCCGTTCTTTTTGCCGTAACGCTGTGCATACTTCATGATGTTTCCAATAAAGAATCCTTCACCGTGCCCACAGTCTATAATGAATTCTGAAGTTTGGAATTTGTTTAGTGAGTAGTGTTGACCGTATGTCTTGTCGATGTATTTTTTTAACTCTTCAAGAATACGGTCTTCACTGTATTTGTAGTCGATCAAAGTCTACCGGTATACTGAGCAACAGCGGGCATGTTGCCAGTAAATGCGTATGTACCGATATGCTGAGTTCTCATCCAAGGACACAACCAAATGTTTCCACCCATCTTGCGCCACATTTGACAGAACATATAATCTTCTGACAGATAACGCTCAGAGCCACCACCAACACATGAATCAGTTGTGTCAATCACGGTATCAAAGTATGCATGAATGTAACGTGAGCCATCGAAATGTGCTTGACCAATATGATCGGGCTTATAACGAATGAAAGGATATTCTTCTTTCATCTTATCAAACACCTGACGCTTGATCATCATATGACCTGTACCAATTTCCATTACTTCTAATGGCTCGGATACTTGGAATTGTTGTGTGCCTTTTACTACGTTGAATACGTATTCACCAACAAGATTCTCAAGTTCTTTTGGATTCAGGTCTGGATGTTTGCGGGCTGTTTCCGCAATGTTGCCCCAGTTGATTGACTTCTTGGGATAAGGACCACCAATAACATCTTTATCTAATGCCATCAGTGCTACGATATCATTCGGATCAAAGTGAATGTCCGAATCAATGAACATCATGTGTGTAAAATCTGTGCGTAGAAACTCATCTACCAAATAGTTTCTTGCTCTTGTGATGAGTGATTCGTTGAAGAGAAAAGAAAACTTTGTTTCAATGCCATAACGAATCATGATAGTTTGTAAGTCAAGGCAAGACTTCATATACAAACCGTGATTCATACCACCATACATTGGTGTAGCCACGAACAGTTTATTCTTTCTCAGTTCTTCAAGGTTAACTTGTAATTGCATAATTTATCCATAAAAAAAGAGTGAGAACACATAATATATATGCTCTCACTCCACCAGTTTCTAGCCTAATTTAGGCAAACGCTTCTGCTCCAAGAACAGCATGTGCCATAGCAACCATTTCTTTGGTTGGTTTGCCGAGTTTGTAGTAAGTGATACGACGACCATCAGCAAGAGTTTTCTTGTTGGTATAGATGCAGTAGCCTTCAGCACGAAGTTCTTCAATGCGGGCACCAACGTTTACGATACCGAAACGGGCACGTGCTTGTGCAGAAGTCAAGGTATTGTAAGGACCGTCCTTAGAAAGGAACTTTAGAATTTTCTCTTTAGCAGACATTCAATTTACTCCATAAAAATTAGTCGCACGAAAAATGAATAGTAGAGGCGACTTTTCTCTACATAGTTAATAGTATATACAAAAAAAGAGAGTGTGTCAACACTCTCTTAGGCAATAGTGAAAAATTAAGCAAATGTTACCGCTTGATCAGACCAACGATTACCTTTTTTATTGTTGTATTCAGCGCAAACAAGTTGACCGTTTTCAATAGTAGTTTCACCACCTAGATCGTGTGGTAGAATGTGATCGGCTTGCCACTTTTTGTGATTGTTGATCTCATGTTCTGGAATTTCTTTACCAGTTTTAGGGCAAACACCACCTTGTTTTGACCATAATTCATACTTCTGTGCTTGTGTATAAAAACGTTCTTTATCACGTGCAGTCACAAGTTTACCAAGGCAATCAACTTTATTGAACTCACGCAACAAAGTATCTTTACGTGCAGTCAATTCTGGTGCAGACATGGTATCATTACATGAACTATAAGTACGTGATTCACCACCTGAAGTTGTCATGATTGGTTTATCATTTGCAATCAAACGATTCTCTGTAGCCATAAACCACTTGAAAAAATCACCTTCATTCAAAATTTTCATGTTGTTGTCTTGAATATGTGTAGTCAACATATAAAGATTGAATAATGTTGATGAGTTTTTAAAACCATCATCAGCATATTTTTTCACAAGGCGCAGAACTTCTTCAATGCGTTTCTCTGCACGATTTGTACCACGTGATACCGCAGAGTCATCTTCATAGGCTTTTTTCTTTTCACCCAATTGAATTGTTTTTTGGGTGCCAAACGTTGAGTAAATTGCCATTGAAACAATAAAGTCATCAATAGAACGGCGAACAAATTGTTTCTCTGTTGGAAAAACTTTTTTCAAAACTGGATAGTGTTCTTTAACACGATCACGAACCCAACCCGAAAAAGGAACTAGAATAGCATTTAGTTTTTCTTGTGAGTTAAGAGATACACCGTCATTGATATTCAAAAACAATTGTGTCATATCATAACGTGTAGCATTCGTATATGCAACATAAGCCACTTGCACATACTCATCAACATATTTGCGGAAAATTTTCTTGAATGTATTATAATTGTCGCAGGTTTTATCAACGTGTACCGTTGTACCATTAGGCAGTGTATAATCTCCATGTGCAATGGAAATTTTGCCTTCTAAAAATTCATTGATAGTAATGGTGCGGTTGTTACCGTCAATTGAAATCCATTCATATCCTTGGTCTTGCCAATATTTGAAGTATTTCCAGTCATCTGAACCCTCGATAACATTTTCAAGGCACTTCTCGACATTACAAAGAACAATTTTTGATGGTGCCATGCCTGTAACAAGTGATGTTACAAATGCGGTTTTTGTATCATCAGACCATCGTGCAGATGATTGAAAGGAAAGGTCTAGACCTGTTTTTTTACGCAAGTCAAAAAGTTGCGGATCAATAAGTTTGAAGGATGCATTATAGCAATGCAGTGTATTGTATTTCATAATTTCTCCTAGTTTAGTTTCTGACCAGTAGTCAGAGTTTAAAAAAGTGTCACTTACTTAAACATTGTTTGTTCAGTGACACAAATATAATCCTAACAGAGGACTAAGCCTCTGTCAAGAATTAAAACGGCTGTTCTTCAGAAGTTGTTACCGGTTCAATCTGTTCAGTTGATACCAATTCACTAGGATCAATACCAGCATCAATCTTAGTATACAGATCAAGGAAGGTAATCTTAGTATCGGCATCAAAACGATTCAAGCAATACTCAATCGCTTTTTTCTTATCACCGTAAATACCGAATGTTTTCACAATGTGTACCAAACGGCGGGTTGAAATAACCTCATCACAACCACCATCAGCAAAGGTATTACGAATCGTATTAGCCCAAGTAACTAGATTTTTGGCAAATACATCATCAGAACGACCGACTGAATCAAGTTCTTTGTTGATAATTTTTTCTTCAATACGTGCAGGTGGAAACTCTTGCTCCATTGTATTTGGGAAACGCTCAAGAAACGCCTCATTCAATACATTGGTAAACATATAGCGACCATCTTCAGAGCCTTTACCTTTTGTGTTAGCGGTAGCAAACACGGTAAAACCTGGCGCAGGTGTAACCAGTTCATTCTTTTTCTTTAGCAAGAATGGCTTACCCTCAAGTACCCGTTGTAAGCAGGAAAGATTCTGAGCGCCGTAGTCAATCTCATCAATACAGAGTACAGCACCTTGGCGGGCTGCCACAGTCACAGGACCGTCACGCCATTCCATTTGACCGTTGATCAGAACATAGTTACCAAGCAAATCACTCTCATCAGAATCAGGTGTCATTGATACGCAAACGAATTTGCGTTTTGCTTTGGCGCAAGCCTGTTCAATACTCATGGTCTTACCGTTACCAGATTGACCAGTGATGAACACAGGGAAGAATTGTTTTGATTTCACAATTGACAACACATCATCAAAGTTGCCAAAAGGAACATAGTTGTCATATTGAAAAGGAACCAGATTCTCAAGTTCAAGATCAGTTGTCACATTTGCAATACGATTACCTTGCACAGGTTCGGGTTTTGCCATAGGTATTACCTGTGCAGCCAGACTGATGGCTGGTGTAGCACCAGAGGCGCCAGGAACACGATATACACCACGTTTGACCTTATTACTCTCATCGTTAGTGAACCAGTAGGGAATCGCCAGACCAGCATCGGAGGCAATGTCTTTCACTTCTGACAACGATACCTCAGCCTTACCAGTTGCATTAAGAGCATCAATAAAAGCCTGACGTTTATTAGCACGACTTGTCATAATATAAATTCTCCATCACTTTAGGAACTACCATTATATAAGGATACCACCACTTTGTCAAGCGGTGGTATGTTATCAAACTGCTATCATACCGATGAAACGTGATACCAGAACACGGTTGACTTGACGATTTTTGGTATACTTACTGAACGCCTTGGTCAAAGTTGAGGTGGTAACTTTTGTTGGTGCCTCAAAGTCTTCATCCTCAATATTCAAATCACTACCACCTGGTAGAATAAAGAATGATTCATAGCCAACATTCTTTGATTCAAGATACTTATCTTTGCGAATCAATTTCATGTACTTTGAATACGCATCTTTCAATTGATAGTAATTCTCACGTGGTGATTTACGCAGTTCATTAATTTCATCATTAAACAAACGGCGGCGTACAGCATTTTTCATCATGTAGTTGGGCGACAAATAGAAGCCGATGATTTTTACACCGGTTGTTTTCGTCAACCAATTACTAATGGCAATACGAATACCATCATCACCTTCAGGTACCGCTTGTTGAATTTTGTTTTTCTTATCACATAGAAAAACGTTCTGATAATTTGTACTGAAGAAGTTTCGGTTGCCATTGATGCTTTCACCTTCATTCGGTTTGTGATATGAATTGATATCATCAGCATCACCATCATGAACCACACACAAGTTTACAATATCAAGATTGTTCACAGTGCGGAACTCTTTGATAATTGATTGGCAAGCAATCATCGCCTCAGTCAACGGTGTATTGGACAGTGAATCGGATTGTGGGCGATAAAAATTAGCACCTCTAGAATAACGACCACCAGACCAAGCATTCATGAGACACAGAATATTCTTTGTTGCCTTAGAAAATTCTGAGTTACTCATCTTTGAGTTAATTAACTCACGAAGATACACCGAAGACAAGTGCATCTCACGATTGTTTTCAGAGAAACAACCATAAGATTTACCTGTACCAGGTTCTTCACGGTAGTCAATCGTTTCACGAACATGATCAGCATTACCGAAACCATATGCTGCAAATGGAATGTTTACTTTGCGGCAGAAGGTAGCCAACACAAGTATCTGTTCATATGATGCACCAAGATTCTCTGACATTGAACCAGACTTATCAAGCAACAAAATCAAGCCGTGCGATTTACCTTTAGGCACACGCATAACTTTTTTGAAAATGTTATCATCAATCTGATATTTGAAAACACGGCTTACATCAATGTCACCAGTTGACGATGTTTTCGCTTTAGAAAACTTATCGGCAGCCTTACGCATCTCAAATTCTTTTGCCAACAATGAAATGAATCGTTCATTCTTACGACGAAAATCATTGTACAAAGTATTGGCAATTGATTGATAGTCAGAAGGTCGCTGTTTTGAAAACTCTTCAGTCAGAACTTCCTGTACACGTTTTGCTGGTGTGACAATCTTTGTCAGATTCGGCTTAGGTATATCAACATAAACATACTCACGTGCATGTTTCGCAATGAGTTTGCCTTCATTCTGACGGAAGTTTTCATCAGTCTCACACCGTGGTTCGGGAGTTTGATCCTCACGTACACTCTGAGATTCTTTGGTGCGATTTACACCATCTTTGTCTTCACCCTCATCATCACCTTCCTCTTCACCATCTTGGCTAGCGTTTGATGCCGATTCATTTTCTTGATCACCATCTTCACCTTTGGCTTTAGTCTTAGATTTTTGTTCACCTTCGCCATCAGTCTCAGCATCACCTTCATTTGAACCAGGTTGGGTTTCATAATCTTCATCACCCTCATCGGACTCAAAATTATCTTGAGGCATATTAGTCTGAGACTGTTCTTCTTTTGAATAGTCCCAAATCTCATTGGTAACTTTGAGAACATCATCCCATGTTTCACAGGTCTGAACACGTTCAACAAACTCCTGTTCTTTTGCATTGAATGCAACAGGAATGGTGTAGCCAGATTTTGAATAGATGTTCAAACGGTCAATGAACGACATTGTATTAACATCACGACCAGCCAGACCAAAGAAGTCTTTGTCCATGAGTTCATTGAAACCGTTGACAAACGAACGGCGCAGACCAGGATAACGGCGCTTTTGTCGTTTTTCAATACGTGCATCTTCAACTACATTCAAAAAGCCTTTGTAGTTTGCACCACGTTCATGTACAGCACCATGCCAACCATCGGCAGGAGTATCAATAGCGTGACCAACTTCATGACCCATTAGCAAGTCATAAAGGTCGCCTGACATTTGTTCCCAAATAGGACAGGTTAGAACACGATTTTTAGGATCAAACATTGCCGTTGGAACTTTGGCATGTTGAACGATAAGATTCTCGGTGGCCATGAGTTTGGCCAGACCGGACTTTTGATTTTGAATGTTACTCATTTGATAACCTCGTCAATCACTGAGTAACCATTATATATGGTTTGACGGGGTTTGTCAAGCACATCAGAAAAGTGTTGCAAAAAAGACATCAATACCTCCATATCAAACTGTACACACCATTATAACTGGTATGCTGGAGATTGTCAAGTTGCTTTTTTGCTAACGACCGACCTGCGGTAGGTACTTAGCCTTGGTCTCTTCCCACGATAGTTCAATTAAGTCATCATAAAACAGTGTTTCATAAGATACATTGTCTTTCTTCATCAACTGTTTGATACGACCTTTGGCATGTTTGTCTCTCCAGATACCAACTAATGAATCGTAGTCAGTAGGAAAGGCCTTGACTAATTCACTTTCTTTGATTCGGTCACAAAGAAAATCGTTTGTGTTTGTATACAATGAACTAAAGTAAATGCCACGTGCATGTTCAGAACGAATGAGTTCTTTAGGCACTTTCAGTTGTGAATAAGTAAAGTTCAAAGAACGATTCTTATGGTCACGTTTGTGTGGCTGACCACTTGGTTTTACCGCTTCATACCATTCAAAGTATTTGCGTGTGTGATTTTTTTTCAGCCATTCACGAATCTCATATCGTGTATCTTTTTCTGGTTCAAATGAAACAGAACCAGAGGTGAAACCCATTGGCTGCCAATGATCTAGATTATCATACTGTGATAAACCACCCGCCTTAGTTTTACCATAAAGAGAAGTTGTGGTAACACCAACAAGCACATCACCATAAACTCTTTTCCAGATATTTTGCACTTCATCTGACAGACACAACAATGCTAGTAGTTTACCACCAACATAGTTGAAGCCTAGTGGTTGAAAAGGTACAATCGTAGAACCAATAGCAGTATGATTAATCATAGCACCTTGTGTCTTACGTTCACGTGACCAACCAATAAAGTTATCACGTGGTGTCAGATCAAGAAAATCTGATGAGATACAAATCACACCAAGATATTTACCAGTAACATCGTCTTTGACAATAAAGTTTAGATTACGACCGATATTGGAATTGTTTTTCATCGTAGAGATGAATGTACGAATCGTATTCCAAGTTTCTGGTAGTTTCTTGTTTCTTTTCTTTGTGATTGTTACTGAAGAACCATCAATACCAGTTTTTGTAATTTCACCAGAATCATCGGTATACTCTAGAACAGGTTTAAGATTCAAATAGTCTTCAGCGGATTCTGGCACCCAAATATTTGATTTGACATCCTCAATAGATGCCGCTTGTGACAAATCAATTAGTTGTTTCTCAACACCAAACAATGTTGAAACTTCTCTACTAGGATATTTGTCTTGTACTTCACACCATTTCTGATACAAAGTATACTCTTTGACATCCATTTGTGAAACATAAGTCAACTCACGTATAACTTTTTCACGCAGGTAATCAACATCAATATCGGAAAAAGAACTGGCGGGATTTTTGTCCTGCCATTCTTGCCATTGTTGCTCTACAAATGTTTTCTCATCCATTTTTTTTGCTATTACGAATAATTTTTTTCACAAGTTTAGTTGCTCTTTGTCTTGCCATTCTCAGTGCTACGGGCTTCACATAGTTCGTATAATGAATTCCATTCATGTGGTCCATTTCATGCATAAAACAACGAGCCGTTAATCCATCAAGTCTCATTTCTTGTTTTTCACCATGCTCATTAAGAAATTCAACTTCAATCCAATCAGGTCTTTCTACATTTAAAAACAGACCTGGATAAGATAAGCATCCTTCTTTTTCTTTTACTTTATTGGCAGACATTATTTTTAGTTTAGGATTCAAGCATGTTAGTTGAAAGTCGTCCATACCAATAACAAACATTCTCTCAGCAACACCGCATTGGTTTGCAGACAATCCTAAACCAGAATACAATTTCATGGTAGTACGCAAACGTTTTGCCAAATGAACAATTGCGGGATTAGGAAAGTCTCCTTTATACTCAGGTATAGGAACACTCAACATAAAGTAATCTTCACCATGTACAGGCAAAGGATTTACTTTCTCTATTTGTTGTAAGCCAGCGGCAGTATCAATTGTTAGTATCTCACTCATTTCACCATCCTTGAAAAATTTTTGACTTTCTCAAATTTAATTGTATTTGCAAACTTATCTTGTAGTATGTCACCTTTATGGCTGATGACAAACAGATTTACACCTTCAAGTGTATGTAATATCTTCATCAAGTCTTCTGTGCCACTTGTATCTAAACTTGAATCAAACACTTCATCAAGTATCAATAGATTGGTATTGGTGGAGTTCTTTAGTTTTGCAACTGCTCTCCATGTCAACATCAATGCCATATCAATACGCTGTTTCTCACCTTCTGAAAAATTATGGTAAGAAAATTCATCACGATGCCTAGACTTAATTGTTTCTTTGAATGACTCATCAAGATTGAAGTTCACAAAGAAATCCATACTTGTCAGATACTTGTTCACCAATTTGTTTATTACTGGCAAATATTGCTTGATGATGTTTGTTTTGATGCCGGTATCTTTCAACAATGAAGAAGCAACATCGTAATATGCTTTATCATCCAACAACTGCTTCAGTTCATCTTGTGCTTGTTCAACCTCTTTCTTGATGGTATCTAATTCATCCTCATCAACGTCTTCTTTTGGCTTTTGTATTTGTTTGATTTGTTTTTCTAGTTTGATAATTGAATCATTCAAACCTTTGACACCAGTCTGTGTTGTCGCCAATTGAATGCGTACATTTGATAGTTCTTTTTCTTTTTCACGCAGTTCAGCAACTACATTTTCTTGATCTGTAATTTTTGTTTGTAATTCCGTCAAAGCACTAGCAAGTTCGTGTTCTTTTGTGCCAAGTTCTGTGAGTTGCCCTTCTTTAAACTCCATGGTAATGGCCTGCCTACAGGTTGGGCAATCAGCATTGTGTTCATAGAAACTTCTATCATTTCCCACTTTGGATATCTTGCTCTCAATTTGTGACTCAACTTTTTTAAACGCAGTAATCTTCTTTTCATTTTCAGGAATTTTAGCACAGACTTCGGATAAGGTCTGCTTGGTTTGTTCCAAGCTGTCAATGTCACCATGTAAGGTGCGAATGGTTTCTCTGTGCAGAAGTATCTCTTCCTCATATTCTTTTACCTTTGCTTCATTATCTTGATTGAGTTTATCTTGATGCTCTTTCTTCAATTGATACTTCTGCATCAACAAAGATATATCACTCTTTTTTGCTACCGTCAGGTCTTTATTGTTTGACAATCTTTCTTTGATTAGACCATTCATTGTAGAGAAAATCTGAATGTCTAACAAGTCTTCAATAATTGCTCTACGGTCGGCAGAAGACAACTGCATGAACGGCGTAAACGATGCTGAACCAAGAATAACGATCTGTGTGAAAGACTTGTAGTTTAGTTTGAGAATAAACCTCTCTAGGTAGTCTTGATAATCTCTTACAGCCGCATCTTGATTCAGCAAAACTTTATCTTGGTAGATTTCAAAGATGTTTGGTTTGATACCACGAACAATCTTGAACTCTTTGCTACCAATTGAAAACTCTATTTCAACTACAGCATCCCGATTGTTGATTGAGTTTACAAGATTTGGTTTGTTAATTGCACGAAAAGGTTTACCAAACAAACCAAAACACAAGGCGTCAAGCATCGTTGACTTACCAGAGCCATTCGTACCTACAATTAATGTATTAGCGTTACTGTTTAGTGCTATTTCGGTAAAGTAATTACCGGTACTTAACAGATTTTTCCAACGCAGTGTTTTAAATAATATCATTCAGTAGTGGTACTCAGTGCCTCAACATAAAGTTCCTGCATAATACTTTTTAGTTTAACAGGCTCTACATTGATTGTCAAGTTATCGATATACTTTGAAAGTATTGTCATGGTATCTTCTGCCTGATCAACTAATTCTTGGTCAATATCAGTTGTTGTATCGGTGAAATCTTCAACGACAGATATATCGGCAGCACCGGCTTTGTATATACTATCAATCACAATGTCAAACAAAAATGGATTTAGTTTGTTGATCACAACCACCTTGACATAACAACCCTCATAGATCGAATAGTCCATGAATGTTGGTTTATAACCTTCAGCGAAATTTTCTAGTTCATCATTATAATTTAACTTGTAAAACATTCTGTATGGGTTCTTGACAAACTCTTGTTCACGGGTATGTGTGTCAAAGATGACAAAGCCACGTGGGTCATTATAATCTGCCCATGTCATTTCATTTGGTGAACCAACGTAGTAAATGTGTCCATCATCAGAACGATGATGAAAATGACCAGACAAAACTATATCATACTTGTTAAACAGTGCCTTGTCAATACCCTCATGGCAAATATTACCACGATCCATTTCAAAGCCTGCTATTTCAAAATGACCAAAAACGATTTGTGATTTGGAGTCTTTTAGTCTTTGAGTGATTTCAACTTCGTTATCGTCACATATCCAAGGTACCAGGTCAATATCAATGCCGCCAAACTGCATTGTAGTAAAAGTATCCAGTACAGTAACATTATCATAACCGTTTAGAAGTAACTTTGAGGAGTTAACCTGAAGGGTGTTTTTGAAAGCGACATCATGGTTACCAAGGAATGTGATGAACGTGATGCCATTTTCTTGTAGTTTATCAAAGAAATATTTACGACATAGATAGAGTGAATTGAAGTTAATAAACTTACGGCGGTCGAAAAGATCACCAAGTTGTACAACGGTTGTAACATTGTGATCCTTTAAGTAGGGGAAGAACACGTTATCGTAGAACTTCTCTATGTATTTATGAAAGTCTAAAGAATCACCTCTCATACCGAAGTGAGTATCACCAAGCACACATATTTTCATAATATTACTCTACATCATCATCTAGAAATTGTTCAAGACCCTCCGACTTCTTTTCTTTTTTCTTTTTCTTATTTTCCTCAAAGTTATGAATGAACTCTGAGATGTTATCATACAACTCAAACTGCTTCATGTTACCATTTTCATCTTCATACATCTCACCCTCATCAAGCAAACCAAACTGTTGTGTGGCTTTATACTTCACATACAGTTGCTTCTTCTCACGCATAATTCTACGCAGAAAAGCATAGTAAATTATCTGTGTGAAGTAAGCAAATGGATTCTTTGATTTGGCAGGATCAAAGTTACGAAAATACATCAGACAGTTTTCAACACCATCTGATATCATCTCATCACGGTATGTGTATGAAATAAAGTTTGGCTTACGTGATAGGTGTTCTGCAATCTTTAGAAAGCATTCGCCAATGTAATCTGGTATCTTTGGCTCTGGTTTATTTTCTTCTTTAGCAGTGGCACATTCTGTACGATACTTAACAAGTGCTGCTAGAAAATCTGCATTATTAACGTAATGATTTGCTGTTGTCATTATACATTACCGTAAATGTTATTCTTCAAGTATGTATAGCCCTTGATAAGTTCTTCTACACCATCATCTAGTGTATGATAAGGTGCCCAACCTGTTGATTCTAGTTTTTCATTTGACACAATATAGTTACGTTGATCTGGGTCTTTTTTGATATCACCCCCTACCACTGTGAAAGTAGGAATATGTTTCTTGATAATGTCACAGAGTTCTAGTTTAGATACATTTGCCGATGACAAACCTACATTATAGATATTGCTCTTCATGTAATCAAACTGAAAGAGTGCATGTAAGAATGCTTCACATACATCACGTACATGAATGTAGTTACGTTTGAAATGACCTTCAAAGATAATTACATAGCCATCATTGACTGCACGATAGACCAAATCATTTACTAGTAAGTCTGAACGCATACGTGGTGACATACCAAACACGGTAGCAAGACGGTAACTGATTGAGTTCTCACGCTCCATCAATCTTTCTTCTACTGCAACCTTATCAATCGCATACTTAGAGATTGGCCGCAGTGGTGATTCTTCTGTGCAGAAATTGTTTTCATCACCTGTGCCATATGCTGAATTGGTTGTAGGCATAATGATACGCTGTTCATTTGAAACAGCATTTAACATCCAGAACATTGCATCTTTGTTTGTCGTGTCTGCACCAACAACATCTTTATTACACAGCGGCGCACCAACAAGTGCTGCAAGTGGTATAACAACATCTGCTTTTTTCAACAGAGGCGTCATATGATATGGATTACGAATGTCTCCATTTACAATGGTAAGTTTTTTGTTTTCACAAAGATGATTCAGTCCAGTTTGCTTGTACATGAAGTTGTCAATGACAGTCACTTCATGTCCTGTCTGAAGTAAATACTCTGTTAAAATGCAGCCAATATAGCCAGCGCCGCCAGTCACCAATATGTTCATATTATACCCTATTCAGTACAGTTGTGATTTCGTCAATTGCCATCTTACTTAATGTTGGATAGTTACCAATGTAGAACGAATAAAAGTGCATGTGATCAGTGTTTGGAAAGTTCTTGTAATGATCTTCTGGCACAATGTTCTTCAAGTATGGTTGACGCAGTTGATTGCCGCCACCAGCAGAACCACGACGAAACTCAATTTGTTCATCACGCATCTTACCCATCAATCTTTGAGCAAACTCTTTGTTTGCATACTCTGGCTGCAATACAATGTTAAAGGCATAGTTGCTGCAACCAATCAATCTAAAATCAACCTTATACTTTTTCTGGTCTAGTTTAGCCAAAAAGTAAAATAGATTCTCATTACGTAGTCTAACATTTTCATCCAAATGTTTCAACTGATTTTGACCAAGTATACCGCCAATCTCATTGTTACGCATGTTGTATGCTGGATAGGCAAAGATAAAGTCAGAGTTCAACTCAGGGTACTCTGCCTTATACTTCTCGGACATTTCTTCTGATGCACACTCACGAACCATACCGTGTGAACGAAGCATACGAACTGTGTGATATACTTCAGGGTCGTTTGTACATACCATACCACCTTCAATGGTAGACATGTGATGTGCAAAGTAGAAAGAGAAGTTAGACATCCAACCATAACTACCCAACAGTTTACCGTTGTGTGTTGCACCATGTGATTCACAGACATCTTCAATCAAAGGTATGCTACGATGACGTAGAACTTCCAATACTCTGTCAGATAAACAATCAAAACCTTGTGCATACGTAATAAACACTGCTCTTGTTTTATCAGTGATTGCATTGAGTATGCCAAAATCATTCATGCCAAGTGTATCCAAATCAATGTCAACAAATACTGGTGTGAAACCACATTGAATAATAGATGCGATATCAGATACCCATGTGAATGGTGGCACAATCACTTCACCACCTTCTGGATGTTTGATCTTCAACATTGTCATTGACAATAGATTAGCAGAAGCACCTGAGTTGACAAACACAGAATATTTTACACCAAGCCATTTACTCCATGCTTCTTCAAAAGCACGGCACTCAGGACCATTTGTAAGTTTAGGATTATCTTTTTTAAGATGTTCTATTACCAAATCTAAATCTTCTCTAGTAATATTGTCTGACATTAAAGGATACTTCATTCTCACTCCATTATAATTTTAGAGCCTTCAAAATCAAATCTGAAGGGCACCCATACATTAATTTCTGGTATTGCTTGTCTTATCTTCTCATGTGCATCAGGCGGTGCAAGAAACATAAAGAATCCACCACCACCCGCACCCATCAATTTACCACCGTATGCACCAGCATTCATTGCTTTATTGTATATTGTATCTATGTAACTAGTTGTAACACTATCCGTGAGTTCTCTTTTCCGTTTCCACTGATAGTCTAACAACTCACCTATGTTTTCTATTTTACCATGATTTTCAAAAATATACAATGCATTATTTGTGACTGAAGTTATTTCTTCCAATAACTTTGTAGACTTACCCTCTTTGATAGCATCAATTTGGTGTTTGGCGTGAACACTTGAAAATCTATCAATGCCTGAAAAACCTAGCATGATATGTTCTTCTAGGTTGAGTGTATAATCATCTTTAATTCTTAGGTCACGAACATTGATACCCTCATCAGATAATTCAATGACACGAATGCCACCATAAGCCGCCATGATTTGGTCTTGTACACCAACAGACTCACCAATACAGTTCTGTTCTATATTGATAGCATCAATTGCAAGACCATACGGCGTTGGCAATTTTTTCTTTGAAGCCAGTATGGCGTGAATCAATCCAACAGTAAATGAAGAACTTGATCCAATGCCTGAACGAGCAGGTAAATCGCCGTCATGGCTAATAGAAATCCCATTAGGTATATCATAGTATTTCAAACACTCCCTTACAGAAGGATGATCTATTTGTGAAATATCTGATACGCTTTCAATTTTAGAATAGATAACTCTATTCACATAGTCAAAGTAAGGCGGTAACTTCTTTAAACTTATATAGCAGTAGTGTGCCATGGCAGCAGATATGACCTTAGAAGGTCTGTTTTGATACCATGCTGGATAATCTGTACCACCACCAAACAAAGAAAGACGATAAGGAGTTCTAGATATAATCATTTTTCGTTATAGTAGTCTCCGTACTCTACAAGTATCGTAGCAATACCATCTTTTCTTTCATATGCCTTTGTATATGCAGGCATAATATCTTCTGGTTCTTCTAGTCTTATCACATCAACATTTTCACACAACATTCTAAAAGCATCGGTGTAATCACCGACATGTTGGTGTTGTGGGTGCAAAGGTCTTTCTGAGCCAATACTTGTACGAATGATGATACGTGGTTTGTAATCAGACATCATCGTAATTTTATCAACATGATTGACAAGTTGATTTGTTGCACAGATTAAAAAATTCCATCGTGGATAAATGCTCACAGGAATAAAACCAGCAAGTGCAAGACCAAGTGTCATACCCATTTGTGTGTCTTCAAACACAGGCATTTCTAACAACTGTTCTTTTGGTACATCTTTCAATGTGTTTGTCATGGCAGTGCCAGCATACTCAACTGCTTGACCCATGAACATTACACGTGAATCTTTTGACAGCATCTCCATTGCTGCTTTGAGTTCTTCAAAGTATTTCAAAATTGCACCCTCATTCCTGCACCAGCATGTGGATATTTGGTTTCATATTCATAGTAATAAATGTATTCTTGGTCAAGATGTTTGTATAATGATTGATTTAAACCCCATGTCTTCATCGTGTCTGTACACACTGACTTACCATTGTCTTCAACAATAAACTTGATAGGCAAATTATTAGCCATGCTGTACTTTAAGTTCTCAGAAAAGACGCCCGATTCAGCAGTCATGTCACCAACAAAACAATAAACTTTTGTATCAATCTTTTTTCTCTTCATAGCCATTGCAGCACCAACAGCAATTGGTATGTTACCACCAACGATTGCTGATGAGTAGATATTGAATTCTGGATAGCACAGTGAAATTGATTTGCCTTCCAAAATATCTTTTTCTATTTGTTCTGGTGGTACACCTTTCAGCAAACATTGATAGTGTGAACGCCATGAACAGAACACCCAATCTTTTGAACGAATATCTTTAAAGATTTTAATCAGTTCATTTTCATTGCCATAGTAAAGATGAATTGGCGCACGAATACGAGCATTATTAAAATGCTCTGCCATCTTCTCTTCAAATTCTATAAGTTCTTGCTTAGTCACCTAGTATCTTCCTCTTCAATTTAATCTTTGACATCTCTTGAATGTTCTGTCTTGATTGTGTGCCAAATTTATTCTCAACAAGATTTAGAAATGGTTCATGTGAAAAGTATTTGTGCCATGCTTCATCACGAAACTTTAAAACTTCAGCACCAGTTAGTGCTTTTGTTCTGAGTGGTTTACAATCATATGAAAGAAATGCAAACTCTTCAAATGTCTCTGGCAATTCCCATTTATTATTAATTGCTTCCATGTATAGTGGACTGCCAGGTAATGCCATTGCTGCATAGAAGTTTGCATGTTCACAATTCAACTCAAGTGCAAGGTCAAGTGTCTCTTGCATTGTTTCTTGTGTGTCTTCTGGAAAACCAAACATGTAATTACCAAGTACGTTGATGCCTGCATCTTTGATATCTTGTACAACTTCACGAATGTCAACTTGCTTAAAGCGACCTTTATCAATCTCTAAACGAACTTGTGGATTACCTGCTTCAATACCAAGTGCAAGCCAATTAACACCTGCTTCTTTAAATAGTTCAAGTTGATCCTTGCGAACAGAATCAACACGTGCATATGCCCAAAAGTTAAACTTCATACCACGATCAACAAGACCTTGTAAAATAGGCACATAGTATTTCTTGTTCAGAAAGAACATTTCATCAGTCAAACGAACTGTACGCACACCGTTTTCCCACAGAAACTCAAATTCTTTGAGCATCAATTCTGGTGAAAAGAAACGCATACCACGTGAGTCTGACGATACTGTACCTTGCTGATACGATGTACGATTCACGATGTTGATCATACAGAAGTTGCAACCAAATGAGCAGCCTAATGATGTTGAGATTGCGGCAAACGGTGTACGATCTTCATCTAAGAAGTTTGTATGCCAATAATGTGCCCTGTACTTGTCTAAAAGATTTGTTTTCTTTGGTAGCAAATCCCATGCATAACCAGGCATTACACGATCCATGTCTTCTGTTTTGACAATTTCTCCTGGTGCACCTGTTGCAGCAAAGCCATGCTTCTTATAAACAAGACCACGAACTTTATCCAAGTGATCTTTGTAGTTTGTTTGAAGTAGGTCTAGTAAACCATATACACCTTCATTGATGAATACAAAATCAACATAAGGTAAACCAATCACATCATACGGCAATGCAGATGCATGAGAGCCAATGAATACAGTTTTGATTGAAGGCCGAATGAGTTTGAGTTGTCTTGCTAGTCTTGATGCACCAATCATCATTGTGGTGCCTGAGTTTGGATTTTGTCCATAAAGAACAAACACTGCTATGTCTGTATTCGTAGCAGAGATACGATGAGCCGAATGCTCAAGGTCTGGTGATGGGTCCGCATCAAAGTCTAAGATACAAGGATCATGTCCTTCTTTACGAACTGCTTGCGCCAAAAGGAGTGCCCATGTCGGCGGCTCAATAGCCGAATATTTTTGTGACAGGTCCTGATAGGCCTGCTTGGCACTGCTTGGTATCACAAATGTCACCACTTTTGACATAACAAAAATTCCTATTAATGAAGTTTTTTATTCTTTGCTTCTTGTATGCTTTGAATAACTTCTTCTATGATTTGATGTTGCACATCTTCTTCTTCTTGCTCTTGTTCTTCTAAGAGATTATCAATCATCTTATCTGAATCTGCCATCTCTTCAATTGTTCGCTCAACAAGTTTGTCATAGTATCGTATCATTGATTCTTTAGGCTCTACAACAGTCACGATGTCTGAATAATAAATCATCGCAGAGTTTTCTTTGATCAACTCTACTGGTAACCATGGCATCATCATCATGACCGTTTGACCTGTAGGTAAACGACGAAACACAATACGCATAGGATCGTTGATTTGTATTTGATCAGAATTCTCTTCTTCAAACATAGAAGCCATGATATCTTCACCAGATTGCATTCTTATAAGTTTGACGTTATGCATTCTTGACCTCTATATTGTAAAACTTGTACTTAAACTTTTCTTCATCGTATATCCTAACACGTTCTTGCAAGTGTTGCAAGGTATAGTTTACATGTTTACCTATACGAAAGTCATCGGCTATATCATAGAGAACTGCTTCACTTTTGTTATCACCTATTCTTAGACCTCTACCAATTGATTGTAGATTTCTAACCCTTGACTTAGACGGTGATGCAAAGATGACATTATGTAGATTGCGAATGTTGATACCCGTACTAAAGGTACCGTATGATGCCACGATAATGGCATTGTTTTGTTTTTCGGTAATAGCACGAACTTGTTCACGGACATCAACGTCTGTGCCACCATAAACAAAAAACACATGACGATTGGTGGCCTTTTCTTCAATCATCTTGTGTAGATGTTTACCATGCTTCTCTACTAGATTGAATAGTATAAGTGAGTTGCCTTCAAGTGACAATGCAAGATTACGTATGAATTCATTTCTTGCGGTACTTCTTACTATGTAGTCTATCTCAGATTGATAATCCCAACCTCTAGAGAGTTTACACACCTCTTCAGAATATTTCAGTACCAGACACTTAATACGGAAGTCTGCCAGTTGTTTATTCTCAATCAGTTTAGCAGTAGTGGTAGACTGATACACAGGACCAAATAGTCCTTCTAACACTAGTTTGTGAGTCTGTGTGCCGTCAACTGTACCTGTGCAACCAATACGATATGATGCATTCTTCAGACCAGTCATAATGGTAGTCAATGACTTTGCTTTGAACTGATGTGCTTCATCACCCAATACAAAATCAAATTGCTCAAAGTATTCTGGTGGATTCTTGTAGATAGATTGCCATGTGGTAATGGTTAGAAACTTATCTGTGTGCTTCTCTTTGCCTGAATACTGACGATGACAATAAGTGTCTGCATCATAACCATATGACTTGAAATCGGAATACATTTGCTCAACAAGTGATGTTGTTGGTACAATCAGTAATCCTTTTCTGTAATCTTTGTATTGTAAATACCGAAGAATAAGATACTGTATCAGAGACTTACCTGAACCAGTGGGTGATAACAACAACATTCTCTTTCTTCTTACGGCAGTAATGAATGCTTTGTATTGATACTCCCTTACACCTTCTGTTATAATGGTCTTGTCCAAATGAAGTTGCTCCAAAAACTCATTGGCCTCCAATGCTGAAAAACTCTCTGTATTGTTTACAGCAGCATCAACCTCAAGTTTGTAACCTCTTTCTTCACAGAACTTTTCAATGTAAGGTACAAGTCCATGGTAGATAGTGTATGTTCGTAGGTCAGCAAGTCTTATCTTACCATCCCAAAGACGATTCTTGTACGCTGGCATGAATTGATAACCAGGTACAAAGAATGTAAAGTAGTCTGCAAGTTCTTGTGCGACACTTTTCTCACACGTAAACCTGATGAATGCTTCATTTTGTTTATATAATATTAAATCAAACACCTTGTATGAATTTTTCCCAGTCAATGAATGAACGAAGTTCCCATGTTCGGTTGTTCAATTCTTTTAATATTGCCTGACAGACTTCAACAATTTCTTCATGCAACAACTTCTTTGCAAGGTACTTATTGATATCTTCATCCGCTTCTAAGTATGTATTGATCTCAGATTTGAGTGTAAATGGAAATGGCTGCCAACCATATTTGGTCAAATCTTCATCATCAAGTCTACCTGTATAGTATTCCCATTTCAACTTACGCCATTTGTTGTAGTTGAACTCTGCTTCTTTGGCTAGTAACCGATGTGAAGAAAGAATGTTCAGATACTTTGAGTGAAGTTTGGGAATATCAATCAGTGCTTTACCTGGTTCAGTGCGGTCAATGTTAGAATCCGCAGTCCACATTTGTAATACTTCGTCAAGTTTGCTCATATTATACCTCCTATTAGGAGTATATCACAATTAAAATAATTTTTCTACGTTATAATAGGTAAATCTGAATGTAGCGTCTGCTGTGATGATTGTATCTGGTGTGTCAGTAGAAGACATAACAAAACCAGATAGTGAAATTGGAAATAAATCTTTGAAGTTGAAACGGTAATAAGGTTTGTTTGATGCAGAAAGAATAGTCACTGCACCATCAGAATACTGTGGAGTCTTTGTTGGTATTGCTGAAGCAAATTGATTTAGTTTTGACAAATTCTGATATTCTTCATACTCAGTTGGGAATGTTACTGCACGAAGCCAGTCATGTACTTCTAACCACGACAACATTTCAGCATCAACAATAAAGGTAACATTCAACACATCATAGATTGCTTTTTCACCAGGAGCATACAGTTCAACAAATGGGTTCTGTACAGGAATTTCTGAAGTAGAAAGACCAGGTAAAGAAATTGTTTGAGTAAAGTATTGCAGATTCGGTGTACGAGCCAGATTCAGCGTAAACTTATTCGGCTGTAACGAATTTGGATTTGTAGGGTTACGTGTAAGGACTGTCATACTCTTATTTATGCACCATAAAAAAAGAGGCTCCCGAAGGAGCCTCTCTAAATCCCACTCTACGGTGGTTATTTAATTACATCAGGTTTGCAATACGGAAGCCACGGTAGTAGTTGTTGCTCTGTGTTGTCAGAGCGCCGAGGCCTTGATCTGTACCTTCTGCGAATGGATTTGCTACCAGACCGTAACGAGTCTTGAAGCCAATCTTTGGCTGGAATGTACCAGTATCAACTGCACGAACCATTTGCAGCGGTACGTATGGGCAGTAGAACATACCAGCATCGTATGCGTTTGTGCCTTTGTAACCAACTACAGCAAATTCGGATGTCGAACCAACTGGGAAGTATGGATCGATGTAAACTTTGATACGACCGAAGATTGTACCAGCAAATGTATTACCAGTATCGTCAACTGTCAGTGATACTTGACCAGCAAGTGCTGAGTTATAGTCAAGGATACCAGCCATCGCCAAAGCAGATGCTACGTCTGAAGAACAGATAACGATGTTACCTTTTCCACGACGGGTTGTCTTAGCGATTTGGTTTGCTTCACGCTCAATCTGGAATGCCAGACCTTTGATCTTTTCAACCATCCAACGACCGTTTGAGTCTGTGTCAAGGTTGAATGCGCCTCTAGTTGTTGTACCTGCTTGGCAACCTGGCTTAGCAATCTTGTAGATTGTACGGATAACTTCACGGTTGATTTCAGCAAGAATTTCAGCGGACAGAATGTTAGCCAGTTCTGTTTCAGCGTCAAGACCATGAACTGCTTTCAAGTCTTGTGCCAGTTCCATTGAGTATTCTGCTTTCAGCGCACGTGTACGGGCTGTTACAGTGACTTTCTCAATTGAGAATGCCATTTCTTGGAATGTGTTACCAGCAGCGCCATCACCCAGTGCTTCAGCAGAACCAGTTGTCATAGCACCAGTTGGAGCAGCGTTACCTGTAAACAGATAATCTGTTGTGTTACCAGCGATTGTCATTGAAGAAGCAACGATTGCACCGTTAGCACCCGAGAATGCTGTGTTTGCTTCGTTGTAGAATGCTTCGTTACCGCCTTGTGATGCATACTTAGTACGCATTGCAAAGATCAGACCTGTAGGACCTGTCATTGGCTGAACGCCGCAAACGTCATAAGCGATCAGGTTAGGCAGTGAACGACGAACCAGGCTGATCAGGATTGGATCGAAACCAGCAACTGGACCAGCAGCAGCAGAACCGCCACTAAAACCACCTGTACCAGCAAAGTTAGTTGGTGAACCAGTTTCACTCAGAATACCTGCTTCTTTCATCATTTCTTGAGCTTGGTTCTCAAGAATTACCGCTGTAACGGCTTTACGATATGGGTCAGCAATTTTTGGCATATCTGGATGATCCAGTACACCTTCCCATTTGTTTTGTAGATTTTCAGACAAATACATCTTTGTATCTCCTTAGTTTATTATTTAAATTTTTGTTCTTGAAATTGCATTAACAACCGAAGCAACGTATGGATCAGCGGATACTTTCTTTTCGCTACCATCGTCTTCTACTTCTTCATGAAGTTGTGCAACATCGGCTTTTTTAACGCCTGATGGGAAGTAATTCTCACGAATTGTCTCAAGTTTTTCTACGAACTCTTCCTCTGTGGAGAATTCAACACTCTCTGCAAGTGACTTGATTTTTTCTACTTGAGTTGCTGTGAGACCTTCGCAAACTTCATTTACTAGTTGTACTTTAATTGCTTCAGTAAGTTGTTTCTTGTACTGAATATTGGCTTCAATTTCTTCATTCAATTTAACTTCCAGTTCTTCGACTTTAGATGCAAGTTCATCTACCAGTTCGACTTTATCTTCTGGAACGTTGATGTAGTTTTCGGCAAACAGATTACGCAAACCAGCAATAAAGTCTTCAGTGATTTCGGAACGCAGACCGCTTTCAATAGCGATTTCGTTCTCTTGCATCCACTGCTCTACTACGTAGTTTAGGTAATCATCTACCTTTTCTGTAAGTTCAGATTTGATTTCTTCAAGAGCCTCGGCTAACATGCCAGCATATTCTGCTTCCATTTGTTCTTGAATCTGTGCAACACGGTCAAATACACGTGCTTCAAAGATTGTAGCAGCCTTTACTTTGAAGTCTTCTGAAATGTTTGAATCGTCAGCAAACAATGAAGCAACATCTTCTTTCATTTGTGCTTTCATTTCTGCGATTGCTGATTCGTCATCAATCAGTTCTTCTTCTTCGTTGGTTTGTTCAGGCATCATTGCTGTACCTGTACCCGCTTTCATGTTCTTGTCGCCAAGTTGAACATCGCTTGATGCAGCAGAAGGCTTAGTTGTAGGTGCTGTTGCACTCTTAGCACTACCTTTGCTTGACAACTTGTTAGAATCATCAGTAGGTTTGTTGTTCTGTGGTGTAGGACCGCCTAAGTCTTCAGGTGTTCCAGGATTGCCTGGAGGTGTATTCTGAGTTAATTTAGGCATTGGCATACCAGGAGCAGATGACTTGCTTCCTGCAAGAATTTCTGCCGCTGCTTCCATGAGTTTGTTTGTTGCCATTGAATATCTCCTTATGATTTCTTATTTATAAATTTTAAAGTTTTCGTAGGAAGTTTTCGAAGAGTTGTAATCCGACAGATTCAACATCTCTGCGTGATGCTTTACGAATTTGCTGTTTAGCATAGTCAATATGTGACTCGACAAACTTACCCTCTACGAACATCCATTCTTTGTTTTCCATGATGCCCTGAACAAAAGCACCGGGAGCAGAAGGGTCAGCAACGATATCAGCAGCAGTTGCAAGGCGCAGGTCATCTTGTACTAGATTATAACCTTCTTTTGTCATTACGACAGAACCCAAAGCACGTGATGAAACACCAAGACCGACACCAGACTCAATGAGATTCTTGGCGATCAAACCATATGGTGTTTCCATGATGAGTGCTTTACCGACAAATGTATTACCATTCTCTACCAAACTTGTAATCTTGTGTGACACACGTTCTAGATTCAGTGATGGTGTATCTGGATGTCCCAGTTCACCAAGCGCACGATTTGTGTTGATATACTCTTCGGTATATCGTTCAACTTCATTGCGAAGTGTGTCCATTTTGTACATACGATTGTTACGGTTGACTGCATCGCCAACCAAAAATATACCTTCAATGTAAAGATTCTTTTTACCGTCTTCTGTTTTTTCGGTAAGATATCTTACATTCTCAATATGTTCTTTAATAAGTTTCATTAGATTGATACTCCTGTATATGGATCAACATTGTATGTTGCATACTTGGCCAAGTGTAAAATAATTGTGCCGCCAGTATTGATTTCAATTACAATGCTTTGAGTGTTATTGTTTGCGACCGAATATCCATAAGAATCAAAATCCATGTCACCACCATTTTGGAGTGCTAACAAAGGTATACCATTTCGTGTGATACGGATGTTACCATTTGTTGACCACAAAACATGTTTAATGTCGGCGGCGGTAACAGTTTCGGTTGTAGCATTTGCTCTTAAATTATTGAGAGTGATCGTGTATGTACCAGGATCCACTGCTCGTACAATTGATGAACCTCTTAGAGTATTCGTAATTTCAAATGGCATTTTATTTTAGTCCCATAGCTTGACGACGACGCATTGACATTTTTCTTTTCATCAACGTGCGTCTTAGTTTACTTTTTCTTGTTGTTTTCCAAGAACGTTTTAACAAACGTGCTTTGCGTAATCTTACTGTTGCAGGTATGCGCTTTATTGTATTACCAGAAATACGGTAACCTTTTATTCCTGATTTGCGTACATTTCTCTGTACAACAATTCTACCTTTTTTATTGCGACGAATGCGGCGGCGTACCTTTGTAATACGACCCATCTTTTGAATGTTTGGATTGCGTTTCTTAGCCGCTTCCTCTAACACTTCTTCGTCAACTTCAATCTCTTCAAACATTGCATCAACGACATATGGCTTTGCTTCTTCCATACGAACAGAAGCAATGTCGTTCAGACGTTCAAAGATTAACTCTTTGGCTTCGTCTAATCTATTTTGCAGAATTAGTTCTACAAAACTCATATAGTTTTCCGAATGTTGCTACAGATTCAGTTAGTTGTTGCCAAAAGATTTCTTTACTATCTTCTTCTAACTGACCGTATGTGTTTATGATTTGTTGTTTTGTTTCTTCGTTTAGAGAAATTGTATTGCCATCATTCAGCATCAATTCTTCTGCTTCTACTAGTTCTTTAATGTATTCTTCTGCTTGAACTGGAGCATCAACCATTGGACCATAAGGAATGCTAAATGCTCTTTTTATTTTATCACTCCAATACAGAGCAATACGTGTGCCGTCTGGATACAATCTTACCGCTTTACGTTTGATTACCAAAACCACTGGAGGGTCTGGTACCAATGGTGTATCCATACGTGCTTCTTCAAGTTCCACTTCCTCACGAACTGCTTGTCTTGCTTTACCGTAAATCTGTTTACTTGAAACTAAATCTACCATGCGATTGAAAAGATTACGCATGATCTCACGATCAGCACTGTTGAACTGTGGGCGTTCTTCACCCATCTTATCCAAGATTTTGTGAATACGAGCCAACTGTGCTTTGTTTGCAAGACCAGCACGAACAAGTGCATCAAACTTAGAGTAGTCTTGCTTCTCTTCTTCTACGATAGATTTAAATTCAAGTAATGATTTCATTCTTGCTCTACGGCTTCTTCACTGTCGGTAACTTCTTCGTCGCCTTGCTCTTTCCCGCCAAATAAAGTTGCAGCCATTTCTTGCTTACGGCCTTGGAGCGCATCGAACGCTTTTGCGGATAAAACATTTTCTATACCTTCTTTTGCGGCGGCGCTATCACCAGCGGCAATATTGTTGACAATATCTTTTAATTCCATAATAACCTTCCTTATCTGCGTCTATTATTTATACTGACAACCGATTTACTTACTTCATCATCTAAACCAGGTGTCAATGACTCTTCTTCTTCGGCATTTTCTACCGTATTATCTTCTGGCTCTGCTTGTGGTTCAGCACCTTGTGGTGGTCCACCTAAAACAGGACCTTGCATGTCATCAGGCAATGTGTCTTTTTCTTTTTGAATCTCTTCCTGCATTGCTTCAATTTCTTCATCCGTCATCATGAGAATCTTATTCATCACATAATTGTTAGAGAAGTAACGACCAACAAATGGATCAACTTGACTTACCATTTGCAATCTATTTTGTAGCAACTCTGCTTCACGCAGTTCGGTAAAGTTATTGTCTTTACGGAAGTCGTAGTAGATGTCTTCTTTGAATTTATCCCACTCTTCACGTGTACAAATACCTTTGAGTACCAGTTGTACTTTCAATGCTTCGTCAAAGATTTGTGAGAATTTATTACGCAGACGAATGACAAACTTGGCAAACTTTAATTCATCACGGGTAACTTCTTGTGAACGACCAAGACCTGCTAACCCACCTTCTTGTGATTCAAGTCTTGAATATGGTACGTTTAGAGATTGTAAAAGTTTCTTTTGAAAATATTTTACGTCTTCTAGTTCACCTAAGTTTTGACCAGCAGGCAATGTAGTAATCTCTGTACCCTTACCACCTTCACGGCGTGGCAGCCAGAAGTCTTCAAGCATTGACATGTGCTTACGTTCGTCACGAATTTCACCTGTGTTGGCATCGTAAACTAATTTGTTACGGTACTTGATCATGATGTCACGCAGATATTGTTCTGCTTTACCACGTGGTAAGTTACCAACGTCAATGTAGAAAATACGGCGTTCTGGCGCTCTTGAAATACGGTAGATAACAATCGCATCTTCAATCATACGCAACTGATTGAGTGGCTTGATTGCTTTGTGTAGATATGAAATAACAAATGTATTCTTAGCATCCATCAAACCAGAATTCACATTGATGATAGCATCTGGTGCAATACGAATACCTTGACCTACGTTTGATGTAAATGTCTGTGTCGTGGTACCACGATCATTGTAGACATAGTATTCAGCAACCGATACAACAACCATTGCTCCTGTTTTTGGATCACGGTCTTTCTTAATCTCACGCACTTTACGAATCTTGCGTGGATCAATGTATCTAAGTTCTTGAATACCTTCTTTAGGATTCTTATCGTTGACTACGATATGATAAAAAACACGGCCATCAATATACCAACGTTTGAAAACATCATCGGCCAAATTACTAAAGTTCAACATCTTCAATACATTGTTGAACTCTTCAATAATTTTCTTTTTGATTGTTTCAGGTTGTTTTAGATTGTCAAGCACGATGTCAACTACTTTACCCTGATCATCATGTGTGATGGCTTCATTGACGATTTCATCAATTGCCATTTGACATTCTGGGTGATTTGACATCTCACGATATCGTGTGATAAGTTCTATTTCGTTGCGAACAGAACCTTCAAGATCAACATATGTACCGTAATACGCATTTTGCGTAACGGTAACCGCACCATCATCTACGGTTGCGGAAGGCAGCGCAAAGGATGCCTGCTCAGGCTTTTCAGCCTTGACGACATCCTTCGAGCCTATTGTAAAGCCGAAAAGTTTAATTGCCATTAAAAATCATCCTATATTAAAAAGTAGGGCAAATGCCCTACTCTTAGACCACACCGTCTGCAACTGCTTCCCACCACTGGTAGGTTAGCGTTACAGAAAACTCTTCAATCGTATCATTTGAACCCCAATCAACATCAATTGGAGTGATGTCAGAAGGGAACATTCCTACAAATTTATATTTTTTGATAGTATTACCCGCTTTACCAAATTGCGTAACTTCACCATCTTGTGTGTAGCCTAATGGTGTAGTTGCAACTGGATTGCGAACGTTTAGATTGTGGCTATTGATGCCATTCATCCAACGTTCAAATGCATTGCGAACAATAAAGTCTTCATCGTTGATGATTGTTACTGTCCAATCAGCAAAAGTACGATTACCCACAAACTTTAATTCACGGCCAAAGTATTGTACAGGTACAACACCCAGAGTTGAACCTGGAAGTTGTGCTGTCTTACACATGAACGTCATTTTTGTTTGTGCGTTTCCTGGTATTGAGAACGCAGGAAACGGCATACTTACCTCAAATAGATTTGGGCGGGCACCGTCACCTGTTAATTGTGAACGGAACTGATTTACGTTAAATGCCATTTAATTTTCTCCTGTTTCTCTTTTATTTAGACTGAACCTACTACCTCATTGAAACTTACACCTGTGCGTACTGCCACGAAGTTAAGTTGAATGAAGTTGATAGAACGAGCAGGTTTGATGTAAATGTCACCAACAAATTCATTACGGTCAATAATTTCTGCTGTGTTATTAGTGTCATCGCAGACTACACGGAAGTCTGTGATACCACGACGACCTTGAACATCACGCAGGTAGGGTTCTACAAGAGCGACAAACTGGGCACGTGTGAACTGATCGTTGAATTCAAACAGAGAGAAACGTGCTGCACGTGCAATTGCTTTTTCAATTGTGATAAACAAACGACGAACATTAATGCGGTCAAATGCGCTTGGTTTTGCAAGCATTGTTTTGTCACCATACAGAACAGTACCTTCACCTGGGAAAGAAACAACAGGGTTAATGCCTTTTAGATACAGTGTATCACGTTCTGCTTTAGTTGGATTCCAAGCAAGTTTGATTACATTTTTGATTTGACCACGATTCATACCACCAGGTGAGAACCAAGGGTCACGTTCGTTATCTGTACGTACACACAGACCGGCAATATCACCGTTCAATGGAATCCAACGGTAAACATCGTTGTACTTGTCGTATTGATATTTGTATCCAGAATCAATTACTGCATATGAAGATGATGTCAATGCATCACGGAATGCTGTAACATCGGTTGCTTCAGTTCCGGCATTATCAACAACGTCTGCTTTTTCTGGTGAAATGAATGCAACACAGTCTTTACGAGTTTCTGCAACATTGCTAATAACATGTGTAGCAATTGTGCTGTTACCTGTACCAGTTACGAGCAATGATACATCAACTGCTTCAGCATTCTTAAACAGGTCCCAACCAGAAGTGATTTGTGATGAACCTACTGAGCCATCTGCACCATTTGAGAACGAGTATTCTACATTTGCTGTTGTTGTTTTGAATGCCGATGCGTTAGCAGTAGAACCCCATGCAGTACCAGAACTCAGATTTGCTGTTGCTGGATGTGCAACCCACCATACATATTTTGATTTATTTGAAATAACATTCTTATAGTAGTTGCTATTACCCGAATCATCTTTAGCATCTGATGCTTTTGAAACGAATGCGTATTTTTCAAGAACTGTACCTGCTGTACCTGACCACAAACCATCTTCGTCAACGACAACAATATGAACTTCGTCGTTTGCACCACCACGGCTTGCAACGTATGATGATGTTCCAGTGTTTGCGTTAAATTGTGAGCGATATGGCCATGTTGCAAATGTTCCCAAGTCTGCCACGGAAACTTTTAATGAGTTGCCTAATGCACCAGGGAATTTTGCTGCCCAACCACCGTATGCACCATCGGCATACCCGCTGTGATTGTCTGTCCAGTCGTCTTCGTTTCTGATTACTAAAGCACCACCATTTGCAGTAGCGTTGTTAGCACCACCTGGTGTGGCACGAACGATTTTTAGATTGTTACCATATGCTAGGAAGTTCGCTGCGGAGAACCAATATTCATAATTTACGCTATCTGGTTTACCGAATGTGTCCACTAGACGAACTTCATCGGAAATAGTTGTGACTACACCACATGGTCCCCAATTAAAAGGTCCTGCAAAAGCGCCAGTAGAAGTGGCAACTGAAGGAATAACTGTAGTCAGATCGATCTCTGATACATTCACTCCAGGTGATAATTGAAATGCCATTGGATTTCTCCTTTTATTGTTGGGTCAATATTCTTTTTATTGTCTATTTAGTTTTTTACAAACTTGATGATAAATAACCCGCTGGTGGCTCCCACATGTCTCCATCTTCCACTTCCATCTCTCTACGCAGTCCGTCTTCAATAAAACCGAACGGCAGCATACTTTCTTCTCCCAAAATGTTCTGTTCTTCTAGCATAATCTTACGAATGTCAATTCTTGTTTCGTCTTTGAAGAAAGTCTGTGCTGTCAGCCAAGCATAAAGCACTAAACCCATTACGATATCGTCATTGTTACCTTCTTCGGCTGCATAGGTATCTCTTGTACGAACAAAAGTATTCAGTTCTGCGATGGTATCAAAGTCGTTGATAATGAGTTTGTCGTTCTCAATCAGCGTTTTCAAGTTAGCACAACCAATTTTCTTGACTGATTTGGTCGTCTTTACACCAAAAGCAACTGAGCGTTTGAAACCAGCGGAGATGCTCTGACCTTTGATGTGATGATGTTCTAACTTATAGATGTTCTCGTATTCTAAGTCATAATGCAGAATATCTACCACTTGCTGACCCACATTGTTGGTTTCAATTAGCACATAAGCCTGATTGTAACGGTTTGCTAAAGCATAAATTGCTGTAGGTAAGAACAATAGCGGCAATTTATTGTTGCGGTATCGTGCAACTTGTTTATACGGTGCTTCTGTAGCATCCAAAACATTGATGGTGTGATAGTCCATACCAACACCCTCTGAACAATCCACTGTAGCAATGTATATTCTACCTGGTCGTGGGTCTTCATACACAAACAAGTGGCCATCGTCTTCAATACGCATTGGATCATAGAACGCCAATGAGCGCAATTTAGAACCAGAAATCAATGTTGCTGAAGAACCAATAAATTCTGTCTCAAACTCTTGACGGAATTGTTCTTCAGAAGTATTTCGTATCGTTTCTTCTTTCCACTTTTCATCACGACCTGGCACCATTGACCAGTGGATTTCTAGTGTTTTGTAAGTTGAACGTTTTTCAATCGCATCTGTCCACATCTTATAGAACAGATTCAAGCCGTTTGGCGTAGAAACAATAATTACTTTAGATGTCTTACCAGATGAAATAACAGGGTAAGTAGAAGTAAAAAAGTCTACTGCCATGTTGTGCGGCACAAATGCGAATTCATCAAGGAAGATTAGATTGTATGAACCACCTCGGACACCTGCTGCTGATGTTGCATACGCATAAATCTTTGAACCGTTCTCTAATTCAATTGATCGTTTATTCCAGTTGATGATACCTTGCTGAAGCCACATGGGTAAATACTCATAGGCTTTCTGTATCTTGGCTAGAATGTCTTGTGCAAGTTGAAGTTTGTTGGCAAGAATACCAATAACAAATTCTTCGTTGAACAGTGCAGACCACAGCATGTAACCAACAGTCGTGGTTGTTTTACCAACCTGTCGTGGCATCTTTGCAATGACAAAACGATTGTTATGAAATTGATTGACCATTTCTTCCTGAAATGGCCACATCTCAAAAGGAACAAGACCTTTATCTACGTTGACAATCTTAACGTAGGTACGAATAAAATACACCGGATCTTCGGTGCATTTTACAATCTCTTTTAGTTGCTCTTCAGTGTAGGATATTTCAACACCGACTCGTTTGAGCCGTGCATTACCAAGGTACCCGTCATCCATAATTTATCGTGTAAAACTCTTCAGCATCCAACCATGTTTTTGATGAGCATCTAAAATGTCTTGTAAGAAGTTACCTACAGCAGGTTCGTCAGCAGCGTCAGCAATTGCAATACCAGCACGTAGTTCCATAATGAACTTATCATTATCGGCAGCAAGTTCGGACATCATGATAAGCGGTGAAGGAATAGCAACGATGTCTTGCACCTTTGATAGTTCCATCATTCTTGCCAAAGTTGTAGGAGCATATGAATTTAAAGCACGAATGTGTTCGGCAATCGGATCGGTCTGATCAAACACTGCTTCATAAAAGTCTCCTAAGAAACCATGATACTGTGCAAAGTCAGGACCTTCTACATTCCAATGGAAGGTGTGTGCTTTGAAGTACAAACCAAAGTTTGTACCCAAAATAACCTTCATCTGTTCGATTAGTTGTTCCATAATTTTATTTATTTCCTTTAATCATTTTGAGTAATTCGTTGGTGGAGCCAACAAACACTGCTTTATCTATGTTGACTCCTTTTGCGGATTCAGATTGGGGTGCAAGCTCTCTTTTCCGTTTCTGAAGTTCCAACAAATCTTTGTTCATCTCAGCCAGATTTTTCATCATTGTGGCTAAGACTTCATATGCTCTTGGTGACTCTGATTGATTTGCAACTGATGCCAGTTCAGTTAATGCTCTATTGCCATTGTCAATTAATGAACGCATGTTTGTGCGGGCAAATTCAGCATCGGCATCAATTTGATTAGCGTTGTCATTTACGGCAACAGGCAAAGTTTCAATGAATTTCTCTTCAATGGGTTCCACATCAAAGATTTCAGATAAGTTTTTGTTTAGTTTTTTCATGATAAAGTATCAGGCCATTCTCTAATTGTTTCAATGAATCCAAAATCAGAAGGCGGTGCGGCAGTTGTTGGATTAGGTTCAACTATTACAGCAGCAGCATTAATTGAAGTGCTGTCTAATGTGGATACATTGTATCTTGCACCAGAGTAATCACCTGTAAGTGTGTATCCTGGTTTAATGTATTCATTGCCTCCAGTAATTACAAGTGTACCGAGTGAAGTGTTACTGAAGTATTCTACCGTACCAAAGAATCCATTTGCACTGTCACGAATCGTTTCACCGGTAGTAAACACATTGTTACCATTTGCATAGTCAACATAGACCTTCTGTATTTGTTTAGATGTGAGGTCAATGTTGATGTTTGTGTTGGCTTGATTAATAAGTTTGCCAGTTTTAACTGGTGGCCAAATGAAACTCTTAGCAGTGAATGTTAAGTCCCAAATAATGATTCTTGTTGTGCCGTCACCCATGCCACCTTCATACTCAACGGTAGATGCGACAGAATTCAATATGATAGGCACCGTATACTTCTGTCCCATTTGAGGAATAAAATCTACTACAACACTAAAATCTGGTGTGAAGAATGGTAAAATTTGTTCCAGTATTTGTGTGCCGTCTTCTGTATTACGAACATAGATAGACAAACTAAATTCATAGTTGTATGGCACAGGCAAATACTGTGTTGCAACACCGGTGTTTGTAACAGCAGCAAAATTTTGTAATGTAGAAATCTGTTTGCGACTTGCATCATACTCAAGACTGTCAAGATTAAATGACATTCTTGGTATAACAGAGTTAACCGACTTAACTAAATTTGGATCAGAAGTAATCTGTGTCAGATATCTTTCTTTTGGTCCATAAGACAATGGTACTTTAAGTTTTTCTTTTGGATTACCTGCTTGTGTGTAACGAACAATCTCAAGGTCGTTAAACATTGTACCAAACACAACGACCATCTTACGAATGGTGCGGTGATAAAATTGTGCATTACCTAACATTACGGTTCTCCAAACGGATTAACTTCCGTAAAGTCAATGATACCATCACTTGCTGCTTCAATACGAGCGTTGTCAATGATGTCTTCAAATGGTGTATTTTGTGTTGGTGCATCAGACGCTAGTGTTACTGTCCACTGTGCGCTGCTTGTGTTACCGTGTACGTTCGCTGATGATGTGAAATCACCTTGCATACGGTAGACATCAATATATGCATTTGGTTGAAAGTCATAAACTAATGCTTGTGCTGTAGAAGTTGATAGTGATGAACCTTGATATACAATTTCATCATTTAAGAATTTACCTGAACCTGAACCTAATGAGATACGAAGTTTGGGATAGTAATTACGAATGTTTCCATCAATTTCATCAATACCAGTTTCAATGATCTCACTTGAGAAATAAAACTGTTTCATTTTCAAAGCATACACATACACATTACCACCACGACCACGACCTAATGTATAAAACATTGCTTGATCGTTCTCTGATTCTACACTAGTAATCTCAAAGAAACTTGTGGTCATTGGTATATAAATCAAATCACCTTCAAGAGGTCTTGTCAGACCATTGACTGCATATCTAAATCTCAGTCGTGAGACAAGCAATGTTGCTTCGTCACGAATCTCTAAACCAAACTTAGATATAAAGTCTTGATCACCATCAAAACCATTTACATTTTCCAAATACATTTCAATTGGATGTGCAGTGCGATATTCTTTGAGAACATCTTCACCAAACAGATAGTCTACTTGATCACGTGTTGTGCGTGGTAGATAATAAACATCCAAGCCATAAATCTTGAGTGCTTCAATAACAAGATTTTCAACCAATAGTTGTTCAGGGGTGATGACATTGCCACCACCCAACTTTGACGGGAAATTATTGAAATAAAAATTAGTAGTCATTAGCCTGTAAAGATTTCTGACGGCAGTGAACCCATCATGTAAATCTGTTCTTCCATTTCTTTAATTTCTTCCGACGCTTCATCGTAAATCTTTTGACCATTCAGTGTCACACCACCAGGCATTTGAATGCCTTCAAACTTTTTGAGGTTGTTGCCCCATTGTTGTTTGATTTTTGCTGTGGCTAACTGCTTCAGAAAACGGTCATTCCATACATCAGTTGTGCCTTCAATTTGAATAGCCGAATTATTGTGTGTTGTTGATGGCGGACCAATCAGTGTTAGGCTTGTTGGTGACTCAATATTGCCAACTTGTTTTGACTCTCCACCAATTGTAATGAAATCAAACGGCACGATTTCTTGGTCAAACTTTGTGCCGTAACCAATTATTGTGTTTGATGATGGTGAACCCGTTACTGTACCCGTCAATACAACCGTTTCAGGCTGAACTGTACGATAGCACTCAACTACAACCCAATCACCAGGTTGTACATCCCTAGTCCAATCAATATCTAAGAACACTTTATTTTGATGACGGTTAAATCTGAATTGAGGTGTACCAGAAAATAATAAGTTCAGTGTGCGTAAATGCTGCATCGTGATTTCATATGACACATATGATACAGATGTAAAGTCGTAAAGATCGTGCAGACGCAACTGATAACGCAAGTCAAACATGTTGATTGATGCGTTTGATTGGTCAAACGGAAAAATACCTGTGACAAACTGTACCGCATCTGGACAATAAATCCATTTGCGATTAATATCTTCTTGTGTAATCTGATGCTTCATGAACAGTTTTTCTGTTCCATCGTAATGATAGTCACGCCAAAAACCGAGTGCGTCATCAATACGATCATCAACTTGATCATCATCTACGTTAATTTCAATGACTGGCCAACCAAGTCGGCGTAAGCAGTAGTCTTTGAACTGTTGTCTTGTGTTTATAGTTGCCATAGTTGTTTATTTATTCTAAGTCCATTTGAGAATGACTACACCTGAACCACCAGCACCACCGGCACCACCAGAATACAGCCATCCGCCGCCTCCACCACCACCGGAGTTGGTATTTGCTGCGGCTGCCGCATTTGTAGCACCAGCACTACCGCCTTGAGAAGCAGTTCCTCCACTGTTTCCGCTACCACCACCGCCACCACCGGCATATCCAATACTCGAACCAGAAAGTGTTGAAAATAATCCTACACCACCAGTGCCACCGCCTCCACCAACTGCACCATTCTGTCCTGCTCCTCCTGCACCACCGCCGCCACCGCCAGCATCATTAGCACCATTTCCGCCGCTGTTTCCTTGACCTGGTGTTCCAGGTGCGCCGGCTATTAGACCTGCCGGTTGTCCAGGATAAGAAGTGCCTCCTCCACCAGAACCACCACTTCTTGCAAATGTGCCACTGCTTGGAGCACCAGTAGCACCACCACCTCCACCGGTTGCCCACAAACTAGACACTGGTGATGTGCTAAAAACGCCTGAATTTGATCCATTTGTTCCCGCTACTTGTGATGGACCACCTCCACCACCACCTCCAACGACAACTGTATAAACTTGTCCCGGAGATACTGCTAAATTTGTGCCTGTAAGAAATCCACCAGCACCACCGCCACCTGCAACAGAACCTCCACCTCCACCACCGCCAGCGACGATTAGGTATTCAAGACTTGTTGTGCCTGTTGGTACTGTCCATGTTGTGGTGTTAGAGAAAACAGTAAATTTATTTTGTAAAGCCGATACTCTAATAACAGCAAAACCTGAGCCACCAGCACCACCAGCAGTTCCAGGTTCACCAGTATATCCACCACCACCGCCACCACCACCACGATTAGATACAGCAACACCTCCAGTTGCCGCCGATGGAGAATTTACGCCATTTGCACCGCCACAAATAAAATGTCCAAATGGTGTGTTTGTTGGATTTAAATATGCACCACCGCCACCACCACCGGCATAACCAACATTAGCACCAGTAATTGATGAGAAAATTCCTATGCCACCATTTGAGGATGTTCCTGACGGGCTGCCAAAGCCAGCACCACCGCCACCACCTCCTCCACCAGAACGATCAGTGCCACCACCAACCGCACTTCCACCGGCACCACCATCGAATCCTTGACCTGGTGTGCCTCTTCCTCCTGGCGTTGAATTATTTAAACCTCTGCCATTACCACCACCAGAACCACCGGATTGTCCATATCCACTGTCTGTTGCAGCACCTCCCCCACCACCTATTGCAGTCAAAAGAACAGAAGAAGTTACTGTGTTTCCAGCAGAAAGAACTGTGTTTACTCCATTACTACCGACACCAGGAGCACCCGCCGTGCCACCTCCACCAATCTGAATTGTGTAAAGTTGTTCGGGTGCTACTACATAACCTGTACCTTGCAATAAACCGCCAGCACCACCGCCACCACCAATACGACCACCACCACCTCCACCTCCAGCAATTAATAGATAGTCAATATTAGTAACGCCGGGGGGTATTACTAATTGACCAGTGTTTGCAAATACATATACACCATTGACACCTGCGGTTTCTGTATAGCGAATGATGATGATGCCGGACCCACCTGCCCCACCTGCCGCTGTGTAAGCTCCGCCGCCACCGCCACCGCCAGTATTTGCTGTGCCACTTTGCACTGGCGGCGCACCGGGATAATTACCCCCACCATTACCACCACCACCAATACCACCGCCACCTACAGTGCCGTTTGTGTATACACCTCCACCACCGCCGCCACCATATGCTACATTGGCACCAGATATAGTAGAGTATATTCCCGCACCACCTGCTGCACCAAAAGCACCATTTGCTTTCCCGTTTTGACCAGTGTTAGCAGCACCACCGCCGCCACCATGACCATAATTTGGTGTACCGCTTACACCAGAACCACCAGCACCTCCATTGTTTCCTTGTCCTGGAGTACCTAGTCCCCCAGGTGCATTAAAAGCAGGGTCAGAATTTGCGCCACCACCACCAGAGCCACCCGAAAACCCAGGTTGTCCAGCATATGGATTGCCATTTCTTGTTCCACCGCCACCACCACCTATCGCTGTTAGTGAACCGAATACTGAGTTGGAGCCGTTGCTTCCGTTTATACCATTATCGGAACTGGTAGCGGCAGCACCTCCACCACCTATTGTAATTGTGTATGATTGACCCGGCGTTACAGAAAAACCGATGCCTTGTAAAACTCCACCGGCACCACCGCCACCACCAAAAGAACCACCACCTCCACCACCGGCGACTAAAAGATAATCAACAGATGTCACACCCGAAGGTGCTACCCATGTTGTTGCTTGAGTGAATATTCTTGTGACTGTATATGAAACTATGGCAGCACTAGCAGAGATGCCTCTGCCAAGAATCCCAGGTAAAGAACCAACCGCAAAAGTTGACAACAAAGGCATTACATTCCACCGAATAAAAACGCATCGTCAAAAATGTCGGGTGGTGAAACGATGTTGTTTGCGCTAACGGCGTTATTTGCAATCAAATTGCCTGTAACTGCACGAACTTGTATTATTCCAGTTTCAACTTTTTGTATCATTTTACACCTTAGGGGTTTTGATTTAACGCTCTTTGAAAATTACTATTTGCCGCTAATACTGTGTAAACATTTGCTGCCGTTTTTAAAATATTAAATGAATATATGTCAATGGATTCTTGTTGTGTAGTAGAAAAACCAGGAGCTGAATTTCCTGCCCACCAAGGATTTTGTAAAGTACCATCAACATAAACATTGGCACGATATCTCGTTGCACCATGCTTCAATAAAATTGCCGCAGTAATTGTTTGTCCAATAGTCAACTGTGAATCAAGAGTATTTTGTGTGTTCGCTCTAAAATTAAAAGTTACATTTGCTGTTGTGTTTGAAGAAAAGAAATAAACAGTATTGTTTTCTAAATCAATGTTTACATTACCACCAACAGCAACGGAGTATACATTTGCAGATTCAAGAACTTGACTCAAAGATATGTGAAGGTTTGCAGCAAGAGTGTTGCCTGCAATTTGACCTGCTACAATATTGTTTGCACGAACGGCATTACCTGCAATTTTGTTTCCAATAATTGCACCATCTGCAATACGACCTGATTCTACTTTTTGATCTGACATTTAATTAACCAAATCCATATGATGTTCTTGATCCTAAAACTGAAAACGCATTGGATCCTGTTTTAATTGATGTGAAGGTATAAACATCTAATTGTTGATTCGTAAGTGATGCTGCATAAGTCGGTCTAGTGTTACCACTCCATCTTGTATTGCCTGATTGATAAACACCATCAATTGCCAAATTGGCCAAGAACTGTGTGGAGCCTTGTGTCAATATGAATGCTGTAGTAATTGATTGACCGTTTGCCATAAAACTATTTAAAGTAGTTTCTGGACTTACCCGAATATTAAAAGTAACATTATCAGCAACATTACTGGTTACATAATAAACTGAATTGTCATCAAGTGATACATTTACATTACCGCTTGTTGAACTTGAAATCAAATTAGCATTTTCCAATAAACGATTTACTGGAGCAAGTTTTACAGAAGCAATCGTGTTATTAGCAACCAAATTACCCGTAATTGTACCAACGGCTATTTTGGCTCCAGTAACCGAAGTATTGGCAAATCTATTAGTGTTTATTCTTTGCGTCATTTTATTTCATTTTTTGTTTATTTAGAGTTAGCCACCAAATACAATTGACATTGCAATTGCTTTACCTGTTGTCGCCGCAGACTGAATCGATGTATTAAGTGATGTACTCAATTTTTGTGAAGTTATGCTGCCATCTGGAATAACAAATGCGTTTGCCGTTGTGTACATAGTGGCAACACGCACCAATTCACCATTAGCAGGAATTTCATCTAATGTAATTGTCTGTAAAGCGGTATTTACAGTATAATCATTTATAGACTGGACAATACCGTCAATTGTTACAATAAGTGTTTCACGGGCCTGAGGATTAAATCCTAAGTTAAATGTAGCAGTTGTACCAGTTGATATTGTTTCAAATACAGATACAGAGACATTTGAACTTACATATTGAATATAATAAGGATTAATTTTTTCAAAGCCAACAATTCGAATGTTTTCATTATTACCTGGCGCAGTGACAAATGTAACTGTGTTTGTTGATGGAGTTACGGTATACGCAGTTTCGGGTTGTAAAATACCACCAATAGAAACAAAAATGGCTTTGTTTGATTCCGGTCTAAATCCAATACTAAATGCTTGAGTTGAACCATCACCAACAGCACTGTATGTTGATACTACAGCACCAGCAGAATTCGCAATGTCTAAGAAATAAGGTACTACATTATTAAATCCTGCCACACGAATGGATTGACCAGCAGGTGGAGGTTCATTAAATGAAATGGAATTATTTGAACGAGTTACAATATAATCCACAAGTTCAGTTTGAACAATACCACCAATTGAAACAATCACCGCACTGTTAGATGCAGGTGTAAATCCTAAAGCGTAAGTAGAAACAGCACCATTTGATGTTGTGTTAAATGTTGTGACTTCAGCATTAGCACCCGTATTTGCTTTGTCAAATGCAGCATTTGCTTGAATAAAGGCAGCATTTGCTTGACCACGAACCCAAGGATCGGATGCATTATTCGCCGCATTGAATGCCGCATTCGCATGAACATATGATGAATTGGCGTGAATGAAACCACTGTTGGCATGATTAAACGCCGACTGTGCATGAAGAATACCAGCATTTGCTTGTATAAACGCAGAATTTGCAGTGTTAAATGCTGGTTGTACTTGTGGTGCTACATTATTTGCTGAAGCAAACGCCGCATTCGCATGGTCAAATGCTGCATTGGCCTGTGACGAAGTTGCATTCGCTACAATGAATGATGCATTCGCTTGATTGTATGATGCATTCGCTTGAATGAATCCACTATTTGCATGGAAGAATGCAGAGTTTGCCTGCACAAATCCAGAATTTGCATGATCAAAACCAGCATTCGCTTGAATCGTCGTAGCATTCGCAACGATAAATGCCGCATTTGCACGGTTACTTGCCGTTACTGCTTTATCGTCAGCAGTGTTAGCAGCATCAAATCCAGCATTTGCGTGATGAAAGGCTGACTGTGCATGAAGTATGCCAGCATTGGCTTGTATGAATGCTGCATTGGCGGTATGAAACGCCGGCTGAACTTGCGGTGCTACATTATTAGCAGCAGCAAACGCAGCATTCGCATGGGCGTATGCACCATTAGCGTATACACCAGCAGACGAAGCATTTGCATCAGCGTTGTTTGCTGTGATAAATGACGCATTGGCTTGAATGAATGCCGCATTGGCGGTATTAAACGCCGGTTGTACCTGTGGTGCTACATTGTTTGCAGAAGCAAATGCAGCGTTGGCGTGTACAAACGCAGAGTTAGCATATGATCCGGCAGATAGTGCATTTTGATCGGCCGTATTTGCTTTATCAAACGATGCATTAGCATGTATAAATGCTGAGTTGGCAGTATCGTATGCGGGCTGTACTTGTGGGAATACATTGTTTGCCGCCGCAAAGGCTGCATTGGCATGGTCAAACGATGCATTAGCCTGAATAAATGCCGAATTACCTGTGTTGAACGCCGCATTAGCAGAAGCGAATGCACCATTAGCATTGGCAAAAGCGGCATTGGCCATCGCAAGACCAGCATTTGCATTTGCAAAAGCAGCGTTGGCATAATTACCAGTTGAGTTTTGACTTATGTAAGCAGCATTGGCATGATCAAAGGCTGAGTTGACATGAATGTAACCACTGTTAGCATGTATAAATGCCGCATTTGCATATTGACCAGTCGCATTCTGTGACTGATATGCTGCGTTGGCATGACCGAATGCGGAGTTGGTATGAATAAATGCGCCGTTGGCTACAGTAAACGCAGCATTAGCGTATTGACCTGTAGCATTCTGTGACTGATATGCAGAGTTCGCATGTATAAATGCCGCATTGGCATATTGACCAGTTGCATTTTGCGATAGATAAGCCGCATTCGCATGAACATACGATGAGTTTGCCTGAATGAATCCGGAGTTTGCATGTTTAAAACTTGCAGTTGCTAAGTTCTCTGCAATGTTCGCTGTCGCAAATCCCGCTTTAGCGTGTTCATTTGTACTGTTTGCAAGATTCGCACCAATAGGATAAAACTCTTTTTCGTATGCTTCAAACGTGTCATATACTGCCCAACTGTTCGCAGTTTTATTTGCAAGAATAATATGGCCGGGTTCACCCGATCCTTCATATGCTAACCATTCATTAACAGTTTCATCCCAAAGAATATATGCGTTTGGTGATGAACCACGATTGACAATGATTGCGGCATTGAGTGTTGGTGTACCAGTAACATTGGCACTCAGAATTACATTGTTACCACCAACAAACAATTGGTCCGTAGTAATTGTTTGAGCATTACTAATTACAAGATTGCCTGTGATAGTCAGATTACCTGTGAACAAACCATCACCAGCAACGTGTAGGTTTGCTTGTGGGCTGTCTGTATCAATGCCTAAACGGTCGTTGGCATAATCCCAATACAGTTTAGTTGGGTCTTGATCAATTGCACCATTACGACCAAACAGAATAGCACCATTTGTTTTATTCTTGCCTTCCATCAAATGTGAATAGACGAGAATTGAACCGTCTGTTACGTCTGACAGAGTAACATAACCAACTGCCATTGGTATACTTGGCGGCACTGGAGGAGTTGTTTGATATTCACCCGGCGTATCTGACAAGAACAACTCTTGTCCAGCAGCCAATAATGAAGTGTTAAGTCCTCTGATTTTACCATGTATCGTTACATAACCATAATCATTATTTGCAATTGCAGTTGAAGTAACACCAACAACTTCTGCATTTGCAGCAATGTCAGCAGAAGCAAGTGCAACAGCAGGGAAGCCATTTGCTGATGCATCACCACCTATACGGGCAACTTTGCCTCTGTCAATCGTGGTACCAGAATTGTTCCATACACGAATTACTGTTTCTTGACCAAGTTGAATCGTGTTATCAGATTCGTTGTTGTATGCTAAAGTTTTTTGATCATTGTCGTAAAAAATACGACCTTCATTTCTTGGTGGTACAGAAGATGATGTGTTTAGATCAATATACGAACCAACAAATACATTTTGTGTAGTTAGATTAGCATCAATTACAACATTAGCGGTAACTGTACCACCAAGATTTGCGTCTAATGAATTGTTAGCACGAATGAATGCTGAGTTTGAAGTATCTCTTGCAACATTATCAATACCATAGCCAATGAATGCTGTGAATTGTTTTGTAGAATCCGGAAATCTTATCTGGCCATCTGTACCAAAGTCCCATGTATTGCTTGTAGTTCCAGTGGTTTGAATATGTGCGCCACCCGGATCAACCCACATAACCGATTCGTCGGCAAAATTCATTCTTACATAACCAGCGCCACCGTTATTGTTATATAAATCAATACCATTCGGGAAACCACTTCTACCGATATCTCCACGTGATGCTGGTAATGTTATTGTACCATCTTGAGTGAACGTGAAACTTCTTGTTGGTGAATCAAAAAGACCTTGATTCGTCTGAATAAGAACGCTAGTTTTACCATACAGCACTGCTTGACTAGCATTATCCAAATATATTCCAGTATTACCACTTTGTGCATTTGCTGTTATTGATAATACTCCATCACCCTGATTGGTAATTCTTCCTTTGGAAGGTCCGAATATTAAAGTGCCGGGAAGAGCAAATGCACCATTTGAATGTAATTGAGCAGTGAAGCCACTATTAACTAAGTTTGCTTTGTCAGTATTTGCTTGATTGTACGCAGCATTTGCCCAAATGAATGCAGCATTAGCATACTGACCAGTTGCATTCTGTGAGATGTATGCCGCATTGGCGTGATCAAAAGCGGCATTCGTTTTTATAAATGCACTGTTAGCCTGAATGTATGCGGCGTTAGCAGCAGCAAAAGCACCGTTAGCGTTTGCAAAGGCAGCATTGGCTCTAGCAAAAGCACCATTGGCATTTGCGAAAGCATATGATGTGTAGACATACAGGTCTACTGTACCGTTTGCACCAAAGAAATAATTTGAGAAGATAGCATTAGCACCTGTAATGCTACCATTTGAACCCGTTGTTGTTAAAGTATTTGATGTAAGATTACCAACAATGACAACATCACCAGTAACTTGACCACCAACGTTTGCATTGAGTGAATTGTTTGCACGAATAAATCCTGCATTTGCATGATTGAATGCGGCGTTGGACTGAATGAATCCTGAGTTTGCTTGAATATATGCAGCATTAGCAGCAGCAAA